AGCGAGCCCCTATCGCTTAAATCATAGGGCGTTATCACTTTTGCGTGAAAAAGTGACGTTTTCTCACTTTTTGCGAAAAAAAGTGACGTTTTCTTACTTTCGCGAAAAAAAAGTAACGTTTTGATGTTTTTGCGAAAAAAATCATCTGTTTTTTTGAACGTTTTCACATCAGTAAAACGTTCACCACGTTACCCGGTTTTCTGGTTTTTTTACCATAAAACCAGACGTTTTCTCACTTTTACGAAAAAAAGTGACGTTTTCTTACTTTCGTGAAAAAGTGACGTTTTTTTAACTTTTACGAAAAAAAGTGTGTTTTCTTACTTTCGTCGAGAAAGTGACGTTTTTTCCCACTTTTTACGAAAAAAAAGTGGTTTTTTTCAATGTACATTTGTTTTATATAAGTGTATATTGAAAAAAAAGAAAAAAATGCTAAATATTGGTAACATGAAAAATTTAACCATTAAAATCTATAATATTATTCAGTCGCAGTTACTGTATTGTAAAAATACAAGAGGTATATTCATGCGGTAGTCTTTTGTAAACATATAGTATTTACAAAAGGCTTCCGGGATTAATTTCTTGGAAGTTTTTTTGTTTTAATGAGTTAAATATTATAGGTCATTGGTGTAAAGATAACATAATCGGCTCCAACCCGATTGATAGGGGTTTGAATCCTCTATGGCCTGCCATAAAGTTTACATTTTTTGTATTGTATAATAAAATAAACGTTAGTCTGGGGGTTGTCCCTGCTGACTGACTGTAAATCAGTTGTCGTTAAATTTGCGGGTGGGTGACGATAGGTTCGATTCCTTCACCCCTCACCATTAGTAAACTTTAAAAAAGGAAAGTTATTATGAAAAAAGGTCGTAAATCTCTTGAGGTTGAAATTGCGTGGTTGATGAATGAAAAAAATGGTTTGCAAGATCAAGTAAATGTATTGAAACGTGATTTACAATTTCAGGGGGAAATTATCGATTCTTTGAGTGGTATCATAAGAGAAATTGATGAATATTTTACTTCTGGTAATGAAATTCCTGTAAGTAGAGCCACTATTAATAGAAAGGATTGGTTGACAATCCTTCAAAAACATGGTAATATTGTTTGAAAAGAAATTAGCCGGTGTCGCATAGTGGTTGATTGCACCTGCCTTGTAAGCAGGACCGTAAGGCATCGGGGGTTCGAATCCCTCCGCCGGCTCTTTTAATTTGGTCCCGTGGACTAATGGTTAGGTCACAACCCTTTCAAGGTTGTAGTTGCCGGTTCGAATCCGGCCGGGATCACCAATTTTAATATGATTTTGGCCTCGTACTTCAATGGTAGAAGGGGGTGCTTATAACGCTCTAATGGTGGTTCGATTCCACCCGGGGCTACCATGAATTTTAGCGGGTATGGTGTTAATGGTAGCATATTAGCCTTCCAAGCTATAGGTAACGGTTCAAGTCCGTTTACCCGCTCCATTTTTCAGTCCATTATTTTTGATTATTTTGAAAATGAGGTGTATTATGAAAGAATATCATAAAATCCAAACAATCTTTAAAAGGCATCAAGAAAAAGGTCCATTAAAGGGTAAAATTATTGAAGGTAAATGGACTTTGCCAGAATTTTTCTATCTTAAAGATAACGATTGGATTTGGACTGAAAAGGTTGATGGAACTAATATTAGAATTATGTTTGATGGTGAAAATATCACTTTTGGTGGTAAAACTGATAGAGCTCAAATGCCTGTTGGTTTGGTAAAACATCTTCAATCAAAATTTCTGCCTATGATTGAGGATTTCAAGAAAGTTTTTACTGTATCGGATAAAAATAATGTAGAAATTTGTTTGTATGGTGAAGGATACGGTAACAAAATTCAAGCTGGTGGAAAATATTCAAAAGAAGAAAAGTTTGTTCTTTTTGATGTTAAAATAGGTGAATGGTGGTTAAAAAGGGAAGATGTTGTAAAAATTGGAAAACAATTAGATATTCCTGTTGTTCCTGTTGTTTTGATTGGTAGTATTTATGATGCTATCAAAATTGTAAAAGAGGGTTTTAATTCTCAATGGGGTGATTTTATCGCAGAAGGTTTGGTTGGTACTCCAAAAGTTCCTCTTTTTACAAGAAACAGAAAAAGAATTATTACTAAATTGAAGTATAAGGATTTTAACTAAAAAATATCGGGAAGTGAGCTAGTGGTTTAGGCTACCCGCCTTGGACGCGGGGCACTTCGTAGGTTCGAATCCTACCTTCCCGACCAATAAAATATTTGGGTCTAGTAATGGGGTTACGGGAAACCTTTGCACGGTATCCGTCACGGGGTTCGATTCCCCGTAGATCCACTTTTTTATTGTGTAGTATATAATTTATGGAAGGGTCGCTAGTATGGTGAGCAACGAGTCTTGAAAACTCGGGCCGGTAAAACGGTTGCAGGTTCGAATCCTGTCCCTTCCGCCATTTTAAGCCCCTATAGCTGAACGGATCAGCGCTTGACTACGGATCAAGGTTTTATATGAGTTCGAATCTCATTAGGGGCTCCAGTTACATTTTTTGTATTATTTGATATGTTGAATTTTATTAAATAACAATTTTGCCCCCATAGCTCAAAGGATAGAGTGGTGGCCTTCTAAGCCGTTGATCAGGGTTCGATTCCCTGTGGGGGTTCCAATTTTGATAATTTACAAGTTTTATGATATTTGATATTATAGGGAATAAATCAACTGGGGTGGATGTCTGCCTTACAAGCAGATTTAGAAGGGTTCGATTCCCTTATTCCCTACCAAATTTTATGTTTGGCCCTGTAGCATAGTTTGGTTTAATGCGCTTGGTTGTCAGCCAAGAGATCGTCGGTTCAAATCCGTCCAGGGTCGCCATTTACAAAGTGTAAAAAATGTTTTATTATAATGATGTTGTGTATCATTGATTTAATAGTGGGTTCTTCCAATAGGTAGGATTTTCGGCCGATAACCGAAAGATGAAGGTTCGATTCCTTCACCCACTACCATCTGTTTTTTCTAAGGTAGCTTAACGGTAGAGCGTATGACTGTTAATCATAAAGATGTAGGTTCGAATCCTACCCTTAGAGCCAAAAAAGAGGTTAAAATGTCATATAAAATTCATTTAATTGATTATATTCATAATTCAAATGTTTCTATTGATGAAATTTTGTCTGGAATTGATGTCTTTGAAAATGATTATAGAGTTGATTTTTGTTTTTATTTTCATGATTATAAATATCTTGATGTTTTAAACGGTTCTATTTGTTGTAAAGATTATGAGGGTCCTGTTATTTCATTTACACCATTTATTTATGATGGGAAAACTTGTTTGAACGATCTTGATGCTGATAAAATTGATGTATATTATAATCATCCAAAATATTTTAGAATTGAATTCGTTTTACCAAAATGCTTCAAAAATTATGATATTTTTGTTACACCTTTGAAATGGGAATATTGTGTTTCCATTATAAATGGAAAAATTGGTAAAATGATAAATTGTTCTGATATTGAAATTATTGATCATACTTAATTTGGGGGATTAGCCCACGATGGCAGAGGCAAATGGTTTAAAACCATTAAAGGATGGGTTCGACACCCATATCCCCTACCAAAAATGGAACTCTAGCTGATGGGGTCATAGCGTCCGGTTGAAGCCCGGAAGAACACCGTTCGACTCGGTGGGGTTCCACCATAAAACAATTTTGGGGAATTAGCCCACGATGGCAGAGGCACATGCTTCAAAAGCATGACAGGATGGGTTCGACACCCATATTCCCTACCAATTTAAAAGGAATTTTTATGTTATTAATTCATTTATTAGAAGGTTTTGATGATCCTTATTGTGATGAATACACTAGTGAGTTTTTATCAAAATATGTCACTCAATTAAATAAAAGTATTATCAATCATATAAAAGAACATTTAAAATTTTGTGATAAATTTTTTCATACAGAACGATATGTTAACTAAAAAGGATAAAAAATAATGTCAAAAGTAAAATGTTTGAAATGTGGTAAAATTTTGATTTCTAAATCCCGCCATGATTTTCAACAATGTAATTGTGAAAACGGAACATTTGTTGATGGTGGGAATTCTTATACAAGAATTGGCGGAAAAGATTTGACATTGATTAAAACTCTTCCAGATCTAAAATTTCAAGAAAAAACGTTTAATATGATAGAAATGGAAGATTGGAATGACTATGTTAATAGTTTTTTTAATTTGGGTAATGATTATTCCATAGCTGATGATATGGAAATATTTAATGGCAATCTTGTTAATTTTTATCCAGATAAAATGGATTCCAATGATATAAAAGTAATGGAAAAACTTGAAGACGGTGATCTTGATAAATTTGTTACTTATTCCATTGTCAATTATTTTTATGAAAATGGTATTTTAGATAAAAACAAAGAATATTCGATTTATTGTTGGTGGTAAAAATGGATATACAAGAAATTAAAAATATACCAAAGCCATATAAAGCTAAATTATCAGAAAAATATTCAGGTGTGGATATAATTTATGATGATTTTGTTTTGTTTACTATTCCTTTATCTCATAGTTTTTTGTATAAAACATTTATTGGTGCTTTGAATGGAGCTTTTTTTGAGGGGTATATTTATAGAGAAAAAATGAGTAAAAAATAGAAATAATTAATTGTAAAATTAATAATAAATCAAATATTATAAAATTATGAATAGTTTAAAGGGTGAATAAATGGAAAAAGTATATAGTTATGATGAATCTGAGAAATATACTGGATATGGTATATTTTGTGATGGAATTGAAATATTTACACTACCTGTTGGTCACGTTGCTTTGTGTAAAGCAATTGTTAATATGTTAAATGATGCTTTTGAAAAAGGAAAAAATGAGAAATAAATTTTGGGGGAGTACCCGAAATGGTAGCAGGGGACCGGCTTAGACCCGGTTACGAAAGTCATAAGGGTTCGAATCCCTTCTCCCCTACCAAAAGAAATATTTTAGGATAATATGATGAAAAAAGTATTGATATGTGGTGATATTCATGCTGATTGGGGTCCGTTAAACACTCTTATAAATAAAAAGAAACCTGATATTATTTTACAATGTGGTGATTGGGGCTGGTGGCCTCATTATCATAATAAATTGAATTTTATTAGTAAAAATACTAAATTTGATCAATATGGTGTAAAAAATAAACAAAACGATAAATTAACAAAGATTTATTGGTGCCCTGGTAATCATGAAAATTGGGATGATTTAGATAAATATGATAAAATTACAGAATTACAAGAAGGTGTTTATTATTGTCCTTTTGGAACAATAATAAATGTAAATGGTTATAATGTATTATTTGTCGGTGGTGCTGAATCTACTGATAAACAATATAGAATAGAAGGTAATTCTTGGTGGTCACAGGAAATTATATCTCAAAAAGATATAGATAAATTGCCTGAAAATGTTAATGTTGATATAGTTGTTTCTCATACAATACCAAAAAGATTTTTTAAATTTATTGATTATAAGCGTAACAGAATAAATGATCCATCATGTGTTGCGTTGGATATTGTATTGGAAAAATACAAACCCTCTTATTGGTTTTCTGGGCATTTTCATGTTTATATAAATACCTATGTAGATGGTTGTAAATGGATTTCATTGGCTACTTGTTCTTATGAATCAGGTCAATGGTGGATAGATATGAAGAAGGTGTTAAAATAATTAAATGATAAATATGGGGGTGAAAAGGACTCGACAAGGACAACGAAGCTGGGATTGCATCTCGTGGATTGTATTATGAACACGTTAAACCATAATACGCTAAATATAATCGCAGATGATTATTACACTGAATTAGCCAAAGCGGCATAATTCCGTCCCTTGATTAAATTTTCCCGGTTTTCAAGGGACGTCGATTAGGGAAATATATTTATGATGATTTTTCCTTTGTGTCATAAATGAATATAATTGAAGGATATCATAATATTTACTTTGTTTATTGTGTATGATATTATGAGAAAAAATAAACAATAAACTATGGATGTAGATATCGAAGTTAAGTTGTTTTTGGACACCGGTTCGACACCGGTCACCTCCACCAATTTGATTATTATGGTGGGAATGTTGAAATGGTATCATGCGAAGTTGTGGCCTTCGCGTTACGGGATCGTTCCCCGTTTCCCACCCCAAAAGATAGCGGGATAGAGTAGTTGGTCAACTCGATGGTCTCATAAGCCATATATGAGGGTTCGATTCCCTCTCCCGCAACCAAAATTTTACTTAAAGAATTACTCTAATATGGAATGTGAAAAAAAATCCTAACAAAAGTCATGTAGAACACCCAACATCATGATACAAAAAGGGATGCCTATTGGGTGGGGCCAGCGGATAAAATTTCTGTGTAAGAAAATTGTTCGCCACATTCTATATAATTTTAAGGAGTCATAATGAAAAAGATAGGAATTATTGGTTCAAGAAAAAGAGACAGTAGAGAAGATAAATTAGCTGTTTGGAACGAATTTAAAAAATGGTATGAAAAGGGTGATATAATCGTTTCTGGTGGTTGTCCTAAAGGCGGTGATAGGTTTGCGGAAGAATTTGCTTTTGTTTTAAAACTTACCGAAAAAAATGGCGGTTTGATTATCTATCGTCCGAAACCAATACCTAAAGGATCTTCTAAGTATGAATATATGAAGGCTTTTTATGAAAGAAATACATTGGTTGCAAGAGATGCTGATGTTTTAATTGCTTGTGTTTCACCTGATAGAAAAGGTGGTACAGAAGATACAATAAAAAAATTTTTGAAATTTGGAAAAGATCCTAATTGTTTAGTGATAATATAGAAAGGATAAAAAATTATGAAATATAAATTTATTTATGGTTTATTTGGTTGTTCAAGTAATGGTATTTTATATACTCCATCTGGAGTTAAAATAATTAAATTACCAAAAAAATTTTCATTTGTGATTCATACATTTCTTAATAAATTTATTGCTTATAGTGCATTAGATGGAACACAATTAATATTTAAAGAGAATTTACCATAAAGATGATTATATATCAGCTGACATTGGTATTGTAGAAAATGGTGAAGAATATATTGGAAAAGATATAACATCTTCTCCAACGGGCAACAGGGATGAATTTGTTTCTTTTTGGGAAGGTAATGTTATTAAAGTTTTTCCAATGAATCTAATTAAGTATTTCGAACTTGTTTTTGAAGAAAATTAAAAAAGGAAGGGTGCCAGAGTGGTTTATTGGACTTGTTTGCTAAACAAGAGGACATAAATGTTCCGCAGGTTCGAATCCTGTCCCTTCCTCCAGTGAAAAGAGGGGTAAAAATGAATTATTACGAAAATTATTATCAAGAAATTGATGATAATTATAATTTCGAAAAAATTGGTAGTAGAAAAAAGTTTAAAGAAAGAGATCCAGAAAAAATAAGGAGAACGAGAAAATTAAAAAAGAGGAAAAGAAGAAAAGAAAATTTCCAACTAAAGTAGTTAATATATCAAAAGAAAGTTATACATGTAAATAGGGGGTGTAGATAATGAATATTCAAATAAATATAGCTTTACCAAAGGAATGGAAATGAGAGTTAGAGAGACTTGCCAGAGTCTTCTCTATTGCGGATGTATTCAAGAAATGCCTTGATTAAGTACGCTGGGGCACAGCGGAATTCACGCTTGTGGAGATGGTTTGTTGAAACTGTCGTTGAAGCAAGAAAAAGAATGTTTAGTAAACTAAGCAGAAGCCACGGGGCTTGTCCTGTGGAGTGTCACGATGTTTATATAGGACACCCATCAATATGGGGGAATCCATTTAAAATTGGTATTGATGGTAACAGAGAAGAAGTTATTGAACAATACGAAAACTATATAAGAAATAACCCTTATTTAATGGAGCGTCTTATGGAATTAGAAGGCAAGACTCTTGGTTGTTGGTGTAAGCCAAAACCTTGTCACGGTGATGTTTTAGTAAAATTAATTAAAGAAAAAAATAATATTTACTTTAAATAAAATATGATTTATAATAGCCCTGTAATTCAATGGTAGAATATATGGCTTTGAACCATAACATTCCAGTTCGATTCTGGACAGGGCTTCCATGATGTTTGAATAATGAAATATGAAGTGGAGAAAATAAAAATGAATGTTATGGCTTCCTTATCAAAGGGATTTGAAATTTTATCAAAATATTTTAAAAATAATGAATCTATTGAATGTGATATAGATACTATTATTACTAATCTTAAACCAGAAGATCTTATTGATGAAGATTATGATATGTTATTAGATATTGGTTTTGAATTTGATGAAGATTATGATTGTATAGTTTATTTTCTATAGATTTATAAGGATTACTAACAGCAATTAAATTTAATTGATCTTGTTAATCAATACAAATAATGTAATCCGGGACTTTTAAAAGAAAAATTGTGTTTGTAAAAGGTTTTATAAAATTATGATTCAATATTAGTTTTAAAAGGATTGCAAACAGCAAACTAATTAATTATTTATGTGAAAAATAAAGTCTAATTATTGACCAATAGCAATCCGTTTTTATTTTGTTTAAAATCATTTACAAGGATTACTAACAGCAATTAAATACATTGGATAATGTAATCCGAAAGGAGAAAAAATAAAATGTTAATGAATCAAATGAAAACCAAAGATACTTTCACTGAAAACGAGATGCCATCAAATTCTTCAAGTTTTGATGCGTGTCTCGATTTTTTTGCTATTGCTGGTTCATGTCGTTCATGGAGTGATGATCAAATTATTGCTAATTTTTCTAAGGCAATGGCTGAAGATCCATTGACTGCCCTGAAGATTCTTTTTTTCGCTCGTGATATTCGTGGTGGTATGGGTGAAAGGCGGGTTTTTAATGTTTGTTCAAAGTATCTTGATGATACATTGGAATATAGAGACCATCTTTATGAAAATCTGAATCTTATTCCAGAATATGGAAGATGGAAAGATGTTTTTCATTTGAGAAGTTCGAAGGTTTTGTCTTTAATTAGACAGGGTCTTGATGATGGAAATGGATTGCTTGCGAAGTGGTTGCCAAGAAAGGGTCCGTTTGCTGAAAAAGTTCGTAAATTTCTTGATTTAACACCAAAGGAATATCGTAAAAAAATTGTTGCTTTAACTAAAGTTGTTGAACAACAAATGTGTGCAAAAGATTGGAGTAATATCAAATACGATAATGTTCCATCGATAGCTATGAATAAATATCGTAGGGCCTTTCTTCGTAATGATAATGCTCGATTTTCATCATATATTGAACAAGTTAAAAAAGGTAAGAAAAGCATTAATGCTGGTGATCTATTTCCTTATCAATTGTATCAAGCTTACCAAAGAAATGAAGATAAAAACGCTGTAGAAGCACAATGGGAAAATTTGCCTAATTTTTTGGAAGGTAATACAAAAAGAATTTTACCTGTTTGTGATACAAGTGGATCAATGTACTGCCTCGGTAACCCAAAACCTATTGATGTTTCTGTTTCTTTAGGTATTTATATTTCTGAAAGAAATGAAGGTATTTTTAAGGATGGTTTTTTAACATTTAGCCGTAGTCCGAAACTTCAATATTTGAGGGGTTCTTTTTATGATAGGTGTAGACAACTTGAAAAAGCCGAATGGGGAATGAATACAAATATTGAAGCTATTTTTGATCTTATTTTGAAATCAGCTGAAAGAGGTAATGTACCAGAAGATCAAATGCCAGATACTATTATGATTATATCTGATATGCAATTTGATTGTTGTGTTAATTATCCAGATGATTCATCTTTGGATATGATAAAGAGAAGATATAATAAATTTGGTTATGAAATTCCATCTATTATTTTTTGGAATGTTAACGCAAGAAAAAATAATTTACCAGTAAAATATGACGATAGGGGTGTTTGTATTGTTTCTGGATGCTCACCATCTATTTTTAAGTCTGTTTTAAGTGGTGATATTGCAGATCCAAGAAGTGTAATGATGGAAGTTGTAAATTCAGAACGATATAAGCCAATTAAACTTGCTGGTCAGAAAAATGAAAAATCTACTGATGAAGAAGTATTTAATATGTTTTAATAAAATGGAAGGTGTATAAAACCACCTTCCATTTGAAAGGGAAATAAAATGTTTGAAGATATTTTAAAAGATTTGAAGATAGATGGAAGTGAAAAGATTGAATTAAACAGAATCCAAAAAACATTTTTATATATCATTGATCTATTTAATTCATTAGTTGACAATGGTATTATGGAAGGAAAGGTTTTTAAAATAGCGAGAGAGGCATATCCTTTATTTGAGAATTTTGAACCAACTGAAGAAGAAATAACAGAAGTTATTCTTTTTATGAAAAAAGAGGGATATATTGATTAAGGAAAAAATAAAAATATATTCTATTCTTTTGGTTTGTTATGTTATTTTCATATTTGGTTTTGTTTTACCTTGGTTGTATGGTATTACAAAATTTTCACTTATGATAAAGTATTTTTTATCCATTTAGTTTGTTATGTTATTTTCATATTTGGTTTTGTTTTACCTTGGTTGTATGGTATTAATAAAGTATTTCCTATCATAATTCCTATTCAAATATCATATCAAATTTCTATAATAATTCTATTTTATCAATCAATATCAATTTTTTACATTTACATTTTACTTTACATGTTTTATAATAAATAAAACCTTATTATGAAGGATTTTATATTATGGAAAATGAAGAATTTAAAGAAATTATTGATACGAAATATCCATTATTGACGCTCTTTAAGGAAAAAGCACCAGGTACATTTAAACACTGTCAACAAGTATATAATATGTGTGATGCTATAATTGATAAGTTAAAATGTGATGATCCTGATTCTCTTTTAATTGCTGCAATGTATCATGATATTGGAAAAATGAATAATCCTGAATATTTTTCAGAGAATCAAAGTGAAAAAAATATTCATGATGATTTAGATCCTTTAATTTCTTATAATGTCATAACACGTCATGTTGGTGATAGTGTTTTATATCTTCTTCAAATACCAAATTTACCAAGAAAAGTTTTAGATATAGTATCACAACATCATGGTGATACAGTATTGAGGCATTTTTATACTAAATCGCGTTCAAAAACAGATACAGCATTTAGATATAAGTGTGTGAAACCACAATCATTAGAATCATCTATTTTAATGATATGTGATTGTGTTGAAGCTACTTCCAGATCTTATTCATTAAATGGAAAATTAAATGGTAGTGATGATAGAAAAAATGTTGTTGATATGTGTGTTAATCGTCTTATGAATGATGATCAATTAGATAACATGAGAGTTGGGGATTTAAAAATAGTAAAATCAGTTCTTTATAAAGAAATAGATAACATTTATCATAAAAGAGAAATGTATGATGATGAAGATGAAAATGAATCTTAAATTTTAAGGTTAATGGTGATTTTTAATATGTTGAAACAACCAGTCTTACAAGTTAAGGATATTCCAAAAGAATTTGATTATGATTCGTTCTGGATTACAATGATTAAAGTATTAATGAAAGATAAATCAAACACTTTGTATGATTTTATTGTTAATCATAATAGAAAACAGGCTTATAATTTTGTTAATGCAAATATGTCAGTTGTTCCAATTGATATAAAAGAAATGATAGATAGAATTTATGAAAGTATAGAATTAGAAAATAATATATCTTGAAATCATGGTGATATAAATGAATAGTATAATAGAAAAACTAAAAGAATTTGATAGAAAATATTATATAGAAGGTGATTCATCTATAAGTGATGAAAAATATGATGAAATAAAAGAAAAGGCGAGAAAACTTTATCCAGATCATCCTTATTTTAAAGAAGTTGGATATTCGGTTAAAAATGAAAAAGTTGGTTTACCTTATGTAATAGGATCATTAAATAAAGTAAAAATTGATACAGTAAAAGATTGGTTAGAGAAGATCAATGGTCCTGTTATTTGTACTGAAAAACTTGATAGTATAAGTCTTTATGTTGAGTATATTGATGGAGAAGTATCTTTTGCTGCAAAGCGCGGTGATGGTTTTTATGGTGAAGATGTAACAGAAAAGGCAAAGATTTTTTGTCCAAAAATAAAATATAAAGGTTTTCTTCATTTAAGAGCCGAAGCCATGATGTTAGGTGATAGTTATAAGGTTCTTGGTTTTAAGAACAGACGGAACGGTGTTGCTGGTTTATTAAATCGTGATCTGGTAAATAGTGATTTGAAATATATTGTTCCTTATTTTTATGAAATTATAGATAGTGAAGAACTTTTTGATAATGAAGTTGAAAAACTTAAATTTCTTAGAAGAATTGGTTTTGATATAGTTAATTATTTTATTTTTGATCCAGAAAAAGATAAAGTTGAAAAACTTGTAGAAATGTTATCTTATTATAAGAATAAATATAAGGATTTTTATGATATAGATGGTTTGGTAATTTCACCATTGATTTATGAAAGAGAAAATGTTTCGTTTCCGAAAAATAAAGTAGCATTTAAAGTAAACGAAGAAGGTATTGAATGTGTAGTTAAAAACGTTATTTGGAGTACTTCAAGAACCGGAAGAGTTATTCCTGTTGTGAACATAGAACCAGTAGAAATACAAGGCGTTACAATATCAAAAACTACTGGGTTTAATGCTGAATATATAATGAATAATAATATAGGAAGAGGTTCTGTTGTAAAAGTAACCCGTTCTGGTGATGTCATTCCATATATTGTAGATGTGGTTAAAAAATCAGATGATAGTTTTTCTATACCACCATGTCCATCTTGTAATTCTCCATTAATGTTTCAAGGTGTTGATTTAATATGTACAAATGACAAATGTAATAGTATGGTTTATAAAAGAATCTCATATTTTCTGAGATCATTAGGTAGCGAAAACATTGATTTAAGTACAATTCGTAGGTTGAATATAGATAGTATAAAAAAATTGTATGAAATCGATGATAAATATATTTTGGGAATACAGGGTTTTGGTAAAAAGAAATCTGATGTTATTTTAAATGAAATTAAAAAAACGTTAAAAACAACACCAGACAGGCTTATTACTGCTTTTCAGCTTCCTGGTATTGGTTCTATTATGTCAAAATCTATATCTGATAATTTTGAGCTTGATGAAAATTTTGATAGATTTTTTGATATAACTAAAGATGAGTTGTTGGATATAGATGGAATAGGTGAGTTATTGGCGGATAAAATTCTAGCTAGTAGAATAGAATGTTATGAAATATGGAAATATTTAAAATCCATTGGAATGAAATTTATTAAAGAAACCGGTAATCTTAATGGGTTGAAGTTTTGTCTTACAGGAAAATCAAATGTTAACAGAAAAGAATTGATAGAGAGAATTAAAAGAAATGGTGGTTTTGTTTTAAATAGTGTAACAAAAGATTTGGATTTTTTGGTTACAAATGATATGAATTCAAATACTGGAAAAATGAAAAAAGCAAGAGAATATAATATTAATATTATAAGTTACGATGAGTTAAATAAAAAAATGGGAGATGATTAAAAGATGCCTAAATGTGTAACTTGCGGTGGTTTTTTTCCACCAAATTTATCTATTTTAAAAAATAAAGATCTTAATGAGCATGTTTGTATTTTTTGTGAAAGAGGTATAAAAGAAGTAACATTAAATGTAAGAGGATATAATGAAGTATATACAAAAGAAGATTGTGAAAAAGATTATAGAATAATGTTAAATAAATTAAAAGATACAGAAAGTATTGCTAAAATTTTAGCAAAAGGAATTAAAAAACAATAAGGAAGGTTTTAAAAAATGGATAGGGTTATAGTTTTAAACGCGGATTATTCTTTCTTAAACATCGTTAGCTGGAAAAAGGCTATGTGTATTCTTGCAAAAGGAAAAGCTGAAGTTGTTAAATACCAAGAAAAGGTAGTTAGAACAATTAATAAAGCTATTCGTGTGCCTATTGTTTTGAGACTTATTAAATTTATTAGAACACTGTTCAAAACGAAGGTTCCTTTTAGTAAGAAAAATGTTATGATTCGTGATGGATTTAAATGTGTTTATTGTGGTGCTACTAATGTGAGGCTTACAATAGATCACTTGGTGCCAAAATCTCGTGGTGGTAAATCAATCTTCGAAAATTGTGTAACTTCTTGTAAGCCATGTAATAATAAAAAGGGCGATAAACTTCCAAGTGAAATTAAAATGTATCCAAAAAGAATGCCATATCAACCAACTATTTCGCAATTTTTGCAAGAAAAAATGAAAAGTATTGGTATAGAAGATATTATATCTGAATCTGTAAAATAAAATATGAGGCAATTTGTTTAAATGAAGAAAACAAAAAAGTTAAAGATTATTGATTTACCGGCAAAAATTAATTTTTTAGGTTATTTGGGTGATATTCAAGGATGTGGTACAATAAGGGTTATATATCCTTATCTTCTATTAAATCATTTTTCTTATAAAGATAGGGTCACCGCTGGTGGAACATATTTAAGTAATTTTGTTTATGATCCATTGTTTTATAAAAATTTTACCTTTGTTCAGTTTCAAAGGGCTGCTGAAAAATATCACCTTTCATTGTATAATCATATAATAAGAGAAGTTAGAAAATATGTAAAAATACCAATAATATATGAAGTAGATGATTTGTTGTTCGATATTCCAGAATGGAATTATGCGAGTAAATATTATAAAGAAAACAGTGATAATATAAAAAGACTTTTAGAATTATCAGATGCTATTGTTGTTTCTACTTTACCATTAAAAAATCATTTATCAAAATATAACAAAAAGATAGCAGTAGTTCCAAACCACCTATCTAAATTTGTTTGGGGTGAAATTTATCCAAAACATCTTAATGAACCTAGAGAAAAAAAGCCAAGAATTTTATGGGCTGGATCACAAAATCATTTTTCTCAAAATAATAAAAGTGGTGGTGATTTTGGAAAGAAACTTATTGAATTTATTATCAAAACAACAGATAAATATGATTGGTGTTTATTAGGCGCGTTTCCTTATGAATTATTAGATTATAAGGATAAAATAAAGGTTTATCCTTGGGTTAAAATATTTCAATATCCAAAAACATTAAAAGATATTGATGCTGATATTGGTATTGCTCCTTTGCTTAAATGTGATTTTAATGATTGTAAATGCTTGGCTGGCGATACAAATATTGTTACAATAAATGGTATAAAAGAAATAAAAGATATACAAATAGGTGATTATATATGGCAAGAAAATGATTATAAAAAGGTTAGTCAAATAGTAAAATATAACAATAAAAAAACTATTAAAATAAAAACAAAATTAGGTTTTAAGTTAGAAGGAACGTTTAACCATCGTATAAGAAGTAATAATGAATTTAAATGTTTATCTGATTTAAATATTAATGATAAAGTTGATATATCATTTTTTGAATTTAAGAATAATTATCAATATTTATCTGCTCCTTTATTTTTGACAAAAAAATTAGATAATTTTGATTCTAAATTGTTAAATGAAGATCTTTTACCTAAAATTAAAATAAATGAAAGATGGGGTAGATTTATAGGATATATTTTAGGTAATGGTTATATCGGAAATGGAAGTGGTGATATTGGTATTTCATGTAATTCAAAATATAAAGATGTTATTGATGATTTAAAAAAATTCTCCAGAGAAATTGGTTTATATGAACCAACTTTTGTTGTTGAAAAAGTTAAAAAAAATGAATCTGATGGTTATAAAAATGGAAAAAAAATAGATGTTGTTTTCAATAGCAGAAATTTAAGATGGTTTTTATCAAAAAAAATAGGATTTAGTGGAGCGAATTGTAAAAATTTAAATGTACCAGATGTTATATTAAAATCACCAAAATCTGTTATTAAAGAATTTATTAGAGGATTATTTGAATCTAATGGTATAATATCAAGGAGTAATTGTTCGTTTACAACAAAACATGAAAATTTAGCCAAACAAATTCAATTTATTTTATTAGGGTTTAATATATTATCGAAAGTTATAACTGTTAAGAATAAATTATATGATAAATTTTACTATACATTAATTCTTAATAGAGAAGCTTGTGATGTTTTCTACAAAGAAATAAATTTTTTATCTGCAGAGAAAATAAAAAAATTAGAAAACATATGTAATAAAAAGCATTCAAATGCTTTTAAAAAATGGTGTTTAAATGATGAAATAATTGAAATATCTTATAATGTAAAAGATGTATATGATATACAAGTACCTGATGGACAATATTATATGGCAAATGGTATAATTTCACATAATAGTAATATAAAACAATTGGAGTATGTTGCATGTGGTATTCCTGGTGTGTATTCAAATGCTGTTCCATATTCTAATGTTACAATAAAATGTGAAACAGAAGAATATATGATATCTAAAATAGAAGAATTAGCTTCTGATGTGGACCTTAGATCAAGGGTTTGGAAAAAGGATTATCAGAAAGTGAAAGACCAATTATGGTGGGAAGAAAACGATAATTTGAAAAAGTATATAAATAGTTATTTAAGTCTTTTTGGGAAAAAATTACCTTAAAGTTTACTTTCTAATCAAAAAGTAATAATATAGAGTAAAAAATTTGGAGTGAAATATGTATGATGTAAAAAAAATCTACTATTATTTTAGAAAAGCCCAGTCTTCTTATAAAGGAGCTGGTTTTCGTATGCCGAAAAATTTCGAAAACCATTTTAATAAAAGAATGACTTCTTTAACAAGAGAATCATTGAGAAAAATAACAAGATATTTTAATACAAAATGGAATAACATAGATCCATATAATTATTTTTTATGTGGTTTTGAAATATATAAAAGTTTTAGTTATAATAAATTTTTCGATGAAAAGGTTCTTAATCTTTATATAAGAAGATCTAATATAGCTAAAAGAGAAATGGAGGTAAATAAAAAACGTATAGAAAAATCAGTATCTTTTATATCTCTTTATATGAAAAAAATTGAAGTAAAAACTTTAATAGGATTCTGTAATAAGATTGATGGTAAAGGAAATCATACAATTATTAATTTATACATAAAAGATAAAATAGATAAATTTACTGTTTGTTGGTTGATAATGAAAGGTTATCTAAAATTAAATGATAATGATATGGCTGTAATACCATATATATCAGAACAATATAGAAATATTGTATATATTTTACAGGAAATAAATGATTTTGTTGAAAATTTATTTACTAAAAAAGGATTAATAGGGGGAAAATAATGGATATTTTTAGTGATTTAATTGATAATACAATTGATAAAAATGAAAATAAAATTGTTAATCATGTTGTTTTTATTTTGGATCATAGTGGTTCTATGTCTTCTATTGCTGAAGAATCATTAAATAATTTTAATGAAAACATTCAGGAGCTTAAAAACAAATCAAAAACACAAGATACATATGTTACTTTAATTAATTTTAGTTCTCGTGTTGAGGTTGTTTTTAAAGAGATTAATGTTAATAATGTTGAAGAATTGAATGAGTATATATGTTCTGGTACTACAGCTCTTTATGATGCAGTTGGTGTTGGTATAAATATTCTTGATAACATTAAAGAGTTGAAAGATGAAAACAGTAATCATTCAGCGCTTTTGATAATAATGACAGATGGTTATGAAAATGCTTCTGTTGAATTTATAGGTGATGATGGTGCTAAAAAAATAAATGAAATGATAAAAGAAAGAAAGAAAAATAAGAATTTTTCTGTTGTTTTCTTTGGTACGGATGATATTGATATAAAAGAGGTTGGTAATGTTTTTGATTCATTCGCTAATATTCAATATAGCAGAGTTAATAATACAACCAATGTTAGTAATTATAAAACAATTATAAATGAATATTTTACAGCTAGAGATTTGGGGTATAGAAATATGAACGATTATTATATAAATGAAAACCATACATTTGGAGGAGATTATATAAATGTCAATAGAACATAAAGGTAAAATAATAAAAGATAAAGAAAAAAGTGGTGATCTTCTTGATAGTAAAAAAGATGGTGAAATTTTGAAAAATGATGTGCCGGAAGGTAAAAAGCTTTGGATAAATGATACATTAAATGAAAAAGAAAAGGGAGATAAAAGATTGAATGAATTTACATTATTTTAAGATAATGTTATGATAAAATCTAAAAAGAAAGGAAAATATTATGGAAGTTTTAGATGTTATTGAAAATGATGATGGTACTTCTACATTAACATTGGAAATGACAGAAGAAGAAAAAAATATGTTGATACAATATGCTATTGTTAAATTGCTTAAGGAGTATATTGAAAGAAAGGAGAATGAATAATATGTCTAAATGGATAAATGTTGATAAATTTAAGATGTTTCAAGAACAAAAAATTGAGGAAAAGGATACACAAAAATCAAATGATTTTACTCGTTTACCTATTTGGCGACCTGAAAAGGGAACAGTAGAAAATCCAAAAACTTATGTTGGTAGATTTTTGCCTGATAACGAAAGTAATTTTTATGTGAAGTATTTCTATCATATGTTTAAAATCGGTGAATCTTGGGCGTTTTTTAAATGTTCTAAAACGGATGATTTTAAAAATTTCTGTCCTTTTTGTTCCGTTGCTTCTAAACTTTATCAAGGAACTCAAGCTGAAAAGAGAATGGCTTATGATTTTAAGAGAAAAACGAAATTTGCTGCAAATTTTTATATCATAGATGATCCAAGAGATGTTGATAAAGATGATGAAAATAAAGTTTCTAAAACTGTAAGAATTTATGAATTTCCTGAAAAAGTTGAGAAACTTATTAAAGAAGAAATAATTGATAGAAATGATGGTATTGGATATGCTATTTTTGATCCAGGTAAGGATGGGTATAATTTTATTTTGAAGGTTTATGCTACTAAAAAGGATGAAAATAATAAAGTTTGGCCGGATTATTCTTCTTCAAAATTTTCAAGAAAACCCGAACCACTTGGAACAGAAAAAGAAATCGAAAAGATTATGGAACAAACTATTAATCTTAATGATTATTTGAAATCTTTTGATAAAGATGATGCTATTATTAAAAAGACGTTGAAAGATGCTATGGTTTGGGAATTGGTTGAAGATGAATGGAGAGTACATAAAGGATCTGGTTTAACATCGAAAAATGACGATGATATTGAAGAAGACGTTTTTATGGAAGATAATGATGATGAAAATCACGAAACTACAGAAAAAGTGAATGTAAAGGAAAATGATGAAAACCACGAAACAGATGAAGATGATTACAGTGAAGAGGATCTGTTGAAAGAACTTGAGGATCTTTAAGACTTGACTTTTAAACATCAGAGGTTATCTTTTTATCAAAAAACAAATTTTAAACAAAGGAGGTATTATTAATGTCGTATTATCCTGTTGTCGATTTGTTTAATGATTTTTTCAATGATTTGGATACTGGTTTTAATAGTATCGCTGATAAATTTTTGAAAAAATATCCATCTTATAATGTATATGAAAATGATGATGGGCAATATGTTTATGAATTAGATGTGCCTGGGTTTACTAAAGAAGATATTAATATTGAAACTATTGGCCCATCTTTGATGATTAGTGGTGAAATTAAAAGGAATAACGGAAAAACAGTAAAAATTAAAGAAAGACTAAATATAAATGAACATGTTTGTACTAGTGCTTCTTTGAAGAATGGTGTATTGTCTATTGTTCTTGATAAAAATGAAAAAAGAGGTACAAAAATAGAAATTGAATAATAAAATATTATAAGTAATTGAGATCCCCAGTGAATTTTTTTCGCTGGGGATTTTTTTTATTTACATAATACTAAAAAAGTGTTATAATTAAATAAAAATATTGGCGAGGATTATATAAATATGAAGAAAGCTATTTGTTTTGATTTTGATGGTGTCATACATAAATATTCTAAAGGTTGGTGTAATGGTGAAATATATGATGAACCAGTTGAAGGTGTTAGAGATTTTATAAATAATTTAAAGAAAGATTATTATATAATTATATCATCAGCCAGAATAAATGATGGATATTTAGAACCACATGAAGTTGTAAATCAAATGTATAATTGGTTGAAAAAACATGATATTTATTTTGATAAAATAACTGGTAAAAAACCTATTGCTGAAGCATATATAGATGATAGAGCGATAAAATTTGATGGTGACTGGAATTATGTTAATAATGAAATAAATAATATGAAGGATCTATAATCATATGAGTAGTAAAGGTGGCCCTTTTGAAAGATATGTATCAAAATTTTTAACAAAGTGGTTAACTGGAAAAGAAAAACCGTTCTGTTTTTGGAGAATGCCAGGAAGTGGATCTTTAAGTACAATTCATGAAGAATGTATGGATTTATCTGGTGATATAAGAGCTATAACAAAAGAAGCTACTGTTTTTACAGATGTTTTTAGTGTAGAATGTAAAATAGGATATCCTAAAACTTCATTTTGGCAACATTTTACTAATGTTAAAAATTTTAATATAAAGGATTTTTGGTCACAATGTTGTAATGATGCATTAAAGTCTAATAAATTTCCAATGCTTATATATCGTAAAAAGAATAAAACTGAAATAGTTGGAATAAATGAAAAATGTTACTCTTATATTAAAAAAATATCACCAGAAATTTCTGATATACCAACAATGTTTATAAAGTTTGATAAACAAGATAATTTGGATACAATAGTTTTTTTTAATATGAAAAAATTTTTCGAAGTTATAAATATAAACACTATTAAGAAGTTAAATAAAATAAAGGTAAAATAAATGAAAGTTAATTTAACACCAGAAGAGTTTTCGAATTTAATAATATCTTATTTATTAGATTGTCTCTTACATAAAGATGAATTAAATTTAAGTGATGATTTTAAAGAAATTATTGAAATTTTTGATTTAAAAGGTGTTAAATCTTTTCTTATGATGAAATATTTTTCTATGAACGCCAATGAAAGATTAAATTATAAGAAAATTAGAAAAAGTTTAACAGATTTGGCTTTTAAAGGTGTGATTGAAATTAAAAAAGATAGTGAAGAAAAGGAGTGATTTTATGGGTGATTTTGTAGGTGATATTGAAAGTAAAACAAGTATAGAAAAGGATCATGAAGTTAAACAAGTTGAGTTTGATACGGACGTTCCTGATGTTAAAGCAGATGGTGTAAAAATGGGGTTACCTGTTTTCAATGTAGATGATAAGGATTTTTATCAAAATTTTAATTTTGGAAGAAGAAGACTTCGTTTTACATCAGGTAGTAAAGTTCAACAATATATGGCAAAAACAAGATATAATAAGCCATTTTGGATTCAACATGTAAAATCTGGTGAATTAAGAAAAGTAAAATAAGAAAGGATTTTTTATAATGTCTAAAACTGTTTTGTTCGATTATAATAATTTATGCTTTCGTTGTTTTTTTACAGGTGATGTAAATGCTGCAAGTGGTTTACCAGAATATGCTATGTGGCGATATTTGGTGACCACTTCTTTATTGGAACCTTTAAATAAAGATAATACAGTAAATGAAATAATTGTTGCTGTTGATAGTAAAGATTCTTGGCGTAAAATTTTTTATAAAAGATATAAAGAAAATAGATTAACTAATAGATCAAAACAAGTAGAAATTGATTGGGATACTTTTTTTTATGAAATGGATGTTTTAAGAACTGAAATTTCAGAATACCTGCCTTTAAAAGTTCTTAAAGTAAAGAAAGCTGAAGCTGATGATATTATAGCCGTTTTATCACGATATATAGATAATGATTATATCATTATAAATTCTAATGATCGTGACTATTTACAATTATGTTCAGATAAGGTAAAATTATGGAATCCTAATAAGAGATCATTTGAAAAATGTGATGATCCTAAAAGGTTTTTATTAGAACAATGTCTTATGGGTCAATCCAAAGATAATATTTTTAATGTCAAAACTTCTTCAGATTGGGGACTTACAAAACAAACAGAAGGAAAAAGAAAACCCGGTCTTGGTCCAAAAACCGCTGAAAAAATAATTAAAGAAGGATATGAGAAATGGTTATCTGATAATAATTTAAATGAAAACTTCAAAAGAAATAAAATTCTGATTGATTTCAATTGCATACCAAAAACAATCCAAAAATCAATAAAAGACAAATATGATGAATATATTCTTCCAGACCCAAAAAATATGTATTATTTTTTTGAAAAGTATGGTATGCGCGGTTTTATGGATGATTTTAATAAACTAGAATATAAACTTTTAAGACTCTATTAAGGAGAATTAAAATGAAACCTTTGTATTGTGCATTAAGTATTAAAGATAGAGATGAATTTGAAAAGGAATATCAAATTCCTTATGGTTATGGTTCTTCTGTTATTTTTGAAGATTTTGATGGTGCTGTAAAATATGTTGATGAAATAAATCCAAAATTTTCCGTTGTAAAAGTTGATAGTGAAGGAAAAGAAATTGTTTATTATGGGAGATTCGATATATGAAAAAATTTAAATCTATTTTTGTTGAAGGAAATACACTAGATAATGTATATTTTTCAATGCTTTATGAATTAGAGCAACATGGTAGAATGAATCCGATTCATACTGGTAGTTATGAAGGTTCTTCAAGACTGGAATTTGATTTTATTTCCGGTACAATTCATATGCCTACAATTAGACCGTTGGCTCCAACATTTCCCGCTGGTGTTCCGCCCGTTACAACCGATGAAAAAATAGAAGAATACTTTGTAAATTATTTAATGGATGGTGTTAATTTAGAAGATAATGAACATTACCGTTATGCTACATGGATAAATGGTGGTTTATATAGAATGCCAAGATTAAGAATGGTAGATGAACCATTGGCTAATTTTATTATAAAATATGATGGTAATAGATTATTGGTTCCAAGTCAACTTGAATGGATTATAAAACATTATAAAGAAAAGGGTTTTGGTAACAATCATTGTTATATTACAGTTGGTTATCCAGAAAGTTTATTTGCATATGATATACCATATAAAGATGAATCTGAAAGACAAACAAATTCATGTTTGCGTGGGGTAGATACACATATTAAAAAACATGAAAATGATTGGTATTTATGTGCTCATGCTTATTTTAGATCATGGGATTTATATGCCGCTTGGCCGGAGAATCTTGGTGGTATCACTCTTTTAATGGAATATATTGCTGAAAATCTTGGTGTGAAAGTTGGTCCATTATCTTTTTCTAGTTTGAAAGGGCATTGTTATGATTTTGAAATAAAACCATTGAGAGCAAAATTAAATAAAAATACATAGGAGTGATTTCAAGTGAATTATGCGTTCTTTATAAGTCCAAAAGGGGAAGTAATATATTGTGGTAGTAATCATATATCAGAAATAATAAAAAATCCAAAAGCTTTTGGAATGACAAAAGAAATAATAGAATATATTCATGATATGTATAATGAAAAAATTGGTACAGAAGGTAAAGCTAGAGAACAAATATTGATTTCTTTACTTAATAATGGATGGATAAGAATAAGAAGATATAAAAATTTTTTGTCAATAAATGTAAAAAAAGTAGATAGAAAAACAAAAATAATTTTAAGTAAATGGGCCAAGGAAATATTAAAGGGAAAAAATGGAATAAAAGAAGATGATCCATATATACCAGTAAAAATTGATACACCAAATAAAAAAATTATGAGTTCTGATATTAATTCTATCGCATCAAGTGATAGTTTTGTAATGGAAAGTGATGATAATATAAACATTACATGGTTAAAAGATATATTTGAAATAAAAGATCTGAAAGTATATGATTGTTTTAAAAAATATGAAAGAATGGAGAAATATTTAAAATGAAATTTGAAGAATATATAAACGAAACGACACCATTTGATGATTATGGTCTTGATGGTATTAATGGAAACTTAATTACAGAAGCCGGTCTTTCAAGAGTATTATCAAGTATTAAGGAAAGTGAAAGTTTTGTTATTATGTCGGCTTACAGAAGTGAATATAGTAAGAAAGAAAATATTATAAGAAATAGAAATTTACGAACAAAATTTAATAAGAAGAAAATGGGTGTATATCAATTAGTAGGTCATTGGCGTGAATGTAAAGATGATAAAATTGAATATAAAGATTGTCCTGAAAATATGTTAGTAGATGTTATAGAAAGAAGTTATTTATCAAAAAAACCAGATGAAATGAGTCAAAAAGATTTTGAGCTTTTTATTATAGAGCTTTTAAAAGAGTTTAAACAAGATGGTGCTGTATTGAAGGATGGTAGTTCATTTTATATAATTGATAAAAATGGTAAAAAAATAAAAATAGGAGAAAATTTAAAGTTAAATAAAATTTCACAAGCATATTCAAGTTTTGTTAAAAAGAGTAATGTTCCTTTTGTTTTTGAAGGTGTTGAAATACCATCTTCTAATAGTGGGAGAATGATTGCAAGTAAAATCGGTATAAAGTATCCTGTTGGGGAGTTTAATGATGTAAAAAATTGGAAAGATATAATATCTTATAATAATTAAAATTTTTTATAATAGGAGAATATTTGTATAATGACTGAAAAAAATGAATTTGGTTTAAGTAACAATGCAGTAAAGATTTTTAAAGACCTGTATTCATTTCAAGGTGAAACTATAAAAGATACATTTTTAAGAGTTGCTAATGAGTTTGGAAATACTGATGAAGAAAAACAAGATATTTTTAATCTTTTATCTAGTAATATATGGAGACCAAATACACCAGTTTTTTTGAATGCTGGTACTTCTCATAAAATATACTCCGCATGTTTTGTTGTTGGTTTAGAAGATAGCATGAATAGTATTTATGATATCGCAAACGTTGCCAGAAAAATATTTCAATATGGTAGTGGGATTGGTATTCCTATTGGTAATTTGAGAGAAAAAGATTCTTATATTTTTGAGGGTCAGCCCGATAAACCCGCGGAAGGCAAAAGTTGTTTAACTGGTGATACAATATTATTAAATGATAAAACAAATTTTGCTGTAGAAAATCAAAAAGTAACACTTGAATGGTTGTATAATTTTTATAAAAATGTTAAAAATCCAAAATATAGAGTAAGATCAATGCTAGATGATTTTGGTATAGGAATGAATACAATTAAAGACGTTATTTATAATGGAAAAAGACCTGTATATGAAATAAAAACAAAAAGTGGTTATAAAATAAAAGCAACTAGTAATCATAGATTTTTATCAGAAAGCGGAGAATGGAAAAAAGTTGAAGATTTTTCTGTAAAAGATAAAATTGGTGTAAATGGTAAAACAAGACCTATATCAGAATGTAAAAGATGTGGAAAAGTAAGATTATTAAGAGGAAATAGAAGCAAGTATAAAGGATTATGTGAGAATTGTGTTGTTTCTGTTTTTAATGGATGTTCTTTAAAAGGATCGAATGAAGAATTTGAAAAAAGAAGTAAAGCAAGAAAAAATTATAGAAATAGAAAAGAAATAAAAGAATATTATTCAAATATAAATTCTGGTGAAAATAATCCTATGTGGAGAGGGGATTATGCAAATGAAGTAACGGCAAGATCAAGAAATAAAAACATATATTTATGGAATAGAGAAAATCATGTATGTGAAAGATGTGGAGAAACAAAAAAAAGAATAGAGGTTCATCATAAAGATGGTAATCCATATAATAATGAAATAAGTAATTTAGAAGTATTATGTATTCAATGTCATAATGATGAGCATAAAAAACGTAGAGCTAAAGGAAATTATAGACTTACAAGAGAAGTGTATTTTGATGAAATAATTAGCATTGAATATAAAGGAATTGAAAAGGTATATGATGTTAAAATGGAAGCTCCTTATCATAATTTTATAGCTAATGGATTTGTTTCTCATAACAGCGGACCAATAACATTCATGAAACTTTATGATGCTGTTGGTGAAACAACAAAATCCGGTGGTAGAGTAAGAAGAGCCGCTATTTTATGTTCAATACCAGTATGGCATCCAGATATATTAGAGTTTATTAGGTGTAAAGAAAAAGATGGTAGATTGAGTAATATGAATATATCAGTATCTATTACTGATGAATTTATGAAGTGTTTAGAAGATGGAACACCATTTAAACTCAGAACACCATATGATGGTAGTGTTGTTAAAGAAATTGATCCAAAATTAATATGGGATGAAATTGTTAAGTTTGCTCATAAATCAGCAGATCCAGGTGTATTGTTTATAGATACGATTAATAGATATAATGTTTTGAAAAATAAAATGTTGATTGAATGTCCTAATCCTTCATTGAGAAAAGGCACAAAACTTCTTACATCAAATGGTATATTTGAAATACAAGAATTGGAAAATAAAGAATTTTTTGTTCCAACACTTGATAATGTTTTAGCACCAGCAAAATGCTTTTTGTCTGGTAGAAATAAAAGATTATATAAAATAAATTTAATCAGTGGTCATTCTTATTATGCTACAGCTGAACATAAATGGCCAGTTTTAATTAATAATAATTATAAAAAGAAAACAACATTAGAGTTGAAGCCAGGTGATTTATTTCCAAAACAAATTCAAAATAATTTATATTACGGTGAAATAGGTACATATAAAGATGGTTTTATAATTGGATGTAATATAGGTAATGGTTGGATATCAGATATAGAAGATAATAAAAGACAATATGGTTTTATAATATCAAAAGATGATATTGAGAATGATATAAAGGATATTATAGTAGAAAAATTAAAGCTAATAACAGGTGAAGAATATAACTTAACAGAAAAGGACGATAATATAGAAATATATTCATCTTGTTTAAGATTACATGAATATTTTAATAGTTTTGAAGTTGATAAAAAAGAAACAGGACTTTCAAATTTTATATGGAAAAAATCTTCTGAAGATTTCAGAAAAGGCGTTATAGATGGTATTTTTTCATCTAATGGACGTGTTCATAAAAACAAGATATCGCTTAAATTATCACACAAAAAACTTATATTTGATATTTCAGAATTATTGGGTTTTTATGGTATAAAAACATATATAAACGAATCATCAGAAAATAATGATATTGAATATAATAATTACACATTAGAGATATTAAAATATGATGCTTTGAATTTTAGAAGAATTTTTAAATTAAGTAATAAAAGAAAACAGGCTTTATTGGAGAATATACCTGAATGTAAAAGAACATTGAATAAATTAACTCATATACAAATAGTATCCGTAGAAGAAACTGATTTATATGAAGATGTATGGGATGTTTCTGTATATGATAATTCTCATACTTTTAGATTACCATATTCTTTTACTGGAAATTGTGGTGAACAAGTAATGCCACCATTTTTTGCTTGTAATCTTAGTGCTATAAATATATCAAAATTTGTTGGTGGTGAAGATGATTTTAATTATGATGGTCTTTTTGAAACAACTTGTAGAATAATGAAATATATGGATAATGTTATTGATAAAATGGATTTTCCAGATAAAAGATTTGAATCAAATGTTAAAAAATATAGACCAGTTGGGATAGGGCCTATGGGTCTTGCTGATGCTATGTTTAAATTAGGATATAGATATGATAAGATAGAAGGTAAAAACTTTGCATCAAATGTTATGAGAACCTTAACAGCCGCTTGTGTTTATCAAAGTACTATTTTGGCTGAAAAACATGGATCATTTTTCGAATATGATCAACATAAAGATAATGTAGAAAATATTATTGATAAACATATTGGATCTGATAAAGATTCACATATGCAAAAAATAATGGAAAGAGTAAAGGAATTTGGACTTAGAAATAGTCAATTCACAACTGCTCAACCTACTGGTTGTTTGGTTGATAATACTTTAATTTCTTCTAATAAAGGTATAAAGAAAATAATTGATTATAAAGATATTTTACAAGACGGAAGTAATGAAATATCAACAGAATCAGATTTTGGTAAATGTCATTTAAAATCATATTTTGATCAAGGAATATCTAATACAGTAAAAATAACAACAGAAAACGGATATTCATTAGAAGGAACATATGATCATAAAGTTCGTGTTTTATCTGAAGGTAATGGATATATATGGAAAAAAATAAATGATTTATCATTAAATGATAATGTTATCTTAAAGAAAAATTTTATAATTGATAAAGAATATTGGTTGGATGTTAAAAAGGCTGAATTTATAGGATTATATATGGCCAATGGATGGTGGAATAATGATAAATTATATATTTCATTTAATGAAAATGATGAAGATTACATAAGAAATTTAATAAATGATTCATTTGGTAAAACTTTTAATTTTAATGTTTTTGTTAGAAAAGATGATTATAAATGTAAATTTGATATATCATCTAAAAAAATGTTTGATTGGTTTAAAAAATATAATTGCATAAAAGAAGGTGATGTTAATGCTTTTATACCACAAATAATTTTAGATGGATCAATAGATGTAATAAATTCTTTTATAAAAGGATATTGGAAGGGTGATGGTTGTATAATAAACAGAGATAATCTAGTTAGTTTTAAAACTATTTCTGAAATTATGGCTAATCAACTGCATACAATATTACTTGGATTGGGATATATTTCAAGATTAAGCAAAAACAATGTAGAAATTGGTTCTGTTGTTGAAAGTGATGATAGAAAAATTATTAAAAATCATGAATCATATTCTATAACATTAGATAAAACTAGTTCATATAATTTATTAAAACAATTTAAATGTAATGTATCATCAAATGATGATAATATTTATTGTAGAGAATATGTACCAATTACACCAAATGAAGAAAAATATTTTCCAGAAAGAATAGAAATATCAAATAGTAAAAATTGTTGTGTAACATTAAGAAAATATAAAGAAGTTATGAATAGTGATCCTTATAATTGGTTTGTTAAAAATGATTTATATATGGATTTAATAAAAAATAAAGAATATTTTGAATCAAAACATGTAAATGATTTGGAAGTTATTGAAAACACACATACATATGTTGCTAATGGTTTTGTTACACATAATACTGTTGCTCTTTCTTGTGATTGTTCATATGGTATAGAACCGTCATTTGGTTTGACTTTCACTAAAAACTATATTGATGGATCTAAAGCCTTAATAACAAATCCAGTATTTGAAGAAAAATTTCAAAATGAAGAATGGTTCAATGATGCTTTATTAGAAAAAATATCTAATAATATGGGATCGTTAAAAGGTCTTCATAACATTCCAAAAGAAGTAAAAGAAGTTTTTATAACTGCTCATGAAATAAAATATAAAGATAGAATAGATATACAAGCCGCTTTACAGGAACATTGTTCTACTGCTATTTCTTCTACTGTTAATTTACCAAAAGAAACAACAACAGAAGAAATTTCTGAAATATATAAATACGCCTATCAAAAGGGATTAAAGGGTATTACTATTTATCGTGATGGTTCTAAGAAAAATCAACCAGTTACCTTTACAGAAGATAAAAAAGATAATATAATGTATGGATTTAAAAGACCGAGTATTTTATCTTCAAAAACATATTCCGTTGAAACTGGTAATGGTAAAATGTATGTTACTGTTTCTGATTATAAAGACAAGCCTTTAGAAGTTTTTATCCATTTAGGTAAAAGTGGACAAGTTCAAAATACTTTTACAGAAGCTCTTGGAAGAATTATTTCTATTGCTTTACAAAGAGGTGTTCCTGTTGAGGATATAACAAAAACTCTTATTGGTATAAATAGTGATAAAATGTGTTGGTTTAGGTTTGAACCAACTGATAAAAGACCAGTACAAATATTAAGCATTCCAGATGCTATTGCTCAATTATTGAATAGATACTATATTGGTAAAAAATTTGAGGGTGAATTGAGTGATGAAGTTTGTCCCCAATGTGGCCAAAAAATGCTCGCAATAGAAGGGTGTTTTAACTGTACTTGTGGTTATAGTAAATGTAGCTAAATTTTCATTTTTTTATAAATAATATCAGATTTTATAAAAACAAACGGAGGAATAAATAATGTCTTTAAGAGATTATATTACAAAAGAAGAAGATACAAAGAAAACTAATCTTTTTGAAGGAATGACTGGTGCTGAAATAGGAAAGGAATTGGGTATTACAAGACAAGCCGTTTCCAATACATTAAAAAGAGCCATGAAAAAACTTTTTATTGAAATGAAAAAAGAAATGGGTGGAACTGATTTTGAAGTAGCTGTAAATCTTATGGTTGGATTGGGTGTTGAGGATATGGACGTTACTAACTTTTTTAAATTGTTTCCACCTGATATTAGAAAAAAAATAGAAGCATCCGCTAATGAAACATTACATGGAAAAAAGTAACGTCTTTTTTTGTAAAAATTGTGTAAATTGTAAAATAAAAAATAATTTAATTAGTTGTAAGTTAAAATATTTCAAAAACATAACATATAAAGAACTTGATTTATTAACCCCATTTGATTTTGAATGTATAGATTTTGAGGAAATATAAAAATGTTATCTCTTGAATTTGTTTCTAATTTTATATATAGTAATTGTGAAAACGTTTCTACTTCTAAAGATGGAACCCATTTCCTTGCTAGATGTCCGCTTTGTGGTGATAGTAAAAAAAATAAAAGAAAAAGAAGATTCAATTTAGATTATAACGGTGGTAAACCAATATATCATTGTTTTAATTGTGATTCTTCTGGATCTTTTTTGAAATTATATAGTATTATAAATTGTATATCAATAAGTGATGCTATTAAAGAATTTGAAAAATATGATTCAAATTATATAATACAAAGATTATCTAATAATAGAAGAGAGAAAAAAGTTGTTGAAAAGATGGAGTATGAAGATCATAGCTATATTTTAAAAGATTGTATATCAGAAGATGATAAAGGTAATACTGTATTTATCAAAAACGTAAAAAAGATGCTAAAAAACTTTAAAAATTCCAGGTACATACCGGAAGGTTTTAAAGTTTTTTATGCATATAAAGGTGAATATTCTAATAGAATAATATTACCTTTATATAATAAAGATGGTTTAATGTATTATTTTCAAGGAAGATCTATTAGTAATAGTATTATTCCTAAATATAAAAACCCAACATTATCAAAAGGTAATATTATATTCAATGAATATAAATTTGATCGAAAAAAATCAATAATAGCTGTTGAAGGATTATTAGATGCGTTAACGATAGGTGATCAAGGAACTGCTTATTTAGGATCAAGTATAAAAGATGAATTTATCGAAAAGCTATTAAGCCTTACTGATAGAAATGTAATAATATCGGTAGATAATGATGATGCTGGAAGCAAAACATTATATAAAATTTTCAAAAATTCAAAACATAAAAAAAGAACAAGAGTTAGATATTTTATATTTTCTGAAAAATATAAAGATTGTAGTGATATAAATGAATTAAAAATAAAACATAAAATAGAAAACATATATGATTATATAGTGAATAATTCAATATCTGATACGAAGGTTAGAATATTAAAAAATATTGGAGAAAGTAGAAAATGATAAAAACTGTAGTGGGAAAAGATTATATTGAAATAGACGAAAAAAATTGGGACAGTGAAGAATTTTTACAAATAAGAAAAATTCATATAATAAAAATGAATTTTCTAAAACCAACCGCTGTTAAAATTAATAATGTTATTAGTAAATATCCAAATACAAATAGATTTGTTGTTGATAACAACATAAAAATATATAATAGTGTTTTGAAGAATACTATAAAAAAATATTATGTTGAAAATACAAAAAATGATAGTAATAATATCATTTCATTTTTCAGAAGAAACAACAAAATTCTATTTAACTTCAATAACTTATCAAATATTGTGAAAAAAATATATCTTGACAATATTTTATTTTATGATATACTTAATAATGTTGAAGTTATTAGAATGGATGAGGAAATTTTTCAATCTAAATTAGAAATACTAAAAAAGTGGAATGGTAATGTAATAATATAATGAATTATTTATTAATTGGTCCATATGTTGGTGATTGGGAACAGGAAATTGTTAATTTTAGACCATATGTAAGATGGTTATGTGATTCTCTAGAATATGATGAAGTATTTGTAAGTTCTCATTATAATAGACTTTTTTTATACGATTTTATACCAGAAAGTAATAAAATACCAATATATAAACATTTATCTGTTTATGAATATGATCAGGTTGGATATTACAATAAAAGAATAAATCAAAAAAATTTCAGAAATATAGTAAAATATGCGAAACAAATTATATTAAACGATAAAAAATGTGTGAAAAGAGATATCACAAACTATCAATTAAATTATGTTAAAAATGTAAAACACGTCCCAATATATAATAAGATATTTGAAAAAATAAAAGTAAGTCATTCTTGTCCATTAACCAACATGGACAAAATTGTTTTTATACCTGATATAAAATCAGATGAAAGATTATTAAATAAAATTCATTATCATGTTTTAAATAATTATGATTCTATAATTATTGGTGATATGAAAACTGAATATCCAGAAGATAATATTATCACACCAATGATAAATTATTTTGATTTTGGTTTTCAATATATAATAGATCACATAAATACATCTAGAATGGTAATATGCCCAACCGGTGTTTGGACTTTTATAAGCAATTTACAGGGAAAACCGGTATTTTCATGGGGAGAAAATGTATCATCTTTCAAAGACAATGGTGTTTATAATTTTAATAATAAAAAATCTTTTATATTACCAACAAATAATGAAACAAATCCCGATCTTGTTATAAGATCTTTAGATAAATTTATAAAGGATCTAAAAATTGTATAGGAGAAGATGTAAAATGCCTTATTATGAATTTCAGTGTCCAAAATGTAATAAAATATTTGAAAAATATTATAAAAATATAAAAGAAGCTAATGAAAATGTTGTTAAGTGTGATAATTGTTGTATCAAAATGAAAAGAATATTATCATCAACATCTTTTATATTAAAAGGTGGTGGATGGGGCCAAAGCGGATATTCAAAGGAGAAGAAGTAATGCCTGTATTTGATTATGAGTGTCCTAAATGTGGATATCACCAAGAACTAATAGTATTTCATAAAACTAACCCACAAGAAATACTCATTTGTTCGAAATGTAACACTGAAATGATTAGAATTTTTCCTCAAAAATCACCAACGTTTAAATTGGTATTTAATAATAAACGTGGTGATATGTGTGATTGGGATGGTAACACAAATCACTATTATGATGAATATAAAAAACAAAAAGCTGAAGGTAAAGATGTTCGAATTCCAGAATTAGATGGTGAAAAAAGAACCAAAATTTTATAAATGAAAGGAAATTATAAAATGTTATTCCTATTAAAAGAAAATTGGCGAAATGAAAATGGTTTTTATCGAAGCGATGATGTATGTTCGTTTTGTGAAAAACAAAATTCTTGTTACATAAACATATGTATAAATGAAAATGAAAACGTTTTGCTTTGTAAAAGTTGTTTAAATAAATTGTCTGGTGAAATAGATAAAGCTATACAAAGAAAAATATCACAAGATGGGGGAAAACAATGAAATTTAAAGAATTTATTACTGAAGTTAATAAAATAAATAAAGCTGCTGGTAAAGCTTCAAAAGAAACACGATTACAAGAATGTCTTCATTGTGTTTCTTTTGGTATAAGACAAGATAAAAAAAGTAATATCACAGAATCTGATGTTTTAGATAGAAATAAATTTTTCCAAAGCTATAGTTTACACTGTAATCTTGATTCTTCAGGTGATGAAATTTTCGATTTTGCTGAAAGGAGACCGGATTGGGTAAAAAGCGTTGTAACATCAACTAATGCTTTTTTCAAATCACCTTATAGCAAGAAAGCTCCCTATGATTTTTATAGAGGAACTGGTTTAATGAATCTTGTTTATAGAGAATTTAATAAAATGAAAATTTTGGAAGGTATAAAACTTCAAAACGATAAATGGAATCCTGGTGATATATGGGCCGTTTCTTCTAGCTTTAAACCTAATTTTGGTTCATTTGGATCATTAATTGAATATAATGCTTATATAGCAGATCAATTAGAAAAATGTAATTTAATTGGTATATCATTAAAAAAAGTTGGTAACAATGCTAAAGTTGTTGTTGTTGGCAAAGATAAAATGGAAATAAAACAAGTTAATTTTAGTGGTATTAGGAAACCAACAAAAACTATTTTTTCAACAGGTATAGCAATAAATTTATCGAATAAATGGATTATTAATATAAGAAGTTTTGAAATAATTAAAAATGCTGATATTCGTGGTGAATTATTAGGTAAAACAGCCAGACATGGAAAATTTGCTGTAACAAACATAATTAAAAAATATAACATACCACAATTACAACTTTCAAAAATAAAGAAAATGACAGATGATGAACTTAGAGATATTGTTGTGAAATTATGGTCTGATATTGGTTATAATTTCTCACAAGAAAAAATAGATAAAGATTTTAATGAACTTATAAATGGAAAGAATCCATTAGAAAAAAGAGGCCGTAATGGTTTCTGGCAATCAGCTATACATGCTCTTCAATTCGGTGAATTTTTAGTAAAGAATAAAGGAAAAGCAAACGAGATTGTGAGTGATATGTTTTACGGTGCATCCTCAATAAGTGATTATTCATCAAATTTTATTAAAATATATTAAAATGTAGAAAGGATAATGGAATATGTTTCCATATGTTGGTGGTAAATATAGACAATCAAAATGGATATCAAGTTTTTTTCCTAAAAAAATAGAAAAATATGCAGAAGTTTTTGGTGGTGCAATGTGGGTTTATATTAATAGTAATATAGACCCCATTGAAGTTTATTATAATGATTTTAATCCATTCATGGCTAATGTTTTTTCGTGTTGTAGATATTATGACGAATTTTTAAAATATCTTAATAGAGTAGAACCACAAAAAGATTATATTTTTAATGAATATAAAAAAGAAATAATAGAATTAGTTAAATTTAACAAAAAAATAGATTTTCCTGATTTCAATATAGCCGCTAAATATATGTATTTAGTAACACAGACTTTTTCTGGTATTATGTCAGAAAGAGTTAAAATGATATTTTTAGATCCCGCCAAATATAAAACCACAAAATATGATGCGTTCAAAAGAAAGTTAAACAATCCAAGAATACAATCAAAATTAGAAAAAATAAAAGTATTTAATTTATCATATGAAGAATTTATTCCAATTATAGATGGTGAAAATACTTGGATGTATTTGGACCCTCCTTATTATGGAACAGAAAAACTTTATGCTTTTCATAATTTTAACATAGATCATCATAAAAAATTAGCTAATATACTAAATACCTGTAAAAGTAATTGGATTTTAAGTTATTATGATTTTAAAGAATCTTATGATTTTTATCCAATAATTAAGTATAAAAGAGAATTTAGAGAATATAAAAAAGCATCAATGGCAACAAAAGGAAAAAAACAAACAGATGCCGTGGAAATGCTTGTGATAAAGGGGAAATAATATTATGAGTAAAACTGTTTTGGTTTGTGGTAGTGATGGTTATATAGGACATGCATTAACTTTAAGATTATTAAAAAAAGGATATAAAGTTATTTGTATAGATGATTTTAGAAGAAGATTCTATGTAGAACATTACATGGAATCTTTTTCTGCTTTACCAATAGAAGAACCAAACAAACGATTAAAAATAATGAAAGAATATGGTGATTTCATATTCTATAAAATGGGAATTGATGGTATTGATGATTATTATCAATTACAAAGAATTTTTGAAGAATATAAACCAGATGTTGTTGTTAATCTAGCCCAACAACCAGCTGCTCCATTTTCACATAAAAATAGAGAATTAGCATATGAAACTACTTATAATAACATTCTAGGTACACTTAACATTCTTCATGCCATAAAAGAATATTCACCAGATACTAGTTTAGTAACAATTGGATGTTACGATAAAGAAACAGAAATTTTAACAGAAGATGGATGGAAACGTTTTGAAGAATTATCTAAAAATGATAAAGTAATGTGTTTAGATAAAAATAAAATGAAAATAGAATATCATAATCCATCTGAAATACAAAAATACAAATATAATGGTGAAATGATATCAATAAAAAATAAAAAAGTTGATTGTCTTTTGACACCTAATCATAGAGTTGTATATAAAGATGAAGACGGTGATATAAAAATAGAAAGAGCTGATAAAATGATTCATAAACAATCATTTTATATTCCAAAAAATACTGATGATATGACAAAAAACAATGATGCTTTTGTAAAAAAAGATCATATATCAAAAATAGAATATAATGATTATGTGTATTGTTGTACTGTTCCTACTGGTATAATAATGGTTAGAAGAAATGGAAAAAATTATTGGTCTGGTAATAGTATGGGTGAATATGATCCTAGTGTTGGAATAAGAATACCAGAAGGTGTTTTTGATTTTGAATATGATGGTAAATTAATAAAAAACGCAATTTATCCAAGAAAACCTGGTTCGTATTACCATGCATGTTATTCAGATGATACAGAGATTCTTACGGAAAATGGATGGAAGTTGTTTAAAAATTTGAACAAAAAAGAAAAGGTAGCTACTTTAAATAAAGAAAAAAATGAATTAGAGTATCAATTACCAATTAATCATTTTGAATATGATTTTGATGGTGATCTTATTTCATTAAAAAATAAAAATATTGATTTACTTGTAACAGATAATCATAAATTATTAGAACATTCTTCTCATAGAAGTGATTTAAAAAATTGGCGACTTACAGAAGCGAAGGATGTATATGGAAAAGATATCTGTCTTAAAACAAATGTTGATAATTGGAATGGGGATGATTTTGAATATTTTGTTTTACCAGAATGTATGGTAACTTTAACAAAAGATGTATTTAAATTAGAAAAAGAAAAATATATTCCAATGGAAGATTGGTTATTATTTTTTGGATGGTATATAACCGAAGGAAATTTATATAAAAATTCAATAAATATATCACAAAAAAAAGAACAATATTTCGAAGAAATTAAAAATTCATTATCAATTTTTAATAGAAAAATTCAAATAAATAAAGATTTTAATGGAGTAAATATATTCTCTATAAGATACAAACAATTATCAGAATATTTAAAAAAATTCAAATTAAGTGATGAAAAATATATTCCTAAATGGATAAAAAATCTTTCAAAACCATTATTAAAAATCTTATTTAATACAATGATGAAAGGTGATGGTTGGATAGATGATAAATCAAAAAAATTAAGAGGAGCTTATTATACAAAATCTATTCAACTTGCTAATGATTTTCATGAAATTTGTTTAAAACTTGGATATTCCGCTTATCTTCATAAAATTGATGAACAAGAAAATGAATATTGTGTTTATATTTCTGATAATAAAACAACACAAATTAATAATAAAGAAGATAATTCTTGGAATAAAATTAAATATAATGGAAAAATTTATTGTGTAGAAGTTCCGAATAATATAATTTATGTTAGAAGAAATGGTAAATCTGTATGGTGTGGTAACAGTAAAGTTGCTTCTACTTATTATATTGATTGTGCTTGTAGATTTTATGATATAAGAGCTACTGATATAATGCAGGGTGTAGTTTATGGTGCATGGACACCAGAAATAGAAGAAACTGGATTGAATACAAGATTTGATTCTGATGAATGTTTTGGTACTGTTTTCAATAGATTTATTGTTCAAGCTGTTATAGGTCATCCTTTAACTATTTTTGGAAAAGGTGAGCATAGTAGAGGATTTTTATCATTAAATGACTCTGTTCAATGTCTAATGCTGGCCATAGAAAATTATCCAAATAATGGTGAATATAGAACATGGAATCAATTAGATGAACCATTATCTATGAATGAATTAGCTGATAAAGTAATTTATATAGCTAATAAATTTGGTATAAAAGCCGAAAAAATTCATATAGAATCACCAAGAAGCGAATCTACCGATAATTTTTATTACAATCCAGTTGTTGATAAACTAAAAAATCTTGGATTTAAGCCAACAAGAACAATAGAAGATGAAGGGTGCTATGTTATTGATAAATTAAAAAATCTAAAGAATATTGATTTAAAGAAATTAAATAATGTTGTGATTCCTATAATAACATGGAAAAAATAATCCTATGGAAATTATTGTTTTATGGAAAATCTTGAATATACAGAAAAAAAATTTAGAGAAATTATTAAAGAAAAAGAAGATGAAATAAAAAAAATAGAAGAATATTTATCAACTTTAGAAAAGAAAGAATCAAAAAACAAAAAAGATCTTAGAAGAATTTCTTTCGCAAAACAAAAAATAAAAGATTTAAGAAAAATAACTGATTATTTAAATTCTTTAATCAATATAAGTGAGGAAGATATGTCAGCTGGTGTAATTGTAAGAGATAATAAAACATCCAGAAAAAAGATTTTAATAAGAGAATACATAAACAGAGAAAAAGAAAGAAAAAAGAAAAATATAACAAAAAACATTAGTACAAAAAGATATAAAAATAGAATACCAACAAAATCTATTAAAGAAAAATCAGGTAAACCAAAAATTCTTCTTATTACTGATGTTGAAGGATGGGCTTGGTGGATAAAATCACGATATTTAATAAGATATCTTTCTGATGAATTTGATTTTGATATTTATAATTATCTTGAAGATGGAAAAACTGCTGGTATAAATAATAGATTTTATGATATTTATTTTACTTTTGGATATTCATATATAACAAAAATAAACAATGTTGAAAAAAAGAAAAGAGTAACAGGTGTTACTGCTCACAGAAACCCAGAAATGATAAGAAAAAGAATGAGATTAGCTGGTCATATACATGCTAATTCTGTTTTACTGTATAATGAACTGGTAAATATGGGGTTTTCTGATAATTTATATTATGTTCCAAATGGTGTTGATGAGGAACTTTTCAATATAAAAAAATATATTCCAAGAGAAAGAAATAAAATAGTTGTTGGTCATGTTGGTAAATTATCACCAAGAAAAGGTCAAAAAGATTTTATTATACCAGCAATAGAAAGAGCAGATGCTGATAGTCGTTTACATTTGAATGATTATACTAACAGATTACCACATGATAAAATGCCTGATTTGTATCAAGATATGGATGTTTTTATTGTTTCAAGTGATGAAGATGGAACACCTAATCCAGCATTGGAAGCTGCTGCTTGTGGAAGACCAATAATATCAAATAAAATAGGTAATATGCCTGAATTTATAAAAGATGGATATAATGGTTTTTTGGTAGATAGAAATATTAATGCTTATGTTGAAAAAATAAACTGGTTTAAAAACAATAGAGATAAGCTAATAGAAATGGGTATAAATGCTAGAAAAACAGTAGAAGATGGATGGACGTGGAAAATTCAATCTGAAAATTATAGAAAAATGTTTAGGAGTATTTTAGAAAAAAATGAAAATTATAATATTAGGTAATACTGGTAATAATATAAATAATGCTTATAGTTGGTTTGTTAAAACAACATATGAGGGTTTTACTTTAAACGGACATAATGTTATTGGTGTTGATTGGAAAAAAAATAGTTTAGATACTATAAAAGAAATTGTTTACGATTTTAAGCCTAATATTATATTCACACATTTAACATTCCATCATCATAAAAAATTACCAGATGTTTTTCAATTATTTAGAGATTTTAAATCCAAAGGAATTAAAATGATTCATACTCTTTCTGATGCAAGAGATGAACCTAGATATGATGGTGATTTAAGAGAAGTTTTTGATTTTGCTTTCGTTTCACAACTAGAAAATCTGGATAAATTTAAATCATATTGGAATATTCCAGTCTTTTTTTGGCCATATTCTTCATTAACATTAAATAAAATACCACAAAAAAATCCTAAATTTAGTTTTCAACATCCATTATTTACAGGATCACAATCATCACATAAAGATAGATCTGAATTTATAAAAGAATTACGTAAAATAATGAAAATAATCATTGTAAAAACTAAATCTAAAAATGATCTAAGAAAATATACACCAGAAGTTTCTATTTCTTCTAAATGTATATTAGGATTATGTACTGGTTACGATATTGGTGGTTTTATTGACGTAAGACCATTTCAATATTTAGGTTGTGGTGCCTTTATGATAAGTAGAAAATTTAAGTGGCAAGAAAAAATTTTGCCTGATGATATTCATGTATTATTTCATAGTTATGATAATCCAGAGATTGTGAAAGAATTATGGAAAATTTGGGAGAATAAGGATACATCTAAAATAAGAGAAAAAGCTTTTAATTTTATACAGAAATATCATTCAAGTAAAGTAAGAATGTTTAATACACTAAATGTTATCATGGAAAAACAAAATTCTGTTAAAGCTTTAATTGACGAAATTTAAAGGAGATTTTTTATATGTTTAAAGGTTTTATTTTATGTGATAAAAGAACAGGATCTACTTTATTACAAAATTGTTTAGATTCACATCCAGAAATTACTTGTTATGATGAACTTTTTATGATAAGGGGAAAAATTAAAAAAAGAAATGGTCAATATATGTATAGATGGATGAAAGATAATAAATCATATAATAAAAAAAAATTTCTTAATTATTTAGGTGAACAAGATGAAAATGTTTATTTGAAACTAATATATGATCAGTGTGATTATTGGAAATTAGAACCTTATATTAGGAAAAATAATCTACAGATAATACATCTATTCAGAAAAAATCATTTCAAAAAAGCTGTTTCTAGATTATCAAGAAATAATAATAAAGGACAAATAGATCCTATAACAAATATTGATGTAAAAAAATTAGTAAACGAAATACTACATTCTATGGAAAAATCAAGAATATATAAAAAGAAATGGGAAAAACATGAAAACCAGATAAAAATATATTATGAGGATATGATAGGAAGAAAAGAAGGAGAAATTGGTGAGATTAAAAAAGTCGGTGCTTTCAATATAAAATCAAATCAAATAACATATTTAAATAAAGAAACGTGTGAAAAGTTATGTAATTTTATTGGTGTAGAATATTTTGACATGTATTCAAATATAACAAAAAGAAATAAAGAAGATGTATTATCATATTTTAACGATAGAGAAAAAAGAAAAATGATATCTTTGTTAAAAAAAGTAGACCTTGGAAAATATCTTGATGAGTGGGGTATGGTGTGATTATAAACAGTTATTTAACAGATGGTTATTTTGAATGGGGTAAAATTTTTATAAAATCATATACACACTTTAATGGTGAAGATGATGAAATGGTAATCTTTACAAAAGATCTGAAAAGTGATCAAATAAAAGAATTAACATCATTAAGAAAAAATATAGAAATTAGAAATAGTAAAATAGATTATAATGATTTATCAAGAAAAATGGGTATAAGTAAAGAAAAATTAATGATGTTTAAAAACATAACAGAGAACAAAAAGACTAACACAGGAATAAAAATATGGAAGAATTATATAGCTGATGATGATAGAATAAAATCAATATATAGTTTAATAAAAGAAATGGATGAAGGTGATAATTTATTCCATGCAGATATAGATACTTGTGTTACTGGTTCTTTTGAACGAATTTTAAAAATAACTAAAGAAAATGATTTTTCTACCATATTTAGAATAGATAAACAAATAAATAGAAAGGGATTTGTATATAGGGAAAACAGAGCTGTTTTAATGTGTGTAATGGGTTTTACTGTAAATGATAAAGTAAAAGATTTTATGGATAGATGGATATATTATATAGATAAAATTCCTCTACAAAAAAGAGGCAAAGCTCATGGTCAAAAAGCTTGTTATCAAGCATATGTTGATATAAATAAAAAATATCCGAATTTTAAATGGGGTCAGATGAGAAGTAATAACAGAGAATGGTTAAATGCAAATAAAGGATTGAAATCAATAAATTTAAAAAAATCTTATGATTATTTAAAAAAGAATGGTGTAATATGAATTATTTTTGTTTGTTTATAGGCCCTGGAAGAAGCGGACATAGTTTAATATCAGTTATATTAAATGCCCATCCAAATATTCGTATTTCAAATGAATTGGGTATTTTTAAAAAAAATGGATGTTATAATAAAAATAAAGAAACGATTATAAACAATATTTTAAAAAAATGTGAAAAAGAAAAAAACAAGTTAGTAAGAGGAAAATATAAATATAAAATTGAAAAAACATGGAAAGATGGTGATTTATTAGTTATAGGTGATAAACACGGAAATAATACATCTTTAAATTTAAGTAGAAATTTCAACAAATTAAAAATCTTTCAAAAAAATATAAATCTTCCAATAAAATATATTCATTCTGTTCGAAATCCATTTGATCAAATAACAACAGAATCAATAAGAAAAGGTAAAAGCATAGATAATCTTATAGAAGTGTACTGTTCAATAATGGACGTTGTTCAAAAAATAAAAAATGAGGAAGAAAATGAACAGAATAATATATTAGAAATATATCATGAAGATTTAATATACAATAAAAAAAGAAATATAATAAAAATGTGTGAGTTTTTGGGTGTTGATGTTTTCGATGATTATATAGAATCATGTTCAAATGTAATAAAAAATAAACCACATTTTAGTAGATTTAGGTTAAAATGGACAGATGATCAAAAAAATAAAGTATATAAAAAAATAATTAACAAATATGACATATTAAAAGGATATAGATTTGATGAAGAAATCTAAAATTACAAAATATATACCAAATACTAATATTCATACTTCAGAATGGATAAAACAAGATATAATAAATCATGTAGAAAAATCAAAGCCATTTTCTCTGATAAGATTTGGTGATGGTGATCTAAAATTTATAAAATGTTTTATAGAACTTAAAAAACAAAATGTTGATTTTTTTGAAGAATATGATGGAAAACTTGATTGTGTTTGGAAAGGATACCAACAAGGTGTAACTTTTGACAAATTTCCTTATGTTTGGGATATGTATAGAGATGTTTCAAATAGGGCAAATTACATATCATCTTTTGATTTATATAAGGAAAGAAAAGGCGGTAAAAATAAAAGTTTGCTAGAAAAATGGAAATATTATTATAATGAACTTGGTATAGTGAACACTAATTATTGTGAAACTGATGTTGGGTTCTTTCTTTTCAATGATATGAAATTGTTTAAATATCTTAAAAAAAATAATAAAAAGGTTTGTTTTGTTACATCTTTAAATGATTCTTTTGATCAATTTAAAAAATATGGTATAGATTATGGTGTTTTTTCAATTCCAAGAGCAAATAAAGTTAGAAATATTTCTGGTAAAAAGGGATATGTAAATGATGTACCGAAAGAAAAATGGCATATAAATTTTCATGAAAAGATAAAAGAAGAATTAAAAAAGAAGATTAATGATTATGATATTTTCTTTGTTGGTGGTGGAATGCTTGGTAGATCATATAGTGATATAATAAAAGAACATGGTAAAGTAAGTGTTGATATTGGTAAAATGATAAATTATTGGAATGATGGATATATATGTAGTAGATTTAATAGAGAACAAAGCAGAATATTTAAAAAAGATGAATTTACAATAAAAATTAGTAAAAGGAGATTAAAAGAAGTCAACGGATAAATTTAATATGGGCAAAAATAATCATGAATGATGTTTTAATGGTAACTTATAAAGATCTCGCCAATACTGGTTGGAGATTCAGCAAATGCCTGGAATTACTTGGATTAAATGTTAAAATATTTAAAGGAATTTCCCATTTTGATTATACAGAACAAGCAATTCTTTGTAATATGTATAGAATTAAATCCCCATTATACCCACCACTTTCCTTTAAAAGCGAAGAATTAAAGGATTTAGCTTCTGAATCAAAAATAATTCATTTTATAGCTGGTACTTATGTTGATACAGGAATAGATTTATCAAAAAAGAAATTAGTTATTCAATATGGCGGTCGTCCATATATAAACACAAACACGAGAAAAAAATGTAATTCTTTTTTTAATAAAATAGTAGATGCTACTATTATGCAATATCCAGCTCTTTTGGGATATGGTGCGAAAAATGAACATCTTATATATTATCCAGTAGATACAGAATTTCTACAGCCTGAATATAATAATAATGAGAAAGTTATTATAGGTCATTTTCCATCAAATCCAAAAACTAAAGGAACTAAGGAAATTTTAGAAATAATAAAAGAAATCGAAAATGATAAAAAATATAATAAATTGTTCCAATATATTGGAACAAGAGATATAAATAAAAAAATAGAACCTTGGTTGGAACATTTAAAAAAGTTCAAAAAATGTGATGTTATAATAGAAACATTGAAACCTTCTTTTAAGGGAATAAAATTTGGCGAATGGGGTAATACTGCTCTTGAAGCAGCCGCACTTGGAAAAATTGTTATAACTAATTCATTATATAATGATATTTATAAAAAAGAATATGGTAATAATGCTTTAAACATAGCAAACAATAAAAAACAATTAAAAGATCAAATTATTAAAATAATTCAATATAATAGAGATAAGATAATAGAAGAAAAAAAGAAGTCCAGAAGATGGGCTGAGAAAAAACATGGATTTATTCCAACTTCTGAAAGATTATGGAATAAAGTATATAAGGATCTAATATGAAATATTTAATAACAGGCGGTGCTGGTTTTATAGGAAGTCATATATGCGAAACTCTATGTAAACAGGGACATGAAATTATCTGTATAGACAATTTTATAAATGGTAATAAAGATAATTTAAAAGATTGGTGGAATCCGAAAACCTGTACTTTTGTTAATGAAAGTATCTACAATTATGACAAAATATTACCTTATTTTAAAGATGTTGATACTGTATTTCATAATGCTGCTTCTAAGTGTTTAGTATGTAGAAATAATCCATTGGAAGATCTTATGACAAATTCAAGAGGATCGTGGTGTGTATTTGAAGCTTCAAGAAAAATGGGTGTCAGAAAAGTTATTTATGCCTCCACTGGGTCTGTCTGTAATGGAAATCCTAAGTCATTTTATGGTGTTACAAAATATTCAGCAGAAGCTTATTTAAATGCTTTCAAGTGTTATTATCCAGATTTTAATTATAGTATAATAAGATATTTTCATGTATATGGTAAAAGACAATCAGAGCTTGGAGTAATACCAAAATTCACAACAAATATTTTAAATAATATTCCAATTATAATACAAGGATCTGGATTACAAGAAAGACGATTCACTCATGTTTCGGATATAGTAAAAGCCAATCTTTTAATATCTGAAAATGATTCAACAAACGGTAAAATATTTAATTGTGTTTCTGATTTTAAAATAAATATAAAAGAATTAGCTTATAAAATATATAATATTATGAAAAAACAATCTCTTATAAAATATGAACCACAGAGACCCGATGAAGTTATGAATTTTGATGATATTTCCAATGATGAACTAAAAAAAATTGGATTTGAATTTATGAATGATTTTGATTATGGTTTAAGAGATACTATAGAATATTATGAGGAAAATTATGACAAAAAAGAATAATATTAAAAAGGAAGTAGATTTTGAAAAAAATAAAATAAGCGATCCTGTTTCATCTAAATTTAGATCAATTTGCGAAGTTCATAGAGAAATATATGATGAAGTTATAGAATTACCGGATGAAGAAAAAAGAGAAAAGATAATAGATCTTCTTCAAGAAGCCTATATTATGGGTAAAAAAATTGCAAGAAAATTGTTCGAATATAAAGGCGGAGACAAAGAAGCTTTTTTGAAAGAAATGAATTACGAACATAATTTAGATAAAGCAAGGGATAAAGCTAGAAGACGACAAAGGAGTAATAATAAATGACTAATACAATTGGAATAACTGGCGGTCTTGGATATATAGGCATGGCATTAGCTGAAAAAGCTTTATCAAAAGGATATAATGTAAAAGTAATAGATAACAAATTAAAAAATGATCAAGAAATAAATAAAGATATTACAGTAATAAGAGGCAGTGTTTTAAACGAAAAAGATATATCAAACTTTTTGGAAGGTGTTGATTTTGTTTATCATTTATCAGCTTTATCAAATGTTAGAGAATGTTCAAAAAATATAAAAAAAGGACTAGAAATCAATACTTTATCAACTCGACTTCTTTTAGAAGGTGTAAAAGATATTGATATTTCTGGATTTTTATTTTCTTCCTCTATAGTTGCTTTATATGGTAATCCTATTTATCTTCCATTAGATGAAAACCATCCCATAAAACCTGTAAACGATTATGGTGTTATGAAAAGATCTTCTGAGCTTTTTTGTCAATCATATTATAGATCATTTGGTGTACCAACCGTTATTTTAAGACAATCTACAATATATGGTCCTTCACCATCTATGAAATATGATTCAGCCATCCATAATTTTATTAGAAAATCTATTAGAAACGAGCCAATAAACGTATTTGGTGATGGAAACCAAAAAAGAAATTTTCTGTGGATCGAAGATTTAATAGATACATATCTTGAGATATATGATATTATGAAAAATGAAAGAAGTTTATCAGGTGAAATATTCAATATATCAGGGCCTGATGAATTTACTATTAGAGAAATTATTAGAAAAATTCAAAATTTAACTAAAAAGAAAATTGGAAAAAATATTTCTGTTGAATTTCAACAAGAATCAAATGAAGTAAAAGCTAGAGATTTAAAAATATCAAATGAAAAAATTGATGGTATTTTAAAAAATAAGAAAAGAACGAAAATGAAAGATGGTTTAGAAAAATTGTTTGATTATATATTGGAGGAAGAAAATGGAAAATATTAAAGTATCTATGCCTATTCTTCATGAAGAAGAACTCGCTAAAGTTAGGGAAGTATTAATTTCTGGAAATTATACATCAGGTAAATATGTTGATCAATTTGAAAAGAAATTTGCCGATTATGTTGGAACAAAATATGCTGTTGCATGTAATTCTGGAACAGCTGCTATTCATTTGGCTCTTATTTATTACAATATTGAATGGGGTAATGAAGTTATTGTTCCGTCCATGACATTTTTTGCAACAATTTCACCTATTTTGATGAGAAATGCTGATCCAATTTTTGTTGATGTTAATGATGAATGTAATATAAACGCTGATGATATTGAACAGCATATAACTGAAAATACAAAGATTATTATGCCTGTTCATTATTTTGGTATGCCATGTGATATGGATAAAATAATGAATATTGCTAAAAAATATGGTCTTGTTGTTATAGAAGATTGTGCTCAAGCTCATGGGGCCAAAATTGATGGAAAAACAGTAGGTTCTTTTGGTAATGCTGGTTGTTTTTCATTTTTCGCTACTAAAAATATGACCACTATAGAGGGTGGTATGATTACTACAAACAGTAAAGAAATGTATGAAAGATTGAAACAAATAAGATCTCATGGTATGACTGATAGACACACTCATACTTATTTAGGATATAATTATAGAATGAATGAAGTATCTGGTGTTATTGGATTAGAACAGTTGAAAAAACTTGATTCTTTTAATGAAAAAAGATTTGAAAATTCCTTATATATTTACAATAACATAAAATCTACAAAGGTAATGCCTCTTTATAAGGACATAATAGAAACTAACAAGGAATGTGTTTTCTTTTGGTGTCCTGTTATTACAATATATGATGAAAGAGATGATTTTCTGAAACACTTGAAGGAAAATGGTATTGGATTCAGGCATAGATATAATGAACCATTATATAAACAACCTATATTTAAGAAAAAATATGATAGTATTTTACATCCGAGAGCTGAACATTTCAGTAAAAGAGTTGTTGGACTACCAAATCATCCAAATCTATCAACAAAAGATCTTAATAGAATTATTGATGTAGTAAATTCTTTCTAGGAGGGATTGAATGAGTCTTAATATAATTGGTGCTGGTGCTCAAGCTAAATATGTTTTAGATATGACTAATTCTAATAGTTATAAAAATATTAATATTTACAGTGATAATAAGAAAAAAATAGGAAAATCTATTGGATTTATAAAAATCAATGATTTGAAAGAATTTCAACCAACTGAAAATTGTAAAGTTTTTATATCAAATGGTAATAATATAAAGAAGGAATATATATATATAGATCTTTTTAAAAAAGAAAAAAGCATAATATATCCAAAATTTATTTCTATAAGAGCAAGTATATCAAAATCTTCTTTTATTAGACAAGGTGTTTTGATAAATCCATTTGCTAACATTGGCCCTTATTCTGATATTGGTTGTTTTTGTATGATACATTCTGGTGTTAGTATAGAACATGATTGTATTATAGATGATTTTGTTAATATAGCACCAGGTGTTAAAATGGCAGGTGGTGTAACTGTTGGTAGATATTCATATATTTTTACAGGAAGTGTAATTATTCCAAATATAAAAATAGGAAAAAACAGTATCATTGCTGCTGGTTCTGTTGTTACAAAAGATGTTCCTGATAATGTAATGGTTGCTGGGTGTCCAGCTGTGATAAAACGTGAAAATTATTTTAATAACTAAAAAAAATAAAAATCTCTATAACAGTAGAATTAATATTGATTTTATTAGGAAAATAGGGCCTTTATGTAATAAATTTAATATAATAGAAGCTTTTGATAAGAAAAATAATAAGCTTCTGGTACAACCAAAAGATTTATATGAAAAATACAAACCAGACGTAATTATGTGCCATTCTCAACATGATCTTCTTAATGGTTTTTTTAAGAATTTACCTTGTTTGAAAATAATTATTGCTGTTGATTTTTGGAAAATAATAGAAAAAAATAGATTTGATTTTTATGAAAATAATGATTTTGATGTTATTTTTTATAGAGGATATATTCCTGAAAAATATAGAATAAAATTAGGTATTCCTACAATATGGTTGCCATGGTCAGCTGATACTAGTGAATTTTATCCAATAGAAAATTTTGATAATAAAATAAAAAAAGTTGGTTTTGCTGGTACTTGCACCAATACTTATAAAATAAGAAAAAAAGCTATAGAAGTATTGTATAAAAGTAATTTATTAAAAGATCATGGTAGAGTTTTAAGTGAATATCCAGAAATATTAAGAAAATATGTTTGTATGTTATCATCTGCTGAAAAAAATTCTATTCATGCTAAAACATTTGAAATCATGGCAAGTGGTTCAATTCCTTTAATAAATTCACTCAATGAAAACGAAAAAACACTTTTTAAAACAGATTGTTATATAACATACAATGAAGATATGACAGATATAGTCAAAAACACAAGAAAAGTATTATTTAATAGAGAATTAGCTATTGAAATGTCAAAAAATGCGAGAAATGAAATAGAAGAAAAACATACTGATAACATAAGAATAAAACAATTATATAAACATATAGAGAGTTTTCTATGATAAAAGATTGTATAATAGGTGAAAATTTAATAATATATGATGAAAACCTTATAAACTTATATAATTGTAAAATAGGAAACAATGTAAAAATAAGTAATTTTGTCGAAATATGTAAAGATGTTATAATAGGTGATAATTGTAAAATCCAATCATTTGTTTTTATACCATCTGGTGTAGAAATAGGAAACAATGTTTTTATTGGACCAAACACGACATTTCTTAATGATAAATATCCACCATCTAAAGGAAAATATTGGATGAAAATTATTGTTGAGGATAATGTAACTATTGGTGGTAGTGTAACAATTTTGCCAGGTATAAAACTAGGAAAAAATTGTTTTATTGCAGCTGGTTCCGTTGTAACAAAAGATATAAAAGAAAATGAAAAAGTTATTGGAAATCCCGCGAGGCCAATGAAATGAAAAAATTTGCATTAATAGGTGCAGCTGGATATGTTGCACCACGACACATGAAAGCTATAAAAGAAACTGGTAATAAACTTGTCGCTGCTATGGATATATCTGATTCTGTTGGTGTAATAGATAGTTATTTTCCAGAAGCTAGTTTTTTTACCGAAACTGAAAGATTCGAAAGACATTTGGAACTTTTAAGAAAAAAAGATGAAGGAATAGATTACTTAGTAGTTTGTACCCCAAATTATCTTCATGATTCTCATTGTAGATTGGGTTTAAGATCCAATGCTGATGTTATTTGTGAAAAACCATTATCAGTAAATCCTTGGAATCTTGATCAATTAAAAATAGTAGAAAAGGAAACAGGTAAAAAAATTTATAATGTTCTTCAACTTAGACTTCATCCTTCTTTAATAAATCTAAAGAAAAGAATAAAAAAAGACAAACATTATGATGTAAAATTAACTTATATAACACCAAGAGGTTTATGGTATGATTATTCTTGGAAAGGAATAGAAGAAAAATCTGGTGGTATAATGATAAATATTGGTATTCATTTTTTTGATTTATTATTATGGTTATTTGATACAGATATTAAAAAGTTTTCCCTAGAAAAATATGAAAAAGATTTAGCTTCAGGTTTTATTAAAATGGAAAACGCTTGGATAGAATGGTTTTTATCAACAAATAAAAAATATGCCCCTGAAGGTAAAAAATATAGAGAATTAAAAATAGATAATGAAAAAATAAGATTTGATGATGTTTTTGAAGATCTTCATATTTCAGTATATAAAGACATTTTAAATGGTAATGGTTTTGGTATAGATGATGTGAAACCGGCTATAAATTTAATTTACAATATGAAAAGGAAGCGTTAAAATGCATTATTTAATAACTGGTGGTGCTGGTTTTATTGGTTCCAATTTAATTAATTATATATTAAAAAAAGATAAAGCCAGTAAAATAACTGTAATCGATAATTTACTTTTTAAAACAGATGATTATATAAAAAGCGAAAAAATTAATTTTATAAATGATGATATATCTAATGATATTCTTGCAATGAAGTTATGTAAAAATGTTGATGTTGTTATACATCTTGCTGCAAATTCAGGTGTTATTCCTTCTTTGAAAAACCCAAAACTTGATAAGAAATATAATATAGATGGTACATTTAATTATTTAAACGCATCATTAATGAGTAATGTAAAAAAATTCATTTTTGCTTCATCAGGTGCTGTTTTAGGTGAAAAACCAGAATTATTACATGAAGAAATGGTTGCAAAACCAGAATCACCTTATGCAGCCAGTAAATTAGCCGGAGAAGCATATTGTTTGGCTTTTGCTAAATCTTTTGGTTTGAACACAACAATATTAAGATTTTCAAATGTTTATGGTCCCTATTCTCTTCATAAAAAACTTAATTTAATACCAAAATATATTATGGATAGATTATTACAAAATAAAGAATTTTGTGTGTATGGTGATGGTAAACAAACAAGAGATTTTATATACGTAAAAGATTTAGTAAAAGCATTATATTTATTCTCTAACAGTGAAACAAAAAAAGGTGAAATATATCAATTAGCTTCTGGTAAATATTATGAAATAAATAATGTTTTAAATATTTTATCAAGTATAATGGATAAATATAATAAGAATACAATAAAATTGGTTTACAAACCAATGAGAAAAGGTGAAGTTAAAAATGTGTTTATTAATAACAAAAAATTCATGAACACTTTTAAAGGATTCGAATTCACTGATTTGGAGAAAGGTTTAAATGAAACAGCAAAATGGTTTAATGAAAACAGGTAAAACAATATGGTTATTTGGTTTACCATGTTCTGGAAAAACAACAATATCAAAAGAATTAATTGATCGCGTAAAAAAACCAGTAGAATTATTGGATGGTGATGAAATAAGAGAAAATTTATCAAATTTAGGTTTTAATAGACAGGATAGAATTAATAATATCAAAAGAATAAGATGGGTATGTAACTTATTAAATAGAAATGGTATAAATGTAATAGTTTCGGTTATAACACCGTATGAAGAAATGAGGGTTGAAAATAAAAAAAGTATAGAAAATTATGTTGGTGTATGGGTAAAATCTTCCTTAGAAACTTGTATAAAAAGAGATGTTAAGGGTCTATATAAAAAGGCTTTGAATGGAGAAATCACTAATATGACCGGAATTCAAGATCCTTTTGATGACCCAAAAGAATTTGATATAATATGTGATACAGAGATTTTTAATGTTAAAGAATGTGTTGATATGATTACTTTGTATTTGTATTATAACCAATATAAAACTATAAAAATATAAAAAGGAAAGGAATTGAAAAATGTTTGATGATATCCTTGATAGTATTTTAGAAATTCAAGAAACAGAAGATTTGATGGAAGATCTTATGGAAGATGAGTGGGAAAATTCTAACGTTTGGACTAATAATTCAAATGATTTTGTCTGGTCTAATTTGACATAGGTAAAATAAAATCTTTTACTACTCTATTTCTCTTTAAATTAAAATCTTTTGAAGATCCAGCTGAAACATCATTAGCGCTTGATTTGGCTATAAAATGAGCTTCAGGACAGGATATTCCTATATATCCATTTTTAAGAAGTTTTAACCAATAAGCCCAATCAAGTAACCTTTTATATTTATTATCATAAACAAAATCTATTTTTTCAATTATAGATGTTTTTATAAGACTATTGGATGATATATAATTATTATTCAATAGTCTTTTTACATCAAATTTTTTAGCAATAAATTTGATATTAACATATCCTTTAAATTCAAAAGAAGCATAAGCATATGCTACATTTTCATCTTTACATTCATCTAAAGTTCTAACCAGTTTATCAATCATTCCTTTATTGGCAATTATATCATTATCAATCATTATATAATATGGTGGTAACTTACCATATTTTTCTTTATACCAATCTATGCCAATTCTGGCATTTGTTGGTATATTATTATCACCAGAGGATGATATCCAAAATATAGATGTTTTTGTCTTTTTTATACTTTTTCTTGTTTCTTTGCTTATTTTATCTTTTGGTAATAAAGGAGTGACTATAAGAACTTTTGGGTTTTTATCACATTTAATGATTTTTATTTTATTCATACTATATTTTTTACAATATTAATTTTATAACTTTTCAAAATTTTTTAAAACATCATCAACAACATTTTCAAGATTTTCATGTTTTATAACATTTTTTAAAATATCATTCACAACATTTTCAAGATTTTCATATTTTATAACATTTTTAATATTTTTCAAGGAAGCGGTATTCAATACCAACAAATCACCAACCAAATCATCTGCTTTTTCATAGAATGAATTCAATGTTTCAACATCAACATCTTTAAATGTTACACTTACATCTGGTCTTAATGATTCATAATTACCATCGTTAATTGTAAGTCCCTTATTAATTGTTATATCACATTTTCCCATTTTTTTTATTCCTTTCCACAATATTTTAAGATTTTTTAAAAAAATTTGTTAATTCATCTATTTGATATTCTATTGTAAATTCTGGATAATGATGTTTTAATCTTTTTAAAACATCATTCAATAATATTGATCTTATTTTTTTATCATATCCTAAATAATAATAAACATCACGGTGGTTTTTTATTAAAGTTTCCATCAAAGAACCAAAAAATCTATGTTCTTCTGGTATTAAAGGTAAACAACCATATTTAATTTTACTAAATAAATTAACGTTTAGGTTACCTATTTTATAATCTTTTTTTGTACCAATAACTACAGTTGTTGATACATCTTTCCAATCAAAAGGTATCTCAAAATCTATATTTAGTTTTTTATAAACTTCTTTTTTTTCCTTTGATATATTATATATTTTACATGGAATTTTTATTGAATATTTATCACTTAACAAGCAATAGTATTTCTCAAAATTATCCAATATAACATCATTTTCATATGCTATATCATATTTTTTACTTTCATTATTAAATGATATTTCAGAAAAATCAATAAAGTCAGGTAAAAAATTAAAACATTCTCTATTTTTTACAGCTGGTTCATATAATTTAACTTTAAATTTTTTGAGCCAATTATATTCTTTACTATTAATTGTCATTGATTTATCTATAACTATAATTGGCATTTTTTTAACATATTTTTCTATTAACTGAATTTGTTTTATAGATAATTCATTTTGAGATAATGGTATCCATTTTAATATTATACCATCAACCTTTTTGTTAATATTATCAGTTATATCAATCAATGATATTTGTTCTGATAATTTTGAAAACATTTTGTTTTCTATATTAAAAGCACCTATCATTATATTGTTTTCCTATATTTTTTCTTACCATCATTAAGATTTTTCCGAGATAATTTTTACCATCAATTTCATAGCATTTGGAACAATAACAATTTCCCCAGTAATTATCATGCCAATAATTACCTTCGATTAATTTTACACAATTAGTAGATAGTAACATTTTTTTCAAAAAAAGATTTTGATTAAATTTCATATTAACACATTCGAACATAATTGTCAACTTTATTGAATTCCAATCTTCGTTTAATTTAACCTTTTTACCTAAACGTTTTGCTTCTTTAGCTGTTTTAGCATTCATAATCATTTCAAAATCTTTTTTATCTGCGCATTTATTTGCCTGATAATAATGTTCTACTGATTTCCATTTATTACCAAACTTATCGACAAATTCACATGGATAAAAATTAGATAACCAATTATTATCACCTTTAAAAAATCTTATTTCACTCATTACAAATTCCTTTCTAATATTCACATATTATTAGTCTTCTTTCTTTTCGGTTTTATTACTACCTATTGAAATCCTTTTAGTATCTTTTTTAACACTAGATGGACCAGATGGCCTACCAACTCTTTTTTCTTCATTATTAGTTTCTTCGGTTTTACTAACACTTTTATCCTGACTTTTTGGTTCGTTTTGAACAGACTTCCCAACAATTTTACTCCTTACCTCATCAGAAATAGCATCTAATCTACAAACAGATGTATATTCATTGATATACACTTTAGTTCCAACTGTTTTCAAAAGATAATTTTGTGCTTCTTGAAAAGAATACGCTGCAATATGAGCAGTCCAATTAATATTCTTGTCTAACAAAGGTCTTGTGTACTTAATTTTAAATACCTCAATAGCCATATTTTTCATTCTCCTTATTCTAATTTTTCTGTTTTTATAATGTATTCTACAGAATTCTTTTTTATATTTATAACTTCTAAATAAGTTATATAATTACCTTTTTTTAAATTATCCGTCTTTTTTAATGAAAATTTATCACCTATATTTAAAATATTAACGAAACTATTGATTTCGTCTAAGCTTATTTTTTTTAATTTTAAATATGTTTCTTTTTTCATTATATTACTTCCATTTTAACACTCGTTTCTATTTATCTTTATTTATTTTTATTTTAGATTTTTTTATATTTTTTTCTTCAGAAACATCTTTAGATTCACCAGAAACGTCTTTAGATTCTTCAGAAATGTCTTTCATTAAATCTTCAGCTGCTTCTTTTAGTTCTTTATTAATTGAAGAATATCCTGTTTTGGATAACCAAGAATTCAATTTTATAAGAAATTTATCACCAACATCACTATTAGTTAATGTTTTCATTGCATTATCAACACCCTGACCAAGCTTTACATTACCCATAGAATACCAAGAACCACTTTTTTCTATAATACCAGCTTTTAAGGCCAAATCAATCAACCCAGCAAAAGGATCAATTCCCTCTATATAATTTAATTTTACCGTAGCTTCTTGAAATGGTGGATATAATCTATTTTTTAATGTAGTTGCTTTGATTTCACTACCTATTACCTTTTTTTCAGAAACAATATTTGACTTTTTTAGACTTATTATTACAGAAGGAAAGAGCTTCATAGCTTTTCCACCACCAATTTGATCAGGCATAGGAAAAAAACCACCGGGTGATCCATATAAGTGACCAGTACATATCCCCATAGAATTTTGAGCGATACATATATTGAGAAATAGTTTTAAAGTACTTCTTATTTCTTTTTGAAGAGCGCCTTGATCTGCTTTTGGATCACCAGAAAGAGCATCTTCATATGATTTAATTTTATCTAAACCACCAACGGAATCAAGTCCTATGATATAATTTTCTTCACCCGATTCTCTTATTTGAGCTAAAATAGATTTTACTTCATGTATCCAAGGTGTATAAATATATAGAATATTTTTTGTATCCAATCCCCATCTTTTGCAAAAATCACTTGTTATTCCACCTTCTGTATCTATAATTATTGGTTTTAAACCATTTTTTTGAGCTTCAGCCATACATAAAACCATGAAAGAAGATTTCATTGTGTGTTCAGGACCAACAATAGCAACAAGATTTCTACTTTGAATTCCTTTAAAAAGATCACCTGACAAAACTCTATTCAAATCATAAGCAGGTGTTTTTATCCATGTTCTTCTCGAAGCAATATCAGAATCCTCTAAGATTGATACATGGGCTCCTTTTATATTCTTGTTTATTTTATCTTTTAAAGCGTTAAAAACATTATCAGTCATTTAATTTTATTCCCCTTTTTATATTAGTAATAATATATTATCAAAAAACTCATTGTACGGATTCATACAATTCATCGAATCGTAATAGTTGAAAAGCCATTGGACTTCTCAACAAAATAAACATTATCAGGTTCCAATAATTCACCTATTTCTGTTCTATGGCTTATAATAAAAAACTTACCATTTTCTCTTTTTTGTTTCTGTTCAACAATTTTTAACATATTTGTAATTCCTATACTGTCAACAGAAGTATCCAACAATTCATCAAATACAATAAGATCTGGATATGATTCTGATACCATTCTGGTAAAATCAAGCATAGCAAGTTTTAATGCCATATCAATCGAGCAACTTTCACCACCTGACAATGAATCATATGGAATATTTGGTTTACCAGGCCCTTTTATTGTTATATCCATCCAATTATTCATTGTAGTATAAAAACTATGACCTATTGTATTAAGATATTCATTTGTTCTTTTATTTATTCCCGGAATAAAAGATGATATAGCATATTGTTTGATATTTTCATCTTTACATAATTCTTTTAAGAATTTAAAATGATCTAATATTTCAATTAATTTTTTTAATTTTTTCTGATATTCTTTATTTTCTGAACGATATGATATAATCTTCTTTTCTTCATTTTTTATCATATCATTTAGTTCTTTTTTACGATTTTCTTCGTTTTCTATTTTAATGTTTACTTCTTGTATTTTTCTTTCTAAAATTTCAATACCTTTTTCTATTTTATTGATATCATTAAGAATTTCATTTTTAAGATTTATGTCTGTCAATATTTTCTTATTCTTTTCTTCTATTTCATTTATAAGATTCTCTAAAATTCTAATAGCTTTATCATATCTTTTAATTTTGTCAATAGATGGTATATTTTCATCATTTTTCATTTCATTCTTTTCGAGATATGATAAATTAGTTAATATATTTGAATGAATTCTTAAATTTTCTTCATTTTTCTTTATTTCTTTTTTATTAGTATTGAAGTCTTCTTTAAGTTTTTTTAATATTTCATTTATTTCTTCTTTATTCTTTATAATTACTTTATACTCTTCTTTCTTTTTGTTTAATAGATTATTATTTTTTAGATCAGCACCACAAAGAGGACAATTATTATTATCACCCAATTTATTCAATAATTTTTCTATTTCTTTTATTTTATATGAAAGAAGATTTTCTTCTTTTGATTGTTTATCTATCTTATCCTTTAGTGACTCTTTATTTTTTTCTAACTCTTCTATTATTTTTTTGATATCTTTTATTTTAGACTCAATGTTTTCACGATCACCATATTTACTTTGTATTTCTTCTATTTCTTTTTTTCTCTTTCTTTCATTCTCTATCATTTTCTTGGATTTTTCTATAAAAGAAAGAGATGAAGATTTCTTAGTCTTTGCTATTTTTATTTTATTATTTATATTTTTAATTTTTATGTCATTGTTATTATATTCAAGATTTAAATTATCAAGAATAAATTGAACATCTTTCTTATCATATTCTGTTTCTTGGAGATTTTTTTGAAGCTTATTGATTTTTTCTTTTAAATCATCTAATTCATCTTTTGAATTACCAACGTTTCTAATTCTTCTTTTATAATCTTCTATCAAAGATGAACTATTTGAAATATTTGTATCATTAAAAGCTATTTTATTGTTATAATCATATATCTTATTTTCTGTATAGTTAATCTTATCGTTTATTTCTTTATTAACTAATGTAAACAAATCAAGCCCAAATATATATTCAAGCATTTTTCTTTTTTCAGGCTTTTTCATTTTAAGAATGGATGTATTATTCTTTATATTTGTATGCATAAGTGATTTAAATGTCTCAAGATTATAACCAATGATTTCATTAGTTAAAAAATCTTGATAATCATTAGCATTCATTTTCGGTAATAATACATCATTCTTATATATTTCAAATTTATCAGGCTTAATAGCTCTTAATATTGTATATTTGTTATTACCTTTAGTGAAATTTAATACAACTTCACAATTTCTTCTATTTTTCCAATTTACTATATCAGCTTTATTAATATCTCTTATTACTTTACCATATAAAGCAAATGGAATTGTTTCTAAAAACACACTCTTACCAACCCCATTGCTCATATCAGTATCTTTATCTTTACCTAAAACAATATTCATTCCAGGTAGAATATCAACTTCATTCCATCTAGAACCATATGATAAAAAATTTCTAAATTTAATGGAATTTAATTCTATTTTCATTATTATTCCCTAGTATAAAGACTTTCTGCTATAACAGAAACACGTTGAGCCCATCTCGGATCATCTTTATTTAATTCTATTTCAGAATAAAAATCTTCTATGCTATGTCCTCTTATCTTATAAGGATTATTTGATTCTAAATCAACATGAGTATGTCTTAATTCATGTCTCAAAAGTCTAATTTTATCCGCCTCTTCTATATTATCCCATATAAGTTTATCAATATATATAATATAATCATAACCATCTTCGCTACCGGATTCTTCGGTTGTTAAGTGTCTAATTAATTCGTTTGTTTTCTGAATCCAAGCAAAACAAATTTTACCACCAGATGTTTTTTTCTTTGTACTAAAAAGAATCTTGAACCCCGCGTTTACCAATTCAGGAAAATGATCTTTAATAATAGATCTCAACATTTCATAAACATCATCAGTAACATCTTCAAATTTTCCCATATTTTATTTCCTTTCCTTATCGTTTATTTTGTAATATGTGTAACCAGTTAAACCACCAGCAGCACCACTTAAAACAATAGAACCGGGTCCGCTCAATAATAATACTCCTGATATCATACCAACACCAGTACCAATCATTATTGATTCAGTTCTATCATAAGTAGAAGCACAACCAGTAAACAAAAACAATGATATTATAAGAATTATTATTTTTTTCATATAGTTAAATCAATTTCCTCAATAATCAATGATTTATTTTTTTCTTCTTGTTTTGTTGAAAAATATTTATTGCATAGAAAATCATTCCGTGACACTCCACAGGGCAAGCCCCGTGGCTTCTGCTTAGTTTACTAAAATCCTATATTTTTGATATTTATAGATGCATTTAAATCCCTGTCAATTGACACTCCACAATCAGGACAATTAAATATTCTTTTACTCAAAGGCATTTCTTGAATACATCCGCAATTTGAACATTTTTTACTTGTTGGTTCAAATCTTCCAATTTTAATATAATGTTTAAAATTCCACTTACATTTGTATTCAAGTTGTCTATTAAATTCCGACCACGAAACATCACTGATTGACTTAGCGAGATAGTGGTTTTTCATCATTCCTTTAATATTCAAATCTTCTAAACATATTCCATCGTAATTCTTGGCTATCGAATTAGATGTTTTATGTAGAAAATCTCTACGAACATTTCTTATTTTGTTTTGAATCTTCCTAACTTTAAGCCTTTGTTTAAATCTGTTTTTACTTCCTTTTTTCTTCTTGCTTAGTTTTCTTTGTTCTTTTACCAACTTCTTTTCATATTTTTTTATATGTTTGGGATTGCTTATAATAGTTCCATTAGATAGTGTGGCAAATTCTTTTAACCCAACATCGCAACCTACAATATCAGTAAAACCTTTTTCTTTTTCAATTATTTCATATTCACATAAAACAGAACAATACCATTTATTGCCATCCTGTGAGATGGTTATTGATTTAGGATTGCCTTTCATAGCCCTATGCTTTATCCATTTTACTTCTCCTATCTTAGGTATAAAAATAAAGCCTTTTCCCAATCGCCATTTTTGAGGGCAAGTAAAGCTATCATTTAACAACATTTTCTTTTTAAAAGTTGGGAATCCTTTCTCTTTTTTAAAAAAATCTTTCAATGCCTTATCAAATTGTCTTAAAACCATTTGTAAAGACTGTGAGAATGATTTCTTAAGGAAGGGATACTCTTCCTTAAGCTTTGGTAATGAAGCAGCTAATTCATAATAAAACTTAAATTTACCAGTTTCTTTATAATAATCTTGGTTTGTTTTAAGAGCATAATTCCATAAGAATCTGGTATTACCGCCATGTTGAAGCAAGGATTTCTCTTGTTCTTTAGTTGGTATTATTCTATATTTATAGCCTCTTCGCACCAACATATTTTACTTCCCTTTTTGCTCTGCAATATATTTTTTGATTGTTTCTGCAGAAACATTACCAATAGTTGATATGAATTTTCCCACTGACCAAAGAGAACCACATCTCCAATAAAAAGATTTCAACTTTGGATATTTCTTAAACAATTCAATAGCTGTAATACTTTTAAAAATCCTTACTATATCTATCGGAGCAACAGTTGGTTTAGCGCCAACAAATATATGAATATGGTCTGGTATCACTTCCATTTGGATTATTTCATATTCGTATCTATTTGCCACATCTACCAATATTTCTTTTAAACTGATTTCAATATCTCCCTTTAAACAGAATATCGAAATTTTGGGCAGAAAATGATGTGGTACTGACATAAATATTTACAATGTGATGTTGACTTATATTCTCTCATTTTCCTATTTCTTCCAAACCATATTTTTCTTTAATTGCCAGTCTAATTAAATCAAAATAAGTTAATATATTCTCTTCCTCAATAGAGAAGACTCTGGTAAGTCTCTCTAACTCTCTTTTCCGTTCCTTTGAGCTATATTCATTATCCACACCACCTATTTACATGTATAATATACTATTATATTCAGTGTTTATCAAGTTATTTTTTAAAAATATTATGCCAATTCATCCCCGCCGCAAGCGAACGGGGTTTTCTTGGCAGTTCTCTATAACTAATAAAACTATAAGATGACATATTTATTCCTCTAAATTATTAACTATTGTATTAAACATATTTTTCAATACAACTTTTTTAATATTTTTCGGTATTTTCTCATATTTTTCAATATATTCTAACATCAATTTTTTATTATCAAGAACAATTTCTTCTTCATTTTCTTCTCTTTCAAGAGATTCTTCATCTTCACTATTCAATATTCTAGTGCTTTTTATCTTTAAAGGATTTAATTTATATAATTCATCAATAAGTTTATTATTTTTATTTGTACCATAATCTTTTTCGAAAAGAATTTTTATAATATTTCCAGTAACATCAGTATCTTTATAATTCTCTATTCTTATAGTAACAAATTTTGGATAATCTGTAAATTCTATAAATCTTAATTCACCGCTTTCGTTGTCAAATATATAATATCCTTTAATATGTTCGGAATCATGAAAATCTTGTTGAAATGGATTACCAAGATATGTTATATTATAATTTGTTGATGATTTATGGAAATGACCAGAAAATACCCTATCGAATTTCTCAAATGATTTATAACTTAAACCTGTTTTACAGGTAAAATTATCATTCATAAGAAATCCAGATATTTCAAAATGTCCCATACAGTATTTTGATTCTTGTTCTGGATAGAAACCCCAAGGAAGGAGAAGAATATTTTCCAAAATATATGGTTCTTCTATAATCTTGATATATTTGTGTTTTTTAAATACGCTTAGAGTGTTTGGTTTTATTGTATTTCTGTAATAACAATCATGATTACCTACTATCATGTACGTTGTTATTTTTTCTTCTTCTAAATTTTCAGCAATTTTCTTTGAAACATCTAATGTTTTTGTGTTTATGGCTTTGTGATTATGAAAAAAATCACCCAAATGTATTATTTTATTTATATTTTCTTTTACACAAGTATCTATTATTTCGTTAAAAAGATTAGTAGTTACATCTAACCATATATCGGAATCATTATATAATCCTAAATGTGTATCTGAAACAAGTAAAAATTTCACAAATTATCCTTTCTATGTTATTGAATCATTGATTTTATTTCGCTTATTTCTTTTTCTATATTTTTAATATTTTCATTTACAATAACTATACTATTATCAATATCTTTTTTAAAAGTTTCTTTAAAAGAAGTATTTTCTGTTTGTATTTTATCTATTCTATTTTTCATTTCTTCAATAATTTCATCTATTTCTATTTTATTATTATTAATATCTTTAAGTTCCTCATTTCTAAGAGATTTTATTTTTTCCAATTCTTCATTACTCTTTTTTTTAATTTTATTGACAAGATAAAAATTATACACAACTGATATAACCATAATAATCGTTGCCATTGTGTACATACCTAAAACAAAAAATGTCATTTTTTCCTCCCACTAACAGGTTTCATTGATTCATAATTTATTGATTTCATAAAATAATATTCATTACCATCCAATAAAGATAGATTTTTATAACAATAATCCTTTATATATCTATGTTTTTTTTGTTTTTTTATAAAGTTTACAAAAGATCTATGAACGATTGTTCCTATATAAGCAAATGGATTTGGTTTTATCTGTTTATCAGGATTAAAATTATGAAGATATTTCAAACAAGTTAAAACAGCTTCACCTATCATATCATCTTTCCAGGTATAGCCATTGAAACTACCGAGGTTAGAATAATTGGTAGCTATTAAAAGAATCATTTCACCTAATCTTTCTGAATACTTATTAGTTTTCTTGAATTTTTTAATTTCTTCTAATAATTCTTCGTTATTTACATAATCTTCACCCATGATGTTTCATACCATCCTTTTATTTTTTTATAAGTATAAAACATTTTTAAGTGGATGTAAACACTATTCTAATTTTTTTGTTTCTTCTTTTTTATCAAGACCCAAAACCCTTACAGCCAATCTTGTTGTTTCTTCAATAGATCCAACACCAAGATCCGAAAGAATTTTCATTGCTATTGTATTTTTAGTTTCACCAACTTCTTTTTGCATCATATAAGTTCTATTATGCATTGATTCCAAATTATCAGCTATGATATTTATAGCACATTCTTTAAATGGAAATGGTTCACCATTTATTTCAGTATATCTCACTCCAGATCTAAAAAAAGCACACTTTTCATTACATGGTTTAAGATTATTAAATGGACATAATCCTTTGTTTTCATCTTTTTTCTTATTTAACATATTAATCATTCTCCTATTTTATAATTTTTGTTGTCTTGTAAAATTTCTACCTTTTGGTCGCCAAGTATTTACCGTGGCTGATGTTCCAGTCAAACCAGTTCCACTATATCCTGTTAAATCTGTTCCACTATATCCAGTATATCCGTTTCCTGATGCTCCTGTATTACCAGCACCACTTTCTCCTGTTAAACCAGTTCCTGATGCTCCGGTATTACCCGCTCCACTATATCCGGTATATCCGTCTCCTGATGTCCCGGTATTACCGGCTCCACTATATCCAGTATATCCGTTTCCTGATGCTCCGGTATTACCAGCACCACTTTCTCCTGTTAGACCTGTTCCTGATGTTCCAGTATTACCACCACCACCAAGCCCAGTATTACCAGTTCCCGACGCTCCAGTATTACCAACACCACTATATCCAGTATATCCTGTTCCTGATGTTCCGGTATTACCTGACCCTCCAAGTCCAGTACTACCGTGATTATGTGGTTGTGTTTCATATGTTGATGGATCACCACCTGTATATTGAGTATATAAACCACCACCATAACCACCAGCATCTTTAGCTAAATTATGTCCCATACCCTCATAACTAGCATAACTAGCAATAAAATGTCTATGCCTCGGCATTTGATCTATTGTTAGAGTACAATCACCTGTTGTGTGGGCATGGCTTGGTATCGTATGTGTATGATTTGGGCCTGTGTGTCTATGATCTGAAATCGTATGTGTATGACTTGGACCAGTATGAGCATGGCTTGGTATCGTATGTGTATGACTTGGACCGGTATGAGCATGGCTTGGTATCGTATGTGTATGGCTTGGACCGGTATGCCTATGATTTGAAATTGTATGTGTATGGTTTGGGCCTGTGTGTCTATGATCTGAAATCGTATGTGTATGGCTTGGTCCTGTATGTGTATGACCTGAAACCGTATGTGTATGGCTTGGCCCAGTATGTCTATGGCTTGGTCCTGTATGTCTATGGCTTGGACCAGTATGAGCATGGCTTGGTTGTGTCCAAGTACCACCAGATTTTAAAGAACCACCGGTTTCACCACCAGCAGCCGATCCTTTTGTAATATATACCAACATATCATCCAAATCTGTTTTTAATGTATATCCAAAAACAGCAGTATTTTTTTCAAAAAGAATAATTTCACCAGATGGAATAGAACCAGAACCCCATGAAAAATTACCACTGTTATCTGACACAATAACTTTTCCATCACCAGGCGATGATCCAATAAACTGAAACTGTGATACTGTTACTTTACCAGAGCTGTTAATAGAAATAGCTGAAGATCCAACTTCAGATTTTACATTAGATGTTCTTAATTGATTTGAAACTGTTACACATCCATCGTCATTAATTAACAAAGCATTATTATCAGCAATTGATTTAATATTATTAGTTTTTAAATCACCATCAATTATTAAATCATTATTTATTGTAGCATCTCCAGTTGAATCTGATATTGTTATAGATGTAACACCATCTTTTGAACCGATAATTGAAGTCCTTAATTGATTGTTTATAGTAACATTTCCACTTGTATTACCTATTGTTATTGCACTAGTACCTGTATATGATTTTATATCATCCGTCCATAAATCTTTTATTATTTGTATGTTACCAGAATTATCTATTGTTATTGCGCTAGTACCAATATATGATTTTATATCATTTGTATTTAAATCACCATTAATTATTAAATTATTTTTTATTGATGTATTACCAGTAATATTAGCTATTTCTATAGCATCTACACCATCTTTTGATTTAATATTATCAGTTTTAAAATCAGAACCTATCTTCAAACTCGCAGATGTTTCCATCTCACCAGTTGTATCAGATAAAGTAGCAAAAGTTGTACCATCTTGTGCTTTAATATTATTGGTATTAAAATCACCATACATTGTTAAACCATGTGATTTCATTATATTTTTCTCCTTTTATCCTATTACAACTATTTCAAAATTTTCTGAATCAGTATCATTCCATACTCTTAAAACGTTTTCAGATATTGAATATGTTGTTAAATCTCTTTTTTTTCTTTCTGTAGTATCATAAAATTGAACAACAGGAAAATTTACACCTAAACCATGATTTACATCATAATAATATCCAGATGCCCCAAGCGTCCAACTATCTGTGGTATCATAATAATATCCAGGACCCATTGGTAAAATAGAAACATTATCTATATCACCTTCAGCAACATTAGCTTTAAACCATTTAATTCTAAATTTTTGTGATCTACTATATCCATCAGTTTCATTATTATCAGCTATCCAAAATTCAAAATATCCATCAGAATCCGTTATTACTTGTGGTGCTGACGATACAGCTGTTCCACCAATTTCAGTAGTAAAAACACTAGCACTATTTAATGTTCCTGCTTCATATATATAAACATTAGCATTTTCTATTGGTTGTCCTTCGTCATTTAATAAATAACTCCAATATTTAACCCTCATTTCATTACCTCGCTATCCTATAGTATAATTTTATATCAAAATCTTCTATTTTATATACTGTATCACAATATGTGTACCATATTAAATCATTTTCATAGTTAAAAACACCAAATTCAGTTATATCAGCTTCGGCTTTATATCCAACAGTTTCACCTTCTATATAATAATTGTTTTCATCATAATCCACTTCTATATCTGTTATAGTATATACTGGATTTTCTAAATCATTATGTTTTTCTGTATTAAAATACCTTCCAGTTTTTCCTGTTCCTATCTTTATATAACCACCGCTTACAATGGTTGACATTAAATCACTTTGTGTTGAAGCATCACCAACTCTATCTATTAAAGCATATCCAGAAACATTATTTTTAAATGTTATTATACAATTATTTTCACTTTTCAAGTATATATTATCAGGTAATATCATATTATGATCTAAATCGTAGCATTGAACTAAAATAAGCTCTGATTCTAGTTCATGAAATATATTCCATGTTTTTGAATTATTACCTGTATATACATAATCAGCTTTTAATATTTCAGCACTACCACTTGTGTTTTCTGAAAATGTTATTGTTTCATTATTATCATCTAATAAATTAATTTCTAAAGGAAGTTCTCTATAATCATTTTCATCATAAACTTGAGAAATATTTTTTCTATGGTTTAATGAATGATTTATATTCCATGTTGATGCAAGAATAGTTTGATCATGATCATAATCAACTTTTTTAACAATCATATAACCATTTTGAGAAGATGAAAATGTTACTATAATAACACTATTTGATACCAGATATATATCTTCAGGTAAAATTTGATTTTTATCCCAATCATAACATTGAACAATTACATCTTTAGTATTTAATCTATGAAGAAAAACCCATCTATTTGATCTTGTTCTTTGTGTATAAACATCAATATCTTCAGAGAAACTAAACACATCTTTACAACATTTTGTTTCTATTTTTCCTCTATTTTCTATAGAATAATAATTATAATTTGATGTAAAATTCTTTTTAAAATTGGTTTTTGGTGCTAAAAGTAAATTGTAATGTGAAACCTTACTAACAGGTCTTGTTATTTCCCAATATTCATATAATCCATTTATTGTTTCTTTATCTATTATATAATCATTTCCAAGTGGTGAACAATTTAAATCTACTTCAACTCTATAATGTGGTGATAAATAACCATCATCAGGCATTTTTGGATAATATGAAATTTCAGCAGCAGAATATATAAAAGCATAACCACTTGTTATTTCATTAAACGAAATTTCTATATTATTACTATCTATTGAAATTATACTCGATGGATGTATTTTTTTATAATTTAAGTCATAACATTGTATAAATGAAATATCATATCCTAATCCATGATTTATATTCCAACATTCGGTACCATACAATTGCTCATATATATAATCTGGTTTTAATACATTAACATAACCAGATATATTATCATCTCCAAAATATACATTACAATTATTTTCATCGATTAATTCAGCTTCATATGAAAAAATAAATTTGTTATTAGAATCATAAACATTTAATATAACTTCTTTGCTATTTAATCCATGATTTATATTCCATGTAGAACTATTAATTGATTGAGTATGTGTATAATCAGATTCAGTTAAAATTACATAACATTCTTCGCTTCCATTATATTCTATATAAACTTTATCATCAGTTAATTCTATATTTTGTGGATTTATGGCTTCTATAATATTAAAACACTGAACCAAAATTTGTTTGTTACTAAAAATATTATCAACATCCCATATATCAGATTTTATAGTTTCCTCATTATGAAAATAAACACCAGATCTAACTGCTATATTACTAGTATAATCAAAACCATTACTATTATTATAAAAACTATCACCAGCACATCCTCTTTTATATAAGAATGGATCATAAAATGTTGTATAAAGATAGTCTCTAAAATATGGTAAAACAGGTGCTGTTGGATTTTTTTCTTCATGCCATCTTTCATACACATTTATATTATTATATGGATCTCTGGAAATTAATTTCCAAACAATATAGATAGATGAATATGTTCCAACTCTTTTTAATAAATATATAACATTTTTAACAAATTCTCTCTTTTCGATTTCATTTAAACTATCTCTTATTGATACATTATACATATCTGCTATATAACCTATATAGTTTATATCAACTTCACTTGGATCTAAGAGAGTTTTTACATTTTTAGCCGAATTATATATTTTTTGATAAATCATATCAAAATACAATTTAAAAAATTCAGACAAATTTGGTGTTCTATTATGTTCTGGAAGAGCATCCATTACATAATCTTTCATTCCATAAAAATTTATAATATATCCACCACTAACATTTGGATAAATATTACCAAAATACAGGAATGGAAATCTTGTATTTATATAGTTTTTATATAATGTTTCGTTTTTTATTAACCAATTATAAAAATAATCACCTATCTTGAAATATACTTCAGATCCACTTTCAAAATCTTCATCTTCTGGGTGTTTTGTAAAGATAAATCCATTACCAGAAACATAATTATCATTATCCATTCTAAAACGAATTTTTTTGAATTCGTTATCATGTAATATATAAAAAACAAACCAATAACCACCACTCGCTACTATACCAGTGTTTCCACCAACCAAAGATCCGCTTTTTGTGGAACTATTTGTTTTATAATTAGCTTCACCGAAATATGTGTTTAGTATATTAAAAGAAGAATCTGAAAATTTAGGCATTATAATTATGTCTCCTGTGTAAACGTACAACCATCTATTAAAATTATTGGATATTGGTTATATCCTAATTTTATTTCTCTTAAATTATTATCACCAGTATATACATCAACCAAATATCTAGGAAATAATGATGAATTATAATCATAAATATTATGAGTTAATATATCAATATCTCTAATAACTAAATTTCTTATACCAGCAATATTTTCAAAATTATCATCATCAGAAACATTTGTGGAATCTAACAAAAATTCTTCAATATTCATGAAACTTAATGTTTCATTAAATTCTCTTTCACCGTTTGTAAAATAAAACTCTAATTTGTTTCTTACATCACTAACAACATCAGCAAATGAATATGATCTACTTATTCTGATACCTATATCAAAAACAAAATATACCAAATCAGGTAATTCAAATTGCTCGTATGTTGATAACATTTTTCTTGGCTCTAAATAATCTTTTAAATTATTCACATATGTAGAAGAATACGCTGTTGGAACATTATAACCAGCACTTGTTGTTGTCGTTTCAATAGTTCCCGATCCCCATTCATTTGGAATTACACAAATATGAACTTTATTATATTCACTTATATCACCGGATGGTGCTATTTCTTTTTCACCCCAAACATTTGCAACATTAACATCAGAACGAGCCTCTAAATAAGAAATATAATCAGATGATGTAACATTTCTAAATTGTGTATGTAAAGCACTTTTAGCATTGGATTTAATTGTCAATATATTTTCTTTTTCAGCTGAAGATGTTGTTTCTGATAAATTTGTAACACTAAATTCACTATTTAAAAGATATCTATCTTTCATATTGTTATAAATAAAATTATTATCAGGTGATATTATCTTCCCTATACCAACACTGCCTTCTTCAGCTAATGTTTCCAGTAACTTTATTTCTATTTCTTGATTTTCTGTTGGAACACTTCTGGAAGTATTGAAAACTATTTTATATCTCTGATACTTATCAAACTCAAATTTATAAACATTTGATTCATTATACAAACCAGATATTTCATCATAAAAATCCGATACTCTTGACCACGGAGTACCATCAACTATTAAAAGAATCGATTCATTTTCATCTTCCAAAACATTATCATAAGCGTAATTTACGTTTAAAGGTAAAATTATCTCATTATTTATAATATCTCTACCTGTATAATTATATGTTTTTATAATACCTTGTCTTACATTAACACCAAAAGTATATGGAAAAGTTGCGCTTAATGGTATTTGTTCTACATGAGGAGCGGTTGTTGCATATTTTATAACATTACCATCACTATCAGTTTCATCAGTTGATATTTGATGCCAACCACTTATGATCAAATGATCACCGGGATCACAAGTAGCTGCTGATACTGTTATTGAAAGTGTTGTTTGTGCTGAAATATATCCTTTAGGATCATATCCTATAAAAGTAGCTAATCTATGAACGTTTTCATACTGATCAGCTGTATCAATATATGCATTTTTAGCAATTTTATTAAGAAAATAAGTATTTAATTCACCTATATAAGCCATCAACTCTATTAATACGGCTATATTAGATCCTTCATAATCATAATCACGAAAAATATCACTTTTCGAAAGTTCGGTTTTTATGTTACTTATTATAGTATTATAATCTAAAGAAACATATTCTGGTTTTAATATATTTGCCATTTTAACTCCTTAAAATGAAATCAATTGTTTCTGTTTTATTACTTGACTTAACTGTCATTGATAATCTACAAACATACATATTTTTATCAGGAACTGGTTGTATTTTCAATCCATTTATGTTTATTCTATCATCCCAAATTTCTATTGAATCTATTAAAATTTCTCCTATTTTCGCTGCTGTTCTCTCGTCTATTGGTTCAAAAAGTAGTGTTGTTGGGTTATCAGCAAATTCAGGAAGCATTCTTCTACTGCCTCTCATTGTTTCCATGATATTTGATATACTATTAAGGATAGCATCTTTATCTGTGTCTTTTTTTATATCACCAGTAGAATCTCTAGTTAATTCAATATCTATGTCAGAATATATATTCGTTGCCATTATTACATCTCCTTAATATTTTTACCCAAAAATATCCCCAAAAAACCCTGTTTTTCCACACACATACACAACATTTTTTTTTCACGAACCAATGAATGTATCTGGTGAACATTCATCACAAACTGAACCACAATCAATAGGATCACCGGTAACTTGAATAGAAAGACCATTAGCATATACATCACGAACACCAATATGTGTTCCACCATGACAATCTATATCAGGCGGGCAACAATGAATTTCCATTGTATCACCATATCTAACAACACCTATTCCATTAATAAGAACATCAGTAGAAGCTTCAGCAGATGGTCTTGGTGGCCAACAACCATGTCCTGAACAATTATCAGTTTTCCTTACTATTCCTTTGTATGACATCTTTTAAAATCCTTATTTCTTCTTCAAGTTTTTTTAATCTTAAATAAAAATTATTTTTACTTTGTTCTTCTCTATATTCAATACTTTCTGGTAGATTTCTTATATTTTTACCCCATCGTGAATTCAAATAAATCGCGCCATTTATTGAATCCAAACATATATTGTTATTATTTGTCACACAACTTAGCTCACCATCAAAACAAAATGAAAGATTACCATTAACAACTATATTTATATTTTTATTAAGAAAATCAATGTATAAAGTATTTGTATTTTCATCAAATTTACTTTCTATAACACCTTTTTTATGTTTCACTATTTCCATTTTTTCCCTCTATTCCATATATTTCAATACACGCCATACATAATTACCAGCAGAAATTCTTGTTCCGAATTTAGCTCCATGTGATACTGGTCTATTACCATCTTGATTATATGATATATGAATCCAAGGTTTATTACCACCATATTCAAGTATTAACTGATCAAAATTAAGATTATCCTTTATCCATACAGCTATATTATAAACTAAAGCATTTGATTTTGATGGAAATTGAATATCAACAGCTTGTCCTTTTTCGTGTTGTGATTTACCAGAACCATGTCTAAATCCAGATGTTATAATAAAAGAACTTTTTCCATATTCACTAACAATTGGTTCTAATACATTTTCACACAAAGCTCTTAAATTACAAGCAATTTGATAATCCTCAAGTCCAGCTTGACTCTTTAATGTATAACTAGATAAAGATGTGTTTGTAGTCAATTGATCTAAAGTAAAATTACTCGAAAGTTGTAATGATGAACTAGGTGGTGACTCAATATCACTACAATCGGCTTGAAATGTCTCCGCTTGTGTTGGTTCTACGCTATCTTCCCCCTTGGTTTCTGTTGGTGAAACATCTAATTTTTCAGATCTAGCAATATCTTCTGATGTTGGATTACTCGTTGGTGGATAGATATTTAAACCATCATCAACATCTGGTTCATCATCAATATTTCCATAATCAACTTCCGTATAAACATTATTAATACATTCAACCGGGGAACCACCTGGTTCTCTTGTTATTACTGTTTCGGTTGATACTGTAGCTGATCCACCTTCATTTATATTAACAGAAGGAGCTTTTATAGTAACACTTGTATCAGAAGCTATAGTACATCCATTAAGACCACTTACATTAACAGAAGGAGCAACAACAGTTACACTTGAATCAGAAGAAATTTTACAATTGCTTCCAACATTTATATTACATGAACCACCTATATTCAATAAATAATCCGATTCAACACTTTCATCTCTACTATTACCTATTGTTATTGTTAAATCTGTATCTATTTCATCTATTTTTTCACCAAAAATTTTTACCATTTCATTACCACTGATTGTTTTACTATTATTTTTAGAAAACTGTGAATATCTATCACCACAAACAATTTCATATTTGTTTGATTTATTTTTTATTATAACATTACCACTTGGATCTACTTCTATAAAAGTATTGGATGGATGGAAGATATGATACCTTTCATTATTTGGTGTTGAATCAATTTCTATTAACATACCACCATGAGTATTTAAAACTATATTATGAGGATATTCAGTATTATATGATGGAAAAGGTTCATCCCATGTTTCAGCATTTGATTGATATACACCTTTAACCAATGATCCTGTTCTGTGTGATATTTGTGTATCCACAACTTCTTCTCTTGCTAACCTATTAACATCGGGTTCGTTTATTCTATCAGATTCAGGAAAAACACCATCAGGATCATTAAAACCAATAGTTTTATCAGGTGTTGATGTTGGAATTCCTGGAACAGTACCAAAATATTTCAATTGATTTATATTACCATTTTCAAAGAAACACATTACATGAGATCCATTCAATGGCACCGACCAACACCCATGTCCGCTTATACTTCCCTCAAAAAGAGAAAAAACAGGTTCTGCTAACGGTAAATGTTCTGTTGGTATTCCATCAGTTTCGGAAGAAATTTTATTAGGTGTATGTAATCCAAAAATTCTTACCCTTATTCTACCATCTTTATAAGGATTTCCATTTTCATCAACTGGATTGTTGTCTTCAACAACACCCCTATAAATACCATTAAATCTTCCATCAAAAACCTTTACATCATCTGGATGATTTTTTAAAATCATTATTTCTTATTCCTTTATATAATATTCTTTGTAGTACTCTTTTGTAACCAATTTGTTTGTAAATTCTCATATCCATTCTTTATTAATACAATTTCTTGAGAATATGATATTCTGTTTCCTTCAGCTAATCTATGCTTAATACTTTTAATTAAAAATTTTCCATTTAAAAGTTCATTAACTTTATTTTCATGATGATAACTAGGCCATTTCGATATTTTTATTTGCATACCAGCATATCTATATTCTTTTCCCATAACAATAATTGTTATTAATTGTTGTTTATTATATCTTTGTTGCCATTCAGCATTAGCATATTGTTTTAAATCATATAAACTTCTACAACCAATCAAATTATTAGTTATTTCAGTACTACTAACATCACTAAAAAGAGAGTAGTTACCCAATACAGAAGTTCTTTTTAATTCATTTTCATATGTAGATTCATATGTTAAAAAAGATTTAGTATCAAAATCAAAACCCAACCATCTTCCACCTTTTAATACCTTATAAGAAAGCTTATCAATACCATTTATCGAATATTCATAAATTCTATTCTTATCATTTATATCATTTGTAATAAATGAATATTCGTCGGGTTCTTGATAATTCAAATCACTTAATAACCAATTCATAGAACGATAGTTTACCGTTTGTTTCCCATCTATTATGTTAGTATAACATAGATAACCGCTTGTTTTCATTTCTTTACTTACTATTCTTTTCGAGAGATATTTCAATGATTCTATAACAGTTAAATATGGAAAACTTAAAGGTTCTTTTTCTATTCTATTTAAACTTTCTTCTACATTTAAATCTATATCAAGTTTTTTTAAAGAACCGACTTTATTTAAAATATCTTTAGCCACATCACTATATAATGTTCTTATAGGCCAGCTTCTACTAAATTTTCTTAAAAAGAAAATATTAAAAGATATATCAACAAAATCAACACTTATAACAGAACCAGCTGAAGCATCAACATTTGATTGTTGTGATATATCAGATACTTTCCAAATATTAAAAATCATAGAAACTTTTTGATCAGTTCCATATGATAAAACAATAGCTTCATTTCCAGTAAACGGACCTATTTCAAATATACCTTCTGAATCAATAAATCTTAGTTTCCCTAACATATTATAGGAAAATATATCTTCTATAAAATAACAATCTATTATCTTTTCTGGTGATAATTGAAAAACACCAGATTCTAATGATAAAAATACTGTTAAATGTGCTGAAAAATCATCCCTTCTTTTTTCATCAAGATTATTCATTATAAGCTACCAATAGTTTCAACGTCTTTTAGTACTTGAGATATATATTCGTTTTTTAATACTTTTATATTATCACCAACATTTAAATCTTCAAATGGATTTTGTATGTTATTTATCAATGCAATGACCCACCATAAATGAGGTGTTTTGTATATTTTATAAGAAATGTTATCCAAAAAAATATCATTTTCACCTACTTCATATGTTGAATAATATAGAACATTTCTGGATGCTTCTTCATTTACATCAAAAGATCTAAAAATATTCATGAAGTAATTTCTATCATCAGTGTCTTTCAGAATATTATAAAGTTTAAGCATACTAAGATTACTAAGTTTTTTATTTTTAATTTGATAATATGTTTTATTTGGATTTACAATAGCCATTTTTACTCCCGTTATATTAATAAATCTTTTTCGATGTCTATGGATAAGTTATTACTTAAAGCTTTTTCATATGGTATATTTATATTATATTGATTACACCAACTATACCAATTTTCTTTACTTTCAGAAAGAAGATTAAATTCTTTTTCTAGAACAAAATAAGGTGAAATAATAAAAAAAACATAGGATTTGTTATTTATATTAGCAGAAAAATATAAATTTTCAAACACTTTTTCTATATATCCTTTTGTTATTTCATTATCTTTTAAATAATAAACAATATCATTTATTTTAAAATGATCAGATTTTCTTTGAGAACAAAGTTTTATTACGTGTATTGTATCCATATATCATTATTTTCTCCATCACCACCAGTTGGTACACTTGAAGATATAAATATATCATAATCAACAGTAATGGTTGATACTCGTATTTTCTTTAATGTATTATTATCTTCTGAATCTATGATAGGTATATAATCATTATCAACAGGTGTCGTTTTTACAGAAGCATTTATTATGTCTGGTATTTCAACCCATCCAGTGCTATTACCATAATATCGTTTATTTGTATCAAGACAATAAACTTCTCTACCCTCATCGATAGATGTCCATACAGGTAAAGTAGAAACTCTTTCACCATAAAAAGGACCTTTCATATTAATACCATAAAAATCCATTTATCCATTTCTCCTTATAATGATAATTATCATAATTTTTTACTAAAAAGTAAACATAAATAATTATAATTATTTTTATTCTATTTTATAGTATTTATATATAAAAAATTTTATTTTTTTCATTTACATTTTCTATTTTTCTGTTACAATTCACATAGAAAGCCAATGAAAGGAAAATTCTAATGAAAATTTCTATATTAATTAATAAATGGAACCTATATTATGATATAAATATATATAATATTGATGAATATGATTTTTTAAAAGAATTTATTGTTAATTTCGTTAATAAATCACCAAGAATATTAAAAAAATACACAAATGACATTAGAAATTTTTGCAGAAAAATATATAATAATGATAATGATAATTATTACAAATCCTTATTGACAAATCTTTCTGAAATCCAAGATGATTATTCTCTTCTACATTACTTTACTCTATTATTATAAAATTATTTTTTCATTCATTTTTTAATAAATATTAGTATGAAATTCAAAAATTATTTAACAGAAAACAATATCAGCTTCGGAACAGTGAAAAAAGACTGTTCCTATTTCCTAAATAAATACCCTAACCTTATTCTATATCGTGGATATAAGAAACTATTTACTATAGAAAAATTCATGCCAAGAAAAGACCGTGTACCACTTGATTCAGACCCAATAGGATCTAAAGCTCTAGACAAAGCCTCCAAAAAGATCTTCGGTTGGCCATGTCGTTCCCAAGGAACATTCGTAACTAAAAATATAGAATATGCAAGATTCTATGGTAAGCCATACTTTTTTCTTCCTATAGGATCTTCCTGGAAGTATATTTATTCTCCGGGATTAGATGATTCTGTGGAAACAATAAATAATTTAGGTTATTTATTTGCTATTCCTACTCAATCAAAAGATTATAATTATGTTTTTAATATTCTTAAATCATCTCTATCAGAAAAAAAATTAATATATGATAAAAATCTCAATAAAGATTTGGACAATTGGTATGATATGGTTTTAAAAAATGAAAACCCTTCAAAAATAGAATCAATAAAAAAACAATTAACAAAAAGAATCGCAGAAGAATATGCTATTGTACTTATAAAAAATAAATACACAAACAAAAACTTAGATAAAACTAAAAATGAAGAAGTTATATTCAATTGTCAAAAAGAAGGCTATTATCTAATAGATCCTGATATTTATCTTTAAAAGGTGTGACTATGAAATTAAAAGAATACTTAGTAAATGATATGATATCGGTTAAAAGAGACTGTTCTTTTTATTTAGAAAAATTCCCAAGAAATATTTTCTACAGAGGTGTTAAAAAACATATTAGTGTTTTAAAAGTAATGCCTCGTAAAGACAGAAAACCTGTTGATATGAACCCAATAGTATCAAAAATTCTAGATAGAGATTCCAAAAAGATCTTCGGTTGGCCCTGTAGATCCCAAGGAACATTTGTAACCAAAATCATACGACAAGCCAAAGAATATGGTGATCCATATGTCTTCCTTCCTATAGGATCTTCCTGGAAGTATATATACGCGCCAGATATAAGAGATTCCATAAACTTAACATACGATATGAATATAATTGCTAAATATATTAATTCAAATGCAAGATATAGTGAAATTTATGCTGTTTATAAAAATATTTTATCAGATCATAATATCCATGATAAAGATATCAATAACATGATGGCATCATTCAAATATAATATGAAATTCTCCACTGATAAAAATCTCACAGATCTAAAAAACAAAGTTTCTTTAAAAATTTTAGATATTCTATCTTATAGAGTATTGAAAAATAAATACACTGATAAAAATCTTAACTTAGTCACTATAGAAGAAGTTATATTCAATTGTCAAAAAGAAGGTTATTATCTAATAAATCCAGATATTTACCAAAAATGGATAGAAAATCCTTATTTTCTAATTTAAAGAGGTTTTAAAAAATGACAAGATTAGAAAACTTTATAAAAGAAAATGAAATACAAAAAGTAAAAGATGATTGTCATCATTTCCTAACTAAATATCCAAATATTACTCTATATCGTGGATATCGTAAGAAAAAAGATATATATATAAAAAAATTCATGCCAAGAAAAGACCGTGAACCACTACATACAAGTATGATAGTATCAAAAGCTTTCGATAGGGCCTCAAAAGAAGTTTTTGGTTGGCCATGTAGATCCCAAGGTACATTTACATCACCAGTATATTCAGAAGCAAGCATGTATGGATTACCATATATCTTCCTTCCTATAGGATCTTCATGGAAGTATATATACACACCCATTACACAAGATTCAATAAAATTTACAGAAGATTTATATGATATAGTTGTATATGAAAATGATAAAAAAAGATATTCAGATATTATTAAAGAATTAAGAGAATTTTTAGGACGTTTTATCCATTATAAAACTGTTTTTGATGATATTATTATTAATAATAATATCTTAAATAAAAAAACGGAACATATAAGAAAAGATCAAATAAAAGAAATTCTTTATGTATCGGCTCTAATAATTATGAAAGAATTATATATAGATAAAAATTTCAACAAAATCACAAACGAAGAAGTAATCTTTAATTGCCAAAAAGAAGGCTATTATCTAATAAATATCGAAGTCTTCCAAGAATTCATCAAGGAGTAACAATGACAGGGCTAAAAAATTTTATAAATGAAGATAAACAACTTCAAGCAATAAAAAACGATTGTTCCTATTTCCTAAACAAATACCCTAGGCTTACTTTATATCGTGGATATAAGAAACTATTTACTATAAATAAATTTATGCCAAGAAAAGACCGCGAACCACTTAATTCAAACCCAATAGGATCTAAATCTCTAGATAAAGCTTCTAAAAAGATCTTCGGTTGGCCATGTCGTTCCCAAGGAACATTTACATCACCAATATATTCAGAAGCAAAATCATATGGATTACCATATATTTTCCTTCCAATAGGTTCATCATGGAAGTATATATACGCTCCAGGTATGAGTGATTCTATTGAATTAACTAATGATTTAGAAAACGTTATCTTATATGTACATGACACCTGGAAGTATATAAACGTTGAATCAATGTATAAATTTGAAAAGTTTAAAAAATTCTTACAATTAAATCGTTTAAATGATGAAAAGCTTTTTAAAGAAATTAAAAGCTTGTATGATATGATAGATGATGAAAATGTCTCAAATACAAAAATAGAACGTAAAAAGAAAGAATTAACAAAGAAAATTCTTGACGGAATAACTTACGCTATTATGAAAAATAAATACACTGATAAAAATCTTAACTTAGTCACAAACGAAGAAGTAATCTTTAATTGCCAAAAAGATGGATTCTATCTAATAGATCCAGATATTTATGATCCACGTTTACTTTAAACCCATATTGTGATACCATATTTTCTATCATAATAAGGAGATAAAATTATGGGAAAATTTAAAAAAGGTGATAAAGTAAGACCAATAAGTAATAATCATATTCATTATGATTTTCTCATAGTAGATGGTATTGGTTACGATCAATACGGTGATCAATATTTTTATGTTAAAACAGATCAATTTCACCTAAAAAAATGTACTACAGAATTTGATGATACTGGAAATCTAATGTATTATTATAGTGAACATTGTAGTATTTATCCAGATATTATTGAAGACATTGTATTATTATAATAAGGATTTTATAATATGGGTTATTACGATATAATAATCAAACAACAATTATTAGAAATGTTTAAAAGGTATTTGAATATTATACAAAAAGATTTATATGATAATGATATAAAAGATTATAGATTACCTAAACGTAGAATGATTCTACAAGAAGATCCTATACTAGAATGTTTTTATCAAGATAAATCTTCTTATGAAATCGAAAGTCCATCTTATGTAGATTTTCCCTCATGTGATCTTATTATAAAAGGAAAAGATTTTTAATGAAAGATTTATCAAAAGAAAGAAAAGAAGAACTTGATACCATAACATCTATATATATAAAATCACTTATAAAGAATAAAATTCCAAATTTTATAGGAAAGAATGGTTATGGTAAAATGATAAGTATTATACAAGATGAGGTATTTAGATCATATTATAATGATGGATTTGATGAGAAAACATCTAAAGAATTCGCCTTATATGTAAAGAACAAAAGTTATGATATTCTAAAGAATAATTATTGAGAGTCCAACATCCTAATATTCTAACATTCATATTATCTTAAAATCCCCCCTAACATTCTAACAATATTAATATCCTAACAATCATATCCTAATATTCTTCTAACAATCTAATATTTCATTCTATCATCCTAACATTATTCTAATATATTTCATTCCATTATTCTATCATACTAACAATATCCTATTCCCTAATGCTATATCTTTCCCCGCGCGAACCCATGCTTATTATAACAGAATTTTAGAAAATGTAAACATAAAAAATAATTATTTTTATTTAATTTTCTTTAAGTCAAATAAAACAAGTATTATAATGGATGTTGTTATAATGATTATGATGGTGAAAAGGTATTGTTAGATTTTTTTTAAGCAAATAAAGTAATATAATATAATATGATTTATTGGCTGGTATTATTGGCTGGTATTATTGGCTGGTATTATTGGCTGGATTAATTGTTAAAATTGTTGTAACTATTGGAAATTATTAGAAAAATTGTGGCTATTGTTGGAAAAATTGTTGGATTAATTGTTAAAAATGTTGTAAATGTCGAAAATTATTGGAAAAATTGGGACACTGTATAATCTTCACCCACCCAAACAACACATAGAACTCATTTTCCATCTCAAGTTCATTTAATGAATATTGTTCACAAAACATACTTCATTTACTTAAACGTGTTAATTGGTTAACTGTGTAACGGGGTAGTTGGGTAGTTGGTTAACTGCCATAGGGCCAAACCTAACCAAATTGAGCTTAAATTAAGCTCAATTCCTTTAATATTAATAAAATCAGATTAAGCTTAGTAAAAAATACTAAGCCTCCCTGGTCATATTTTTGTCTCCGCCATAGGGCCAAACCTCACTTTTTTAGCTTAATTTAAGCTCAATTTCTTTATTTTCAACATTTTTAGATTAAATTTAGTATTTTTTACTAAGGAAAATTTTTATTAATCCGGTAACTGCCATAGGGCCAAACCTAACCAAATTTAGCTTAAATTAAGCTCAATTCCTTTAATATTAATAAAATCAGACCAAATTAAGTATTTTTCATCATTTTATGCCACCATAGGGCCAAATCTAACCAAATTTAGCTTAAATTAAGCTCAATTCCTTTAATATTAATAAAATCAGATTAAATTAAGTAAAAAATACTAAAAAAGATCTCTTATATCCTGGTCTCTGCCATAGGGCCAAATCTAACCAAATTTAGCTTAAATTAAGCTCAATTCCTTTAATATTAATAAAATCAGATTAAGCTTAGTAAAAAATACTAAACCCACTTAACCATATTTTTGTCTCTGCCATAGGGCCAAACCTTACCCACTTAATCCATTTTCCTTTAATATCAATGTTTTTCAATTTTTCATCATTTTATGCCGCCATAGGGCCAGACCTCACTTTTTTAGCTAAAATTAAGCTTATTTCCTTTAATATTAATAAAATCAGACCAAATTTAGTATTTTTTACTAAGGAATTTTCCTTATATACTGGTCTCTGCCATAGGGCCAAACCTCACCCACTTGATCCATTTTCCTTTAATATCAATAAAAGTCTAAAATCAATAAAAAATGCTATATTTTTCTTAACAAGTTTTGGTTATCTTTTTCTTTGTTTTCAATGTTTTTAGATCAAATTTAGGAAATCCTTATAAAATAAAGAAAAGGTGTTATAAGGGTCTCATTTTTCCCTATGGGCGCATAAAAAATTATGGTATAATATGGTATAAAAAATATATTAATTTGATCTAATTCTTTTGTATTTTAAGGAAATAAGCTCAAATTAGGGTAAATTGGTCTCATTTTCCCCTATAGGCGCATAAACCATCAGATAAAAAATTTCTTACCTAGGGGGAAGTCTTCTCTTGGAAGTAAAGAAGTCTTCTCTAAAAATTTACTTCGCTTAGTAGTTACTACTAAGCGTCTTTAGGTTGATTTAAAGTAATATAATACCATTCAATTAATGAATTACATTCAGCCGTTGGTATGAATTACATTCAGTCGGTGAATACTATTCAATTAATGAATTACATTCAATTAATGAATACCATTCAGTCAATGTATGATGTTCATATACCATTCAACTAATGAATACCATTCAACTAATGAATACCATTCAGCTAATGAATACCATTCAGCTAATGAATACCATTCAGCTAATGAATACCATTCAACTAATGAATGCAATATTACATTCAGTAAAAAAATTAAGAAAAAATTAAGAAAAAATTAAGAAAAAATTAAGAAAAAATTAAGAAAAAATTAATAAATACCAAAAAAAACCTAATTTTATGCGAATTTGATAAATAATTGAAATCATTAGGAAAAAATAGTCCGGGGTGGAAAAAGTTTTGGGGGGTGGGGGTATGGGGATCAACGGGGGCACATACTCACATGTAAAATTTTGCAATGCGGGGCCATTTTGGGTTCTGGTCACAATCTTTTTCAATATAATTTTGCGATGCGGGGCCATTTTCTATTTCAGCCCCAATCTTTTTTAAGGCATACTCACATGTAAAATTTTGCGATGCGGGGCCATTTTCTATTTCAGCCCCAATCTTTTTTAAAACAATACATTGATGCGGGGCCATTTTCCATTTTAGCTCCAATCTCTTTCAATAAAATTTTGCGATGCGGGGCCATTTTCTATTTCAACCCCAATCTTTTTTAAAACAATACATCAATGCGGGGCCATTTTCTATTTCAACCCCAATCTTTTTTAAAACAATACATCATTTCAATTCTAATCTCTTTAAAACATTCCATATTTACATATTGTATTATATATGGTAAATATACATAATAAAACATTGATTTTGAAAGGAATGATATATGAAAATCAATCCAGGTGACAAAATAAAAGTAGGGTTAAAAAAAGAATATTATAACAATTGTGGTAATTGGCCTATTATAGGATTAAGTAAAAAAATGTATAGTTGGCGTGATAAAACAATGACTTTTAAAAAATTTGGATATGAAAAAGATAGATTTTATGTAGAAGAAAATTATTGGACTTGGCCTACAAAAGATATTATATGGTATAGTAAAAAAAATATATTTAACATTGATTTAGAAAAGGAATTAAGAATATAAAGAAGTTTACAAAAAATGTTATTTTTGGTATTATGATAATGAAAGGAGAATATAAAAAAATGGAAAACACAGAAAAAAGTGGAATCGGTAAATTCGAAGATAAGATCGAGACTTTGTTAGATTCCTGGACTAATAGATTTGAGGATAAACCTGTTGTTACAACTATTAAACTTTTACTTTTGATTTGGATGATTAAAGTAGTATATAAGACCATTAAAAATTAAAAGATTTGAGAGGATATAATGATAAAAAAAATTGTTGATCTTATATTTGTGTATTTAATTTTAATAGGTGTAAACAAGTATTTGCTTGGATCTCTTCCATTACAAAAGTTGAGTGAAGCACCATTAACTGTAATCACCGTTGCTGGTATCATATTTGCTGGTATAGCAATGGCTGTTTTACTTTCGGAGAAATAAATATAATGTATTGGGAAATAGTAATACCGACACTATTATGGCCAATAATAACTATTATTATTGCAAGAAAAAATCCTATAAATAATGATGTTATCGGAATGATGTTACTTTTTGCATTTTTTATTATGCCTGTATATGTATATATAATGGTTTTATTTATAAAAGAATTTAATTTATTCTAAAGTATTATGATAATGAAAAAGAGAAGGAGATAGTAATATGAAAGAAGGATATACTGTTAGAATGGGTGGTGATACAAAACATTATAAGTTTATCGGACTTACAGAAAATATGAAACAATTCCTTAAAAAATCCATGACATTTCAAAAATATGATGAAGATAAAAAATATTTTAAAGTAGAGGAAAACAAGTATAAATGGCCTGTAAATGATATTGTTTATATAAACAAACAGAACATTTTCCGTGACGTCCTACAGGATCTTGAAATATAATGATATCAAATAAATTTATTACAATAGCAATTGTAATCTGTATTATTATTAGTGGTGGTATAATCAATAATATATATAAGATAAATAAAAATATACATGAAATGGATAGTAATATATATAAGATAAATAATAATATATATGAAATGGTTAAAAAAATTGAAGAGAATACTGTACCTATGCAGTATATTTCTGCTGATATGACCATAACAGCATATACTAATGCCAAGAATGAAACAAATGATGACAATAATAATACTGCTATAATGGAAAAACCTGTATCTGGTAAAACATGTGCTGTTAGTATGGACTATATGCACTGGCTTGGTGGTCGTGTATATATACAGGGGTATGGTGTAAGGTATGTTAATGATTTAATGAATAGACGTTATAAGAAAAGTTTGGATATATATGTTGGGAAGAAAAAAGAGGCTATGGAGATAGGGAAGAGGAAAAACATTAAAGTTGTGTTTTTGGGTAAATAGTAAACTTCTTCAGAAAAATAGGAAAAGAAATGAATGGTAACAGATTATGATTCTTTAATAGATAATCCTTTTGTTTTTAAATATTATAGGTATCTAGCTGATGTGGATGATTTGGGTGATGGTATGGGGAATACTTGGTTACTTTTAAAGAATATAGATGATAAAAGAGGAATGTTTTTACGGAAAATAGAACAATTAAATGAAAATAATTGGGCGTGGGCTAAGTATCCTGTTGTTTTATATTGGAGTCATATGATAGAAAAGGATTAATTATGATACTATATTCTATACTTTTAATTGTTACGTTTGTTGTTTCGTTTGTTTTTGGGTTTGTTGTTACCAGTATTTTGATAAAGAAAATGAAACAATAATTTATTAAGATAGAGGAAAAATAATGGACTTTATAATAGAATGTATTTTAACTTTTTTAAAATGTATGTGGGGTTGTGCTGCTTTACTTTTTATGTTATCTTTGATTTTTTGCTCTTTAGTGCTTATAGATAAAGTGATAAACAGGAAAAGGGAAAATGATTAATGAAGAACCAAAAAATTTACAAATAAAAGAAGAGATTGATCAAGCTAATGATTTTGTAAAAGAATTGGAGTCCGTGATAGAAAATTTTCGTTTTTTGATGAAAATATGGAACTATTTATTGGTGGTTTTATGTTTTTCTATCTTTATACTATTCTTAGTAACATTAGTACAGAACTTATAGATGATGTGTTGAAATGACAAAAGAACTCTATTGCTTCGGAAATAAAAAGTATAATTACCAAAGAGGTACAAAATAATGTGTATTTCACCATTTCTTAAATGGGCTGGTGGAAAACGTTGGCTTATAAAACGTTATTCTGATATTTTTTCTTCATTTTCTGGTAGGTATATAGAACCATTTCTTGGCGGTGGTTCTGTGTTTTTTTATCTTGCTCCTGATTGTGCCATTCTTAATGATATTAATACTGAACTTATAGATACATATATTGCAATCAGAGATGATTGGCAAAAAGTTGCAGAAATTCTTAATTATCATGCAAAGAACAATTCAAGTGATTATTATTGTACTATAAGGTCTTCTGTGCCTGAATCTCTTGTAGAAAGAGCTGCTCGTTTTATTTATTTGAATAGAACTTGTTTTAACGGGATATATCGTGTTAATCGTAAGGGAGAATTTAACGTACCGTATGGTGGTAATCGAAAAAATATTATTTTTAAAAAGGATGATTTTGAAGGTATATCTAAATTACTAAAGAAAGCGAAACTAAAATCTTGTGATTTTGAAGAAGTAATTAACGATGCTTCATCTGGTGATTTGATTTTTGTAGATCCGCCTTATACTGTTAAATATTGTAGTAATCCGTTTATTAAGTATAACGAGAAATTGTTTTCTTGGGATGATCAGGTTCGCTTATCAAATTGTTTAAAAAAAGCATCCGAACGTGGTGCTTTTATTATATCTACAAATGCTCACCATAAAAGCATTATAGAATTATATGAAAATGAATTTGAGATACATTTTGTTTGTCGTAAAAGTTTGATTTCAGCAAATAAGAAGTTTCGTGGAGATTATAAAGAACTCTTGATTATTGGAAAAAATGTAGTGAAGAATAATAATCATTAATGGAGAAATCATGTATGGGATAGAATTAAAATCAGGTGTAAATAATTGTTACTGGAATATACAAGGTAAATGTAGCAATTGGGTAATCACAAGAAATAAAAATTTACATGATTTTTCAAGAGATTGGGATTCGAAGCAAAACTGTGTTTATACAATTTTGGGGGTTCATCTTTGCTCTGAATATAAACCAGAAACATTAAAAACAGCATAATGATATTGTAAGTGTAGAATAAAATATTGAAAGGAGCAAGAATAATGGACTTTATATTAGAATGTGCTATGATTTTTTTGAAGGGATCTTTGGGTTGGGTTGTGGTTAGCTTTGTGTTGTTTTTTCTTTTCATTATAATGGCAATTATTGGTTTATCTATTGATAGTTTTCTGGATTAATGAGGATAGATGATTACGTTTGTTTTGATTATTACGAAAAGAAGGATATAATAATAAAATGAAAAAAGTATTTCTTGGTGGAACTTATGATAGTATCTGGCGTGATAAAATGATAATTTATTTACGCGAAGAAGGATGTAAATGGTTTAATCCTGTTGTTCCTGATTGGACAGAAGAGTGTATGGTGCGTGAAATTAAAGAACGTGAAACTTGTGATTTTGTTCTTTATACAATTACACCAAAAATGACAGGAGTTTATTCTATTGCTGAAGTTATCGATGATAGCAATAAAAGACCAGATAAAACAATTTTAGTGATATTATCATGTGATGAAGATTTACGTTTTTCAGAAGGACAATGGAAATCACTTATGGCTGTGGCTAAAATGGTTGATCGTAATGGAGGCGTTGTTTTTAATAATCTAAAATTTGCTGCTATGTATATTGGTGGTAAAACTGTTTCTGATATATTTAATAAGATAAAAAAAATAAATAAGAGGATATACAATGGATAGTATAAAAGAAAGATTTAACAGAACAATATTGCTTTCAAAGAAAGATATTACTGGAGCTTTGGCTAAATGGTTGGTGATACAGTCACCGTATATTGTACCTGATAATCTGGAAAAGATTTTGAAAGAATTTTATAATCGAATCCCTTATAAGTTTGATAAGTTTGGAACAGCGGAAGTTGATCTTTTTACTATGACCAAAAAAATACATAATGTTCTTATATCTATACCGGATGTATTGAAATTGGGTGAACGAAAAAACGGAAGAATTAATAATTATTTTTTTAATAATTTATTTGGTTCAAGGGAATATGACCAGGATGATGATTTTATTGATATATTGGCGGTTGCTCAGAATATAACTTGTGAATTTGCTGATGATCTGGACGCTGAAAATTGGCGGATGAGTGAGGAAGAAGAAGAAAAAGCAAAGCTTATGGATCAACTACGGTTGAAATATAAACAATTAAATAAAAAATAGTTAATTAAGAGATTAAAATGATTATAATACCGTGTTATTCAATTTTATTAATTATTGGTTTTCTTATCGGGTTTTTTACTGTCATTATTGGGTATATTTTTATTTCCTTTAAGAAAAAAGAATGATAAATATTTTTTGAAATATATATTTGATTATGTGTTTATAGATGATAAAAATGTAAATCAAGGGAGATAATTAAAAACTATGGACTTTATATTAGAATGTGTTATGATTTTTTGGAAAGGTGTTATTGGTTTTTCTTTTTTATGTTTTATGTTATTTATAATTTCTGTTTTTATGGGTATCATTGGTTTAATTATTAATGAAATTATATATAGGAAGGATATTTAAAAAAATAATTGTATTTTAAAGGTTTTGATCTATATAGCTGCTAGTATTTTGATTTTTTAACAGTATAATGATAATATATTAATTGGAATTGTAGAATAAGAAACCGAATAATTAAGGAGGATAATTATGAGTAAACGTGTTAAGTTTTTTCTAAAATGTTTTATTGGTTTCTCTTTTTTAGGTGTTATATCGAAATGTCTTATGATTTTTTTCGAAGGTATTATTAATTTCTCTCTTTTGTGCTTTACATTATTTATGTTTTTTATTCTTGTTACATCTGTTGTTGGTTTAATTACTAATGGAATTAAGAATAATGGGGGTCTTAAAAAATGATTCCTGTTGTTTTTATTTTAAACATTTTAAAGGTTTTAATTTATATATCCGTTAGTATTTTTATTTATAAGTGTGCTGAATTAATTTGTTTTATGAAAATTGGATTTCATGATGATAATTTAATGATAATAAATGAATTTTATAATAAAAGTAAAACATTTAAAAAAATGTATGATGAACATAAATTTAATATAAAAGAAGGAAATTGGTTGTTTTGTACTTTATTTAATAGAGATAGAATACTTTTTGACATTGTAGATATATATGATGCGAAAGAAAAGGAAAGAATCTTTAATAAGATAACAGAAGAACTTAATAAAAGTGGATGTGATTTTACTGTGGAGGAAAAATAAGTGATGAATTTTTCAAGAAAAAACCACTCTTTAAAAGAGTGGTTTTTTAATGCCTTTTGAACAATGATTTAATTTTTCTGGCTATCCAAATATCCCAATCGAAGCGAAATGTTTTAAGAATTCTAAAAGATTTTTTTTCTCTTATATCCTTGACTGGTATGACTGATTTTGGATCTTTTTTATGGTCTTCAATGTTGTTCGTAATCATTGTAATTTGATGTTATTGTTCCTTTGTTATTTTGTATGATTTCTTTAAGATGTTCTAATTCTCTTGTTACTTTATCTAATTTAATATCTTCTTCTATTTGTTTTTGCTTCTTTATTTCTTGTTTGATTTCATTTAGATCTTCTTTTATATCAGAAACTTTTTTAATTTCTTTTTGGGTTTTTACAATCTTATGAGTAACACCACCAACTGTTGTACCACCGAAAATTAAAAGCATTATATTCAGTATTTCATTAATTTTATCTTCTGTTAATAGCGGTGTGATTGATTTTGTAACTTCTGGATACATATAATTTATTATATAACCTATAATTACAAAAACAGAACCAATCAATCCGATAATGGTTTTATAATTATCAGTCTTTTTTGCAATCCAAACCAATAATGGTTTTAATAAAAAAGTTGAAAAGATTTTTTTGAACATTTATATATTCCTCCTATTTTTTGTATATTTATCATTTTTTGATGAAAAAATTTACTTTTTTCATGTTTTATAGTATAATATTGAAAAAATATATCGAAGGGTATTTTGAAAAAATGTTATTGTGTTATAAAACAAATGAAATTTTGGATAGATCTAATAATGAAACCATTTATGATTTGTATGCTTGTGGGTATAAATTAAATTCTCAGGATTTGTTTTTTGGATCTCAATTAACATTACTCGGTAGCGTTAATAATGTAATTAAAATAGCTTGTAATAGTAGTAATTCATTAGCAATAAATGATCGTGGTGAATTATATTCTTGTGGTTATAATGGTTATGGTCAATTGGGTCTTGGTGATACAGTAAATAGATTAATACTAATAAGAATAGGAAATGATTCAAATTGGGTTGATGTGTTTTGTGGAAGATATCATTCATTGGCTATTAATGATCGTGGTGAATTATATTCTTGGGGTGATAATTATTATGGTCAATTAGGCTTAGGTGATATTTTAAATAGATTAGAACCAACACGAATAGGGAATGATTCAAATTGGAGAAAAATAGCTTGTGGTGAATATCATTTATTGGCTATTAATGATCGTGGTGAATTGTATGCTTGGGGTGATAATGATAAAGGTCAATTAGGCTTAGGTGATATTTTAAATAGATTAGAACCAACACAAGTTAGAAATGAATCAAATTGGAAAGAAATATCTTGTGGTTATAATCATTCGTTAGCTATTAATGATCGTGGTGGGTTGTATGCCTGTGGTCATAATAATCATGGTCAGTTGGGATTAGATGATAAAGAAAATAGATCAACACTAACACGAGTAGGAAATGAATCAAATTGGGTCGAAATATATGCTGGTGATTTTTGTTCTTTTTTGTTGAAAAAGCATGAATAAAGGTGAATAAGAAAATGTATAAAACAAATGAAATATTGGATAGATTTAATAATGAAACCATTTATGATTTGTATGCTTGTGGATCTAAATTGAATTTAGAAGGTTTTTCAGATATATTACAATTAACGCTACTTGGTAGTATTGATAATGTAATTAAAATAGCTTGTAATAGTAGTAATTCGTTAGCAATAAACAATCATGGTGAATTATATGCTTGTGGTTATAATGTTTTTGGTCAATTGGGTTTGGGTGATAAAATAGATAGATCGGAACCAACACGAATAGGAAGTGAATCAAATTGGAAAGAAATAGCTTGTGGGTGGTGTTATTTTTTGGCTATCAATAATAATGGTGAATTATATGCTTGGGGTTATAATGATTGTGGTCAGTTAGGTTTGGGTGATAAAGAAGATAGATCAACACCAACAAGAATAGGGAATGATTCAAATTGGGTTGATGTATTTTGTGGAAGATATCATTCATTGGCTATCAATAATAATGGTGAATTGTATGCTTGGGGTTATAATAGTTATGGTCAATTAGGCTTAGGTAATAGAATGGATAGATTAACACCAACAAGGGTGGGGAATGATTCAAATTGGGTTAATGCATCTTGTGGTGGATATTATTCATTAGCTATTAATGATTGTGGTGAATTGTATGCTTGGGGTCGTAATTATTATGGTCAATTAGGATTAGGTGATAGGAAAGATAGGTTAACACCAACAAGGGTAGGAATTGAATCAAATTGGGTTAATATATCTTGTGGAAAATATTATTCATTAGCTATTAATGATAGTGATGAATTATATGCTTGGGGTTATAATGGTGATGGTCAGTTAGGTTTGGGTGATACAGAAAGAAGATTATTACCAACACGAGTAGGGAATAAATCAAATTGGATTAAAATATCTTGTGGGGTGTGTCATTCATTAGCTATTAATGATCGTGGTGAATTATATGCTTTTGGTAATAATGTTTATGGTCAATTAGGCTTAGGTGATGAAATAAATAGATTAACACTAACACGAGTAGGAAATGAATCAAATTGGGTAGGAGTACATGCCGGTGATTTTTGTTCCTTTTTGTTGAAAAAGCATGAATAAAGGTGAATAAAGATGACATTGTATTATAAAACAAATGAAATTTTGGATAGATCTAATAATGAAACCATTTATGATTTATATGCTTGTGGGTATGAATTGAATCCAGAAGATTTATATTTTATACCAGGATTAACATTAATTGGTAGTATTAATAACATGATTAAAATATCTTTTAGTAGTAACCATTTATTAACTATCGATGGTTCTGGTAAATTATATGTTTGTGGTGAAAACACTTACGGTCAATTAGGATTAGGTGACAAAGAAAATAGATCAACACCAACACGAGTAGGAAGTGAATCAAATTGGGTTAAAATATCTTGTGGTTGGTGTTATTCATTAGCTATTAATAATCATGGTGAATTATATGCTTGGGGTCGTAATTATTATGGTCAATTGGGTTTGGGTGATAGAGAATATAGATTAACACCAACACGAGTTGGAAATAGTTTGAATTGGGTTAAAATAGCTTGTGGAAGATATCATTCATTAGCTATAAATGATTTAGGTGAATTATATACTTGGGGTTATAATGATTGTGGTCTATTGGGTTTAGGTGATAAAGAAGATAGATTAACACCAACACGAGTAGGAAGCGAATCAAATTGGGTTAAAATATCTTGTGGTTGGTTTCATTCATTAGCCATTAATGATCGTGGTGAATTGTATGCTTTTGGTGATAATTATTATGGTCAATTGGGATTGGATGATAGGAAAAATAGATCGATACCAACACGAACAGGAAGTGAATTAAATTGGAAAGAAATAGCTTGTGGTTATAATCATTCATTAGCCATTAATGATCGTGGTGAATTATATGCTTTTGGTGATAATTATTATGGTCAATTGGGATTGGATGATAGGAAAAATAGATCAATATCAACACGAGTTGGAAATGAATCTAATTGGAAAAAAATAGCTTGTGGGTTGTGTCATTCATTATCTATTAATGATTTAGGTGAATTATATACTTGGGGTGATAATAATTATGGTCAATTGGGTTTGGGTGATAGAGAATATAGATTAATACCAACGCGAGTAGGAAATGAATCAAATTGGGTCTGTATATATGCTGGTGATTTTTGTTCATTTTTGTTGAAAAATCATGAATAAAGGCGGATAAAGATGTCATTATATTATAAAACAAATGAAATTTTGAATAAATTTGATAATGAAACTATTTATGATTTGTATGCTTGTGGATATAAATTAAATTTAAATGGTCTTCCAGATACATCACAATTAACGTTACTTGGTAGTGTTGATAATGTAATTAAAATAGCTTGTAATGGTAGTCATTTTTTAGCTATTAATGATGATGGTGAATTGTATGCTTGGGGTTATAATGGTTATGGTCAATTGGGTCTTGGTAATATAGTAAATAGATCAACACCAATGCGGGTAGGAAATAATTCAAATTGGAGAGAAATATCTTGTGGTGGGAGTCATTCATTAGCTATTAATAATATTGGTGAATTATATGCTTGGGGTTATAATGGTTATGGTCAATTGGGTCTTGGTGATGCAGTAAATAGATTAACACCAACGCGAGTAGGGAATGAATCAAATTGGGTTGATATATTTTGTGGAAGATATCATTTATTAGCAATCAATGATACTGGTGAATTGTATGCTTGGGGTAGTAATTATTATGGTCAATTGGGTCTTGGTGATACAGTAAATAGATTAGAACCAACACAAGTAGGAAATAGTTCGAATTGGGTTAAAGTAGCTTGCGGTTCAGTTCATTCATTGGCTATTAATAATCGTGGTGAATTACATGCTTGGGGTGATAATAATTATGGTCAATTGGGATTGGGTGATAATGAAAATAGATCAACACCAACACGAGTAGGGAATAATTCAAATTGGAAGAAAATTGCTTGTGGAAGATATTATTCATTAGCTATAAATGATTTAGGTGAATTATATGCTTGTGGTAGTAATTATTATAGTCAATTAGGATTAGGTGATATAGTAAATAGATCAACACTAACACGAGTTGGAAATGAATCTAATTGGAAAAAAATAGCTTGTGGGTTATGTCATTCGTTAGTTATTAATGACAGTGGTGAATTATATTCTTGTGGTCATAATGAATGTGGTCAATTGGGTCTTGGTGATAGAGAATATAGATCAACACTAACACGAGTAGGAAGTGAATCAAATTGGATCAAAATATATGCTGGTGATTTTTGTTCATTTTTGTTGAAAAAGCATGAATAAAGGTAAATAAGAAAATGTCATTGTATTATAAAACAAATGAAATTTTGGATAGATCTGACAATGAAACCATTTATGATTTATATGCTTGTGGGTATAAATTAAATTTAAATGGTTTTCCAAATATATCACAATTAACATTACTCGGTAGCGTTGATAATGTAATTAAAATAGCTTGTAATGGTAGTCATTTTTTAGCTATTAATGATACTGGTGAATTATATTCTTGGGGTTATAATGGTTATGGTCAATTGGGTCTTTGTAATATAGTAAATAGATTAACACCAACACGAGTAGGAAGCGAATCAAATTGGAAAGAAATAGATTGTGGGTGGTGTTATTCGTTAGCTATTAATGATTTGGGTGAATTATATTCTTGGGGTTATAATGGTTATGGTCAATTAGGCTTAGGTAATAGAATAGATAGATTAACACCAACGCGAGTAGGGAATGAATCAAATTGGGTTAAAATAGTTTGTGGTGGATATCATTCATTGGCTATTAATGATCGTGGTGAATTGTATGCTTGGGGTTATAATAGTTATGGTCAATTAGGCTTAGGTAATAGAATGGATAGATTAACACCAACAAGGGTGGGGAATGATTCAAATTGGGTTAATGTATCTTGTGGTGGATATTATTCATTAGCTATTAATGATTGTGGTGAATTGTATGCTTGGGGTCGTAATTATCATGGTCAATTAGGATTGGATAATAGGAAAAATAGATTAATACCAACACGAGTAGGAAATAATTCAAATTGGAAAGAAATAGTTTGTGGTTATGATCATTCATTGGCTATTAATAATTATGGTGAATTGTATGCTTGTGGTAATAATTATTATGGTCAATTAGGTTTAGGTGATGAAGAAGATAGATTAGAACAAATACGAGTTGGAAATGAATCTAATTGGAAAAAAATAGCTTGTGGTTATGATCATTCATTAGCTATTAATGATCGTGGTGAATTATATGACTGGGGTCATAATGATTGTGGTCAATTGGGATTAGGTGATAATGAAAATAGATCAACACCAACACGAGTAGGAAGTGAATCAAATTGGATCAAAATATATGCTGGTGATTTTTGTTCATTTTTGTTGAAGAAGCATGAATAAAGGTAAATAAGAAAATGTCATTGTATTATAAAACAAATGAAATTTTGAATAAATTTGACAATGAAACCATTTATGATTTGTATGCTTGTGGGTATAAATTAAATTTAAATGGTTTTCCAGATACATCACAATTAACGTTGCTACTTGGTAGCGTTAATAATGTAATTAAAATAGCTTGTGGTATATTTCATTCATTGGCTATTAATAATCGTGGTGAATTGTATTCTTGGGGTTATAATGATTGTGGTCAATTGGTATTGTGTGATGAAGAAGATAGATTAGAACCAACACGTGTAGAAAATGAATCAAATTGGAAAGAAATTGCTTGTGGTGGATACCATTCATTATCTATCAATGATTTAGGTGAATTATATGCTTGGGGTTATAATTGTGATGGTGAATTAGGTTTGGGTGATAATGAAAATAGATTAACACCAACAAGGGTAGGGAATAATTCAAATTGAAAAGAAATTGCTTGTGGAGGATATTATTCATTAGCTATCAATGATCATGGTGAATTGTATGCTTGGGGTGATAATTATTGTGGTCAATTAGGATTAGGTGATATTTTAAATAGATTAGAACCAACACAAGTTGGAAATGAATCAAATTGGATTAAAATAGCTTGTGGAAGATACCATTCATTAGCTATCAATGATTTAGGTGAATTGTATGCTTGGGGTCGTAATTATTATGGTCAATTAGGATTGGATAATAGGAAAAATAGATTAACACCAACACGGATAGAAAATGAATCAAATTGGAAAGAAATAGCTTGTGGTTATGATCATTCATTGGCTATTGATAATCATGGTGAATTATATGCTTGGGGTTATAATGGCGATGGTCAATTAGGCTTAGGTGATAATGAAAACAAATTAATACCAACGCGAGTTGGAAGTGATTCAAATTGGAAAAAAATATCTTGTGGGTTGTGTCATTCATTAGCTATTAATGATGATGGTGAATTGTATGCTTGGGGCAATAATACTCATGGTCAATTAGGATTAGGTGATGAAATAAATAGATCAATACCAATACAGGTAGGAAATAGTTTGAATTGGAAAGAAGTGTATGCTGGTGGTTTTTGTTCATTTTTGTTGAAAAAACATGAATAAAGGTAAATAAAAATGTCATTGTATTATAAAATAAATGAAATTTTGGATAGATCTGACAATGAAACCATTTATGATTTATATGCTTGTGGGTGTAAATTGAATTTAAAAGGTTTATTTTTTGGGTCAAAATTAATATTACTTGGTAGTATTAATGGTGTAATTAAAATATTTTATGGTAATTATCATTTGTTAGCTATTAATAATCGTGGTGAATTATATACTTTGAATTATGATAGTAAAGATAATATAATATCACGGGTTGGGAATGAATCAAATTGGAAAGAAATAGCTTGTGGTGGATATCATTCATTGGCTATCAATGATCGTGGTGAATTATACACTTGGGGGTATAATATTCATGGTCAATTAGGATTAGATAATAGAGAATATAAATCAGAACCAACACAAGTAGGGAATAATTCAAATTGGAAGAAAATTGCTTGTGGTGGGAGTCATTCATTAGCTATTAATGATTTGGGTGAATTGTATGCTTGGGGTTATAATGGTGATGGTCAATTGGGTTTAGGTGATGAGGAAAATAGATTAGAACCAACACAAGTAGGAAGCGAATCAAATTGGAAAGAAATTGCTTGTGGTGGATATCATTCATTAGCAATCAATGATTTAGGTGAATTATATGCTTGGGGTTATAATGGTGATGGTGAATTAGGTTTGGGTGATAATGAAAATAGATTAACACCAACAAGGGTAGGGAATAATTCAAATTGGGTTAAAATAACTTGTGGAAAATATTGTTCATTAGCCATTGATGATTTAGGTGAATTGTATGCTTGGGGTCGTAATTATAATGGTCAATTGGGATCTGGTGATGAAATAGATAGATCAGAGCCAACACGAATAGGAAATGAATCAAACTGGAAAAAAATTGCTTGTGGTAGGTCACATTCATTAGCTATTAATGATGATGGTGAATTATATGCTTGGGGTAATAATACTCGTGGTCAATTAGGATTAGGTGATAAAGAAAATAGATTAACACCAATACGAGTAGGAAGCAATTCAAATTGGGTAGAAGTGTATGCTGGTGATTTTTGTTCCTTTTTGTTGAAAAAGCATGAATAAAGGTGAATAAAGATGACATTGTATTATAAAACAAATGAAATTTTGGATAGATCTGACAATGAAACCATTTATGATTTATATGCTTGTGGGTATAGATTGAATTTAGAAGGTCTTCCAAATATATTGCAATTAACATTACTTGGTAGCGTTGATAGTGTAATTAAAATAGCTTGTGGTTATGATTATTCATTAGCTATTAATAATCGTGGTGAATTGTATTCTTGGGGTTATAATGATTGTGGTCAGTTGGGCTTAGGTGATGAAGAAGATAGATTAACACCAACACGTGTAGGAAATGAATCAAATTGGAAAGAAATAGCTTGTGGTGGATATCATTCATTAGCTATCAATGATTTAGGTGAATTATATGCTTGTGGTAATAATGATTGTGGTCAATTGGGTTTAGGTGATGAGGAAAATAGATTAACACTAACACGAGTAGGAAGCGAATCAAATTGGGTTAAAATATCTTGTGGTTGGTGTTATTCATTAGCAATCAATGATACTGGTGAATTATATGCTTGGGGTGATAATATTCATGGTCAATTAGGATTAGATAATAGAGAATATAGATCAACACCAATACAAGTAGGGAATGATTCAAATTGGAAGAAAATTGCTTGTGGAAGATATCATTCATTAGCTATCAATGATTTAGGTAAATTGTATGCCTGTGGTAATAATGATTGTGGTCAGTTGGGTTTAGGTGATGAAGGAGATGAATTAACACCAACAAAAATAGAAAGCGAATCTAATTGGAAGAAAATTGCTTGTGGAAGATATCATTCATTGGCTATTAATGATAATGGTGAATTGTATGCCTGGGGTGATAATTATTGTGGTCAATTAGGCTTAGGTGATGAAGAAGATAGATTAATACCAATACGAATAGGAAGCGAATCAAATTGGAAAGAAATAGTTTGTAGTGGATATCATTCATTAGCTATAAATGATTTAGGTGAATTATATGCTTTTGGTAATAATGTTTATGGTCAATTGGGTTTGGGTGATAGAGAATATAGATTAACACCAACACGAGTAAAAAATGATTTAAATTTAGTTAAAGTGTATGCTGGTGATTTTTGTTCATTTTTGTTGAAGAAACATGAATAATTAGAATTACATGTTGACATTAAAAGAATTATTTGGTATAATTATTTTTATAAAAAAAGATATTACATAATTAATTACAAAGGAGATTGAAAAAATGTTGACAGCAAAAGAAGCATTTAAAAGATCAATGGAGTATAAAGAAGATGTTATTGAAGATATTTTTAAAGAAATTGATAATCTTATAAAGTCAGAAAATGGTTCATTTTCTACTGTTTATAAATTTAAAAATAGAGAAATTTATGATTTATATGGAAAGAGAATTGCTGATGTTTTGAGTCATGTTTATGGTTATGACGTTGAAATGAATAATTTTAATCATTGTTTGAATATTTCATGGGATGTAGATGATTCATCATTTTGTTTTAATGAAAAGAACTATAAAAAGGCTTGTGAAGGTTGTATGGATTGTATGGTAAATCTTTATAATAATATGGAGAAATAGAAGTTGAGAAATTTTAGAGAAATTTATGTTGATGTTTTAGATTTGATTAATTCAGAATTAATTAAAAGTGGTGTTAAGAACAAAATACAAAAAAATGTGAAATTTTCATTTGATAATAAAGAAGAATATTATGAACACGCTTTAAATATAAAAAAACATTTAGAAAAAAATGGATATATTGTTTTGGTATATCCATTTACAAAAGCTCTTGTGATTTATATTTAAAATAAATATGGAACTGAACTTTGTTTAATTCTTTAGGGATTACTGTTTCTAAAAATATTCTATTCTAATATTCCATTATTCTATCCTAACATTCTATTCCACTATTCTATTCTATTCTATTCTATTCTATTCTATTCTATCCTAACATTCTATTTTATTATTTTATTATTTTATTATTCTATCATACTATCATTATTTCATTCCTATTTCATTCCATTATTCTATCATACTAACAATATCCTATTCCCTAATGCTATATCTTTCCCCGCGCGAACCCATGCTTATTATAACAGAATTTTAGAAAATGTAAACATAAAATTTTTATTAAAATAAATTATTTTTTAATTTTTCAAAAAAATTAGGATTTATAAGATAATAGGAATTACATTTGAACATTGCTTCATTAATAGTTAAAACCAGTTCTTTTAAATTATTTGTTTTATATGTTTCTGCTTTTTCTTTTATAATTTTTTCAATTGTTTTCATTAGTTCTCTGTATTTTTTTTCTATGAATTTTTCAAATGTCATTTTTGGAATCCATCTAAAATCATCTGACATATATATTTCCATTTCATCTTCTTTAATATTTTTGAATTTTTTTAAATAATCTATTGCATTATATTTTTTAGTATATCCTGTGTCTATGTTTTTATACCACCAGGAACCACCAAGAGATTCGGGTTCTTTATATTTTTCATATTCTATTTTGAATTTATCAATGTTTTTAAATTTTTCAAATGTTATTTCTTTTATTGGAAGATTGCATTTAAGTCTTATTGTTAATTTAATTTCATTATATAAATCATCTATTTTAGGTGACCATAAGTATTCATATTTTCCTATTGGAATGAAAATATAAGCATTACCATATTCTGATATTACGGTTTTATTAGGATTAACAAATACACCTTCACTTCTTGGTTTCCATCCAAATTTATCCTTAAATATATCATCAATTAATTTATGAATATGAAGTGGTGTGTCTCTTGGTTTTCTATCTTTTCTTGGAATTATTTTATCATAGAATTTTATGTTTTTTTTAGTTGCTCTATATAAAAAATATTTTACATTAGATGATTTAAATTCTTTGATAAATGGTTGACAATTTTTCTGAATATCTTTACTTAATTTATTAAGAAAGATACTTTCATCTTTTTTTAAATATTCGTATAGTTTTGTCATTGTTTTTTATCCAAACATAAACGTTTTTAAATAATCTTCGTATTCCCCGTTTATTAAATAATAGGAATCACATTTAAACATTATTTCATGTTTTTTGTTTATTGCTTTTCTTAATAATTCTGTATCTAAGTAACTATCTACAATATTTTTAATTAAATATTCTTTTTTTTCTTCAAATTCTTCTTTAGTTTCATTATAAAATTCTTCATATGACATTTCAGGTATCCATTTAAGTTTTGATGGATTAAAATTTTCATCAATTTCATTTTCTATATATTCTATAGCTTCATGTTTATTACGTATATTTAATGGTTCGCCGTCATATTCCCATGTTCCATTTTCTTCTTCACCATATCTATTTTCCCAGTCATCTTCCAAACCAAAATCATCAAATTCATCACTATAGTCTTCACAATCGGTTTCTTCATAAAGATCATCCACATCAGGGCTCCATAAATATTCATATTCTCCAATTGGGACAAAAATATATGGTGTCCCGTAAATGCCTCTTATTGATTTTATATCTCCTATAGTAAATACTCCTTCGCTTCTCGGTCTCCATCTAAATTTTTCATAGAAAAATTCATCAAATAATTTCTGTAAATCTGGTGACATATCTTTTGGTTTTCTATTTTTTCTTGGTATTATTTTTTTTATATCATTAATCCTTTTGTAAGTTCCTCTATAAATGAATTTTTTGATATTATGTTGTTTTATTTCTTTAAGAAATGGTTGACAATTTTTTGTTATCATATAACCAATCTTTTTTTCTATAACTATTGATTCATCTAAATATCTAATAAATTTACCCATCTTTTTATTTTTCCTTTTAAAGTTCTTTATATATTATTTATATAATATTTACATTTTTTGTGGTTTGTTATATTATAACATATGAAGATAATAATGGAAAGAGAGGTGATAAAAATTTTTAAAAATTGTTTTTATAACACAAAAAAGAGTAAAATTCATTTATGGGAACAAGTGAATGGTAAAAACCTTTATACTGAAATTCCCTGGACGCCTTATGTTTTTCTAAAGAGTAAAAAAGGTAATATCAAAACACTTAATGGTGTTTCTGTTGTAAAAAGAGATTTTGATACTTATAATGATTATTATGATTTTGTTAAAGATAGATATGATATATTTGAAAATAAAGTAAAACCTGAAATTCAATTTTTATCTGAAAGATATCATACTATTCCTGATGATGATTTAGAAGTTCCTGATTTATCTATTTATTATTTAGATATTGAAGTTGCAGCTTATGATGGTTTCCCAAAACCAGAAGACGCCAATGATCCAATTTCTCTTATTTCCATTAGAAATGGATCTACAGGAAAAACTTATACATTTGGTTCTAAACCGTATACTGGTAGAATGAAAAATGTTAAGTTCATTTATTGTAAAGATGAGTATTCTTTAATAAAGAAATTTCTTTCATTTTTTCATAAGTGTAGTGTTGATGTTATATCAGGTTATAATATTTTTTTATTTGACTTACCATATATTATAAATCGTTCGATTAAAATAGTTGGTGAAAATGAATATAATAAACTTTCACCAATTAATATTGTTAGAACATGGAGATCAAAATTAGATAATTCAATGAATATTGATATTGCTGGTATAACTATTCTTGATTATTATGATTTGTATAGATGGTATTCACCAAAGAAACTTGAAAGTTATACTCTTGATTTTGTTTCTAAAACAGAGCTTGAAGAAGGTAAATTAGATTATTCTGAATATAAAAATCTTAATGAATTATATAATGGAAATTATGACAAATATGTTGAATATAACATTATTGACTGTGAAAGAGTAAATCAGTTAGAAAATAAATTAGGTTATATAAATTTGGTTCAATCTCTTTCACTTTTAACAAAATGCCCGATGAAGTATTATAATGCTATGACACAATTGATAGAAGGTGCTCTTTTAACACATTATAGAAGAAATAATTTATGTGCTCCGTTTTTTGAAGGTGGTACTCAAAAAGGTTTTGAAGCTGCTTATGTTAAAGAACCACAAAAGGGAATGTATAAATGGGTTTCTTCAGTTGATTTAACAAGCTCATATCCTTCACACATGATTTGTCTTAATATGTCAACAGAAACTTATGTTGGTAGAATTGTTGGTATAACGGAAGATATGGTTATATATTATACACGGAATAATAATTTTCCTCCATTTAATATGTATAAAATAAACGGTGATAGGATTGAATTTAAAAATAAAATGTTAAAAAAATTCAATCTTATGGTAGAAAAGAAAATGGTTTCCATTGCTCCTTGTGGTTCGGTTTTTAACAACACAAAAGAAGGTATTATAGTTAGAGTCTTGAGAGAATATTTTAATAAAAGAGTTGAAACTAAAAATAAAATGAAGGAAATAAAAAGAAAAAATTCAAAAGATAAAAGAGTTGCTCAATTATTTGCAAAACAATGGAGTATTAAGATCGTTCTTAATGCTGTATTTGGTATTACTTCTGTTCCATACTCAAGATATTTTAATACAAATATTGCTGAAGCCATTACAAGTTGTGGCCGTAGAACAATACGACAAACTGAAAATTTTATCAATGAAATGTTGAATAATATAGATAAAGTAGAAAGTATAAAAAATATTATAAATGAAATAGATTAAAATGTTAATGAAAGGATAAATGTTTAAAAATATTAGAGGAATTTATCAATGAATGATTATGTTTTGTATGGAGATACTGATAGTTGTTATATTGGTGTTGAGAAATTTATACTAGATAATATATCTAATAAAGATAAATGGATATGTTTATCTGATGAAAAAAAGATTGAATATATTAGAAAAATTTCAAAAGAAATAGAAAAATATGTAAATGATAGAATTTTCAATGAAACACAAAAACTTGATTATAATTCCGTTGTGGAAGATTTTAAGATAAAACTAAAGCAAGAAATTATTGCAAAATCTGCTCTTTTTATTAAGAAAAAGAAATATGCTTATCATTGTATTGATGAAGAAGGTGTACCGGTAGATAAGATTTCAGTAACAGGGCTTGAAATTGTTAGATCTGATAGTGCTGAAGCTATAAGAGAAAAACTTAAAATTATAATGAATATGATTCTTAAAAATGTTGATGAAAAGGAATTAGTGAAGAAAATAAATCAATATAAGAAAGAATTAAAAAAAGTTTCACCAGAAGAAATAGCCGCTAATATTGGAATAAACAATCTTTCAAAATATATAGTAGATGGAAGACCAATAAAATCAACACCTTGGCACGTTAAAGGTGTTGCAAATTATAATTATCTTTTAAAAGAATTAGGTATAGAAAATCTTTATGAAGATATTCATGAATCAATGAAAGCTAAGGTTTTATATATAAAGGATAATCCATATAATATAGAAACAATTACATTTTATAGATGGCCAAAGGAATTTAATGAAGTTGTGGATATTGATTATAATAAGATGATAGATAAATTCTTTATAAAAAAGATAGAATTTCTTTTGGAACCAATGGGTAAGACTCATTTGTTAAGAGATAATATATTAGTTGGTAATCCATTTTTTAAGTAAAAATTATATAATTCTTTGGATATAAAAAAGGTGGCTTTTATACCACCTTTTTTATTGTGGTTCTGTTTTTAGTGGTTATTTAATCTGATGACTTAGTGAAGGCACCAATTTTATTAGCAAAAGACACTATAACAGAAATAATTTTTTCAATACTTCCCCATATTTCATTTACATTAGTGTAAGCTTCGGTTAAAATGTCTTTAACTAATTGAAGTTTTTGTTCACCAATGCCGGATTGAGGAAATGTTTCTTCGATAGCTGTGATAATTTTAATAATGCTTGGGATAAGATTAACGATTGCTAGAAAAAGTTGCATACTGATTTCACCTCCAAATTTTTATTTTTACATCTTGGTATTATTTATATTTTTTATTTATAATTATTTTTCTGGTAAAGATTTTTTAAATTTTTTTTTCTTTATATCCTGTTCAATTTCTTTTTTTGTTTTATTAGCTCCTCGCCACATTGGGCTGTTATAGTGACGATCTTTTATAGCGGCACAAAATCCTTTAGCTTTTTCTTCATTAAAACCATCTTTGTTTTTCATTTCATTTACACATACTTCAAAAAAACCTTTTTCATCAGGCATTTTACCTATTGTTTTACCAAATTTTTCTAAGGATTGTTTTGTCCATCCCTTTGTTTGGATAGGAGCCTCGTTCATTAAATGTTTTTTAAGTTTCATTTTATTCCTCTTTATTATGCAACATTTTCAGCAAATGTTTTGGCGACTTCTTCTGCTTGTTTGTTTGTTTTAATAACAAAATCTGGTTCAAATTTTCCATTGTCAAAATCAAAAGAACCATCTTGAAGTTTTGGATATATTACTTTTTTACCTAAACTATCACCTTTAATTTCATCACCAATTTTAAAACCATATACAGCTCTATGACTCCACCCATAACATTTTCCATTTTTTGACCATCCCCAGTTTTTTCCTGGTGATTTACTTGTATCAATTTCCAGCCAATCTTGAAATCTTACTTTGAAACTACCATCAGCGTATTTTGGTATATTATCAAAATCTCTTTTTTCAGGTGGTATATCTGTTTTTATATATTTTGTTTTTTTATATGTTTTAGTTCTATTTGTTTTTGGATTTAGTTTTTTATATTTTTCTTTATTTTTCATAGGAATAGAAAAACCTTCTTCTATCATTTCTATATGATAAATATTTTTAAGATATTTTCTAAGTTTCATTTTATTATTTCTCTTTCTTTTTATTATAATTCACACTTTACTTTATAATAAAAGATATTATTTTCATCTTTGTATTTTTGTAGTTTTTTTACAATTTTAAATATTTAGAAAAGTTTTAATTAATTTTTTGTAATGTTTTGTATAATTTTTCCAGTCATTATCCCATATAACCATTAAATCTATTTTTTTTCTTCTACACTTGATTTTTTTTAATCTATCTTTTATCCATATTTCTTTTGCATACAATCCTTTATTTTTATTTATATCATATGGACTAAATCTTGTGTTTCTACAATGCCAATATTCACCATTAAATTCTATTGCTTTTTTTATTTTTGGAAAATAGAAATCGAGTTCAATTCCGTTCAATATTTTTCTGTCATTATAAATACATTCTATTTTTAATTTTTCTATGAAATTTCTTAATGATATTTCAGGACCTGATGAATTACAATATATGCATCTTCTACCATCGCGCCATTTTCTTACATTTTTAAATTGTCTATGTCCGTTAGGACAAGTACAATCTATTGGTGTTGTGTTTTGTGTTTTATATTCTTCTTTTTTAGTATGAACTATCCATCCTTCTTTTTCAAAAGATTTTTTTATATCATCGAATTTTATTGGAATAGTTTTATTACAATACGGACAATCTATCGTTTCAAACCTTGATTTTAATGTTACATATTTGTATCTGTAAATATGATTATTTTTACATGAAAATTTTATATATGTATTGGCATTTACAAATTCATCTTTTTTAGTTAAAACTTTCCATCCTTTTAAATTAAACAAATATAAAACATTTTCCCAACTTACGGGAGAATTTTTTGAACAGTATAAACACCTTTCACCTTTTTTAAAATTATTATATGTAGGATAATATATATGTCCGTTATTACATTTTACTTTTAATTTTGAATTGTTATTAATGTAATTTTCGGATAATAAGGTATATCCAATTTTTTCAAATTCTTTTCTTACATAATCAATTGATAGTTTTTGTGATTCTTTCTTAAATGTCGATAAACAATTGTTACAATATTTTCGTTTGAATTTATGGAAAAATATTTTACCACATGATTCACATTTTATTTTATAATAAAAGATATTATTTTCATCTTTGTATCTTTTACCAGATTTGGTTTTTATATAACTACTCATTAAGCCAGTTATTTATACATGCTTTTGGAGCTCTTTTACAATATCTATCATTATTTCTTTCATTTTATCAACGTAATCACTGCCAAGGAAATTTAGATTTGTAAGATTCGTGATGGATTTATGTCCACCACTTTGGCTCATGATAATATCCCAAACACTTATTTTTATTCTATCCAATATTGCTTTTTGTTTTCTTGATAGGAATCTATAACGTTTGTTTGTTATATCTTTAACAATATCGGTCCATGTTCCTGTTTTGTTAATATTTATTCCTTTTATTTGATTTGATTTAAATGTATTAATTAAATCATCAAAAGTAAATCCAACAGCACCCCTTAATCTCTTTTTTCCTATATCACTTTCATACATTTTTTTTAGTGTTTTTAAAGAAATCATTTCATTTCTAAATTTTGATTTATATTTTTTCATTACTTTACCCAAGACCAGTTCACCTAAATGTATTGAAAGTTCACTTTTTTCAAAAGGGTTTTTACTAACTTGTATTAATCCAAGCTGCCATCCTATACATAGAAATTGAGCATCTGGATGGTTTTTAAAAACAGTATATCTATCATATTGTTTTCCTCTTGACATATCACCACCACCATATTGAACAATAATACCGTCAATAAATATAGACTCACCGTTTTTAAGTCTTTTTATATCATTTATAGTTCCGCCTTTTATTATTTTTTCTCTTTGAGCTTGATTATAAGCTTTTTGGTTTCTGCTTATTTCTTCAGGTGGAGCATATCCGTTTTTCTTGGCTAGTTTTTTAATTACGTTATACATTGATATAAGAGAAGGTTTTGCTGTCATTACAAGTTCTTTTAAAAAGTCTGGTTTATTTTTGTAAGCTAAAAGAAGTTTATTAACAACAAGTCCCATTGCTCTATGATTTTTTTCTACATCAATATTTGGGTCAAATTTAAATACAGCTCTCATAATATCATCTGGTTTTAATCCCTGAGATGCGAAATCTGCTGAATCCACAGTTGAAATTATTTTTAAGTCTTTTTGTGGAAAAATATCTCTTGGTGAAATAATCATAGAAATATGAGTTGCATTAGCTGGTGATTTAACAAAAGAAACCGACATATCTTTTGTTGCTCCCAAATGTTCAGAATCATGGTGATCTGTCCATATATGGAATATTGGTTTTGCGTGAGCAAAGTCAACACAATAAACTAATACACCTCTGGGTGGTACTTTTACAGCAAATTCCATTTGACCATATTGAATAGGAATTGCATTAATTGTTTTTATTCCATATTGTTCTAAATAGTTTTTCATACCTAAAGCTGAAGTAACACCATCTAAATCAATATGAAAATAACATACTGCTTTCTTGAAATATTTAGCCCAATTACGAACATTTCTTATACCACTTTCGCATAAAATTTTATTATTTTCTTTTTCATACAAATCCAATTTTTCTAATAAATTCATTATTCACCTCTTTTATTTGTAATAATAATAATAGATTGTAAAACATCATGCATTAAATTTTCTGATTTCTTTAATTCTTTTAATTTTAATTTTTTCTCAATAAATTTTATTGAATCTAATAGATCTTTTGCTTTGTTATGTAATGCGTTCAAAGCTACATCAGGATCACTTGAATCTATCATAGATTCTTTTAATATACTTCTTTCGTATGCTTTGTAAATTTTTTCATTTTTCATTTTTTCACCTCTATATTTCCTTTATATTTTTTATTTCAACATTTTCTCCAATTGAAACTTTCCATTTTTTATTACAATTATTACATTTATAGAATGCAATGTATTCTTTACTTGAAGCAAAATATCCTATATAATGTTCTAAATTTGTTGATTTACAGTTTGGGCATATAAAATCATCAATAGATTTTATATTTTCCTTATTTAGATTTTCGTATAATTCTTCTAAAATATCTTCAAACATTTCTATTTATTTCTTCCGAATAAAAAGCTTCTTATACCGTTTCCATCACCAGATCCTTTTTTAACACATTTTTTCTTTTCTGGACACCATATATACCCTTCTTTACATTTTTTATCTTTTGTATTTATATATTTTTTAGCGGTATTTATTGCTATATCAGAAGTTGTAGTTGCTTCTTTTAAAAATTTATTAAATTTCATTTTATTTTCCTATATGATTAGATAAAGATTCAAAAACTTTTATTATACCATATGTTGATGTTAATAAACCAATAGATCCTAATATTATAGCTATTTTTGATTTTATTGATTTAACAAATATTAATATTTCATTGATTTTTTTAACAAATCCACCTAAATTTTCAATATCATTTTCGTTATATTCTATTTTTTTAAGATTATCTATATAATTAACAAGCTTTGTGACTTCTTCTTTTGTATCGTTTATTCTACCAATATTATCAATATGGTGAAATAATGTATCATCATCAACACCAATTATGTCTGATATTTCTTTTAAATTGTTTTCTATGGATTTTGTTGTTATTTCTAAATTTCTAAGCTTTTCAAGATATTCATTTTTATTTTTTATAATTAAATCTTTTAATTCTTGTTTTGATGGTTTATATTCAGATGAAATGTATGTTGATAAAAGATCTGATAATTTTTCTATTTGATTTGACATTTTTTCATGTGAATCTTTTAGTTGATCAAACAGTTTTATTGTAAGATCAATATTTATAGAATCAGTCATAATATATTACTTCCTATTTTTTCAAAATTTTTTTGAATTTTAATTTCTTTTTCTTTTATTTCTTTATTCCATTGAATTATTCTTTTATTTATTTCTTCTTCTAATTTTTTCTTTGATAATACTTCTTTGGTGACATCATACCATATGGAAATAAAAACACTGTTACCATTGTCTCTAACAATATTAGGTATGATATCAACCCATATATCTTTTTTATTTTTTGTTACAAATCTTATTTCTTTACATATTTTTTTTCTACCATTAAAACATTTATCAAATAAACCATAACATTTCTGAGATTCATTTTTTGGCCACCAGGGATATGGTGGTAATTTTTCAAAAACTTCTTCTTTATAATATCCTGTAATATTTTCAAATGCAGCATTAACATAATATATTTTTTTATCCATAGTAATGACAACAATTGGTATTGGTAAATTGTTTAAAAAGTTTTTAGTAAAAATATCTGGATTTTTAATAACACAGTTACAATCACTTTTCATTTACTCTTTTCCTTTTATTTGCTTTAGTTTTCCATTTTCTTGAACCAATAACCCATAAAATTCTATAGGTTCTATGCTTTCTCTTTCTGATATTTTATGTAACGTTTTAATTTTTTGAATAATAGAATCTGATAATTTATCTTTTATTTTCAAAAATGTTTTAATATTTTTTATATCATCATCTATCAATCTAACACGACGATATTCACCAGTATTTATATAATTAATTATAACTTTTTCTTTAGCATCAGCAATTGATTTTGGCATACCATGTGCTCTTATTATATTTTTATATATTGCAGGATTTGATTTAAAATTACCTACTCTTTCAACATATATTGAGTCAATAGGTATGCCGTGTTTCCTAAATGTTTCTAAAAAAGTTTCTTTATCATTAAAATCCGCTCTTGCTGTTAATAATACAACTTTTGATCCTCTTTTATCAATATTTTTGAACATTCTTTTTATTCTTTTTATGGTTTTTTCAATAGGTATGGATGTTTCATTAAATGTTTTAGCGTCTTTGAATTCGCAGAAATCAAATTCTTCATTATCCTTTAATTTATATGTATTAAATTCTTGATTTGTTAGCTTTTGTTTTATTTCTTTTGTTTCTTTATCAAGAACATAGATTTTTGCAAATGTTTTAAATATGGTTTCATCAATGTCAATGAACGTTATTCCTTTACCATAAATGGAACTCAATTCATTTAAGAAGTTTTTATACCTACTCATTATACCTCCAATCTTTTCCCTGCCATTTACATCCTTTTGAAATGTTCTCTTTGGCCAATAATGGTTGTAAATTATCTAAAGACCAGCATTTTTTAAAATCTTCACATTTACAATCTGTTATATTAAATGAAGCAATTGGTCTTATATGATCAATATGCCATTTTGTTCCATAATTTTTCCAAGACATTCCGTTTTTAAATTGTGATTCAATATGTTCTTTTAATTCATCTAGTGTGAAATCAACAAAGTTTGTCCAAGAACCATCTTTTTTACTTTCTTTTAATGAATATCTGATTATATTACTGATATTTCTATATAATGAATTTTTTCTGTATTTTTCAGTTTTTCTATATTTTTTTAATGATTTTTTTCTTGTTATTTTTCCTTTTTCTGAATTAGCATATTTTTTATTTCTCTTTTTACCATTTTCGGTTTTTTTATATATCTTTTCTCTGTTATTTTGACATTTTCTACAAATTTTTTGCAATGAATCCTTGTTTGATCTATTTTTGTTGAATTCAGTAATTGGTAAAATATTTTTACAATCTGAACATTTTTTATATCCATCCGGTATTATTGATTCTTTTTTTATATGTTTTTGTTTAATACATTTAATACAATAAGGTGAACATTTATCATATCTGCTTTTGTAATATTTGAATTCACTTCTTAATAGAAACATTTTACAACATGGACAAAATTTATATTTTTCTGTGTTTTTCTTGTTCAAAATCAATCTCTTAATATATAAATTCTTTAACTTCAGTGCATTTAATATTAAAAACTGACATTAATATTTTAATTTCTTTCAAACATTCATTTTTTCCACCACCGACCAAATAGCTTCCAGAAAATTGTTTAAGTTTATTTATTGGTATGTCTGGTAGGTATATCATATCATCTTGAAATTTATCAATCCAATCATTGGGAAATTTTTCTTTCCATTCTTCTGGTTCTATGTCTCTTGAATCATAAACTTTTTTGTTTATCATAAATCTTATTGCTTTTTTTATGAATCCGTTATCTGCACCCATATCCATCCAAGATCTAAAGAAGCCATATCCTTTATCATACCATATTGTTTCTTTTGTTAATTTGTTGTAAAGATGTTCTGAATAATCAGAACATTCCATTAACCATTCTATAATATCTTGTTTTCTGTCAGATCCAACTGTATCCGGTCCATTGTAAAAATATAATATTTTTCTTTGTTTTTGTAGAAAATCAACAAATTTAAACATATCCATTTTCATGTATATAAAATTTTTATACATGGGTTGAATATCAACAACAATTACATTATTTGTTCTTTTTTCTGATAAATAATTTTTTAATCTCATAAATTATTTATATTTCCTTAAATTATTTTTATGTTAATATTATTTATAAAAAAATGTGATAAATAATAAATAAAAGTAGTATGTAAATAAATATTGTAGGGGAATTATGATATGAAATTTGAGTTATATTTAAATGAATCATTTAATAAAAGTATGTTCGTTGATGCGTTAAAAAAGATATCTAGGTATCCATTTAAAAGAGCTAAGGACACATTCAAGAAATCTTGGAATGAATTTCTTGATATAGTTAAAAAACATGGAATAGAAGATGATGTTTTGAAAAT